ATATGACTAATTTTAATTATATTATCTGATACTAAACCGCACCAGTTATTGTTGAGGGAGGGGGGCTCGGGGGGAACCGTAGGTTCCCCTGACCGGTGGAACCGAATCCGCCGGCACCTCTCGCAGTCGACGATAAATTATCTTGGTCTACGATTTCCACCGTAAATGCCTCCAATGATGGTAAACAGACCTGGGTCAGCCTCGTCTCTTGTACCAACTCATATGGGCTACCACTCAAATTACGCAATGCGGCGATAAGTTCTCCGCGATATCCGGAATCAATAATCCCCGTATGATTCGCCAACATAAGGGGTGTTTTTGACATACTCGATCGAGGGTACATATAAAAAGGACTACTACCCACTACCTGGTTCTCGAAAACACGGACCATCTCACATTTTACTCCTAATCCTACCATCTTGGTTGTTGTATCGGCGGCAAATAGAGTGGTCGAAGGGATAAATAGATCGAATCCCGAGTTTGGAAACGGGTCGTTGAGAACTTCCGAATTATGGCGATCAATATGGGTCATATAGAGTGATTTCAAATTGGGATCTGCGACGGCCATTCTCAAAATATGTTTTAAAGGTGGTGCGAAAGATGTCATATAGATAATATTCTATATGACATTGCGTTTAAGTGGTTTTCTCCGTTTTATGTAGTCTCCGTTTTATGTTCTCGATCTTCTTTTTAGATCAGGGACTTATTTTTTATGTTCTCGATCTTCTTTTTAGATCAGGGACTTTGCTTTCTGTTCTCGATCATATTTCTCCAAGAGGAACTTGGCCATTTTCCATTCTTGCCACGAAATCGCCTTTTCGGCCTCTTTTGGAGGGGGGGCTTTTTCATCCGCATATTTTTTATCGATATTTTCCGAGGATTTTAGGGCACTATCAATATATAATTCCTTCAAGATTTTACCCACCATAACGGAACCCTCATGTTGGTCGACTTTCCCATCCTCAATTAATTTGAGAACAATGAGGAGTCGGGACATGATAGCGAAATCGAGTTCGTCTTTCATAACGCGGTTGAAAATATCCGTATAGTTGGTGAAAAGGAATGAGCATTCTCGTTGCGCTTGGTCCAATAGATCATCTTTATTTTGCACTTGCTTTTTGAGAACATCGAGACGGCGGATATCATCGCGAATGAGGGTACTATGCTTCAATCTTCGTATGTTCTCAGTATTATCTTCGGCACCCATCTCACTAACTAGTTTTTTCAGATCCAGCTTTTCTTTATTATTTATGCTATTCATTCTTACTAGAAAGGAGATTATAACTATAAGGATAAAAAAAGGGATTTATTTTTACGCTATTATTATATCGACAATGTCAAATATAGATAATATATTAGGTGAAGAGATAGGGGAAATATTTCTATATGACAAATCACCAGATCTTATAGGTGGAAAAGTATTGAGGCATGGAGTTACAAGTTCTCCACTTTTTCTGGTAGGTCTTTTTATTTTAGCCATATTCACATTCTTTTTCATATATCCCGAAAGTGCTAAACCTTTTATGTCATATAGAATAAATATGAAAGAATGGCTATCGGATAAAGTCGACCAGTTTTTCGCCTACTTACACATTGATGGTCAAACCATTAAAAAAGTAATCGTATAATATTATAACTCATGTATATTGTATTCCTAATTTTCCTAATTTTAATCATCGTCGTAGCATATGTCTATCACGATGAAGTAGTATATTATATAAAACCTTACTTCGATAAGATAAGGGCAAACAGGAATGAAAAAATCAATGATAAAGGTCATATAGGACAATTCAATAAAGGGCGAGAGCGAGAGCGAGAACAAGAACAACAAGAACCAGAGGGTAAAGGGATAGTGCAAAGTATAAAAGAGGTATATAAAATACCCCTCAACTTCTTATATAAATTATGTGTCACATATGGTATTTTTCCAATATCGAAGAAGGTCGACGATTTAGCATAATTATCTTATAAATATGTATATGAAAGATACATATACCACATTAGCATTTATATTTATAATTGTAATATTTTTATGTGCACTTTTTTCTGGAGTACCAACTTCTAGATATAACATGCCTCTTTTTTCGAAGGCTTACCCATACGAAGGATTTGATTCTATGAGTCCTCTTGATTATACTCCCGTCAATGACCCTACGAATGCATATGATGATACTCTTTCTGTTAGACAAATACAGCCGAAAATGATGGATTGCAAGAAAGTGGGCGGGTTCGACGGGCTAGGTGTTTTCTGCACCCCCACTACACCCGAACAGAAGGTCGATATTTATTCGGCCGCGGAGGGTAAACTCGATTGCGACGGCTACGGCTATTCGAATTCGAAGGGGGGTCTATGTATGGATAAAACGATGATTTCCTTATTACAGTCGAGAGGCGGAAATGCGACCGGCGGCGATGGTCAAATAGGTGGATCTAGGTAGATTTCGTCATGAGGCATTTATGACAATAAGTAATACACCCCCCTTTTTCGGGCGTATGGTCGATATAATCGTCCACAAAAATATGAGAACAATGTTTAAATATATAATTTTCGATATCATTATATATTTTTTCGAATGCATTTGTTCGTTCATCTTTAGGAATTTTATTGAGGTTATCTCTCGCTTTTATCATATAGTATAATTCTTCAGTCATCGTTTGAATATCACCCATGTTGATCTTTGTATATGTCTTATAGGATTATATTTATATCTTTTCAATCTATTCATTTAGAACTCTAATTCGTGTAGAGGTTATATAGTTTTCGAGAAGATAAAATATTCCTATATGATATAAAATGAATCTCGTTGTCGCTGTTTATATGGTTCTCCTATTTTTCGTTTTGACACCCGGAATCTTCTTGAGCCTTCCTTCTGGAAGTTCCAAGAAGATCGTCGCCTTGACCCATGGCGTCGTATTCACCCTCGTTTGGTGGCTAACCCATAGATATGTATGGCAATTTTCTTTGAAGATGGAAGGAATGACTAGTGCTAGTGCTAAACCTACTAAGAAGGAAAGTTTCAAAGAAGAAAGAAAAAAATAAATAAATATTCTTTATATGAAACGATCGATAAACTAACTATAAATAAATTTAACCAGTATCCATTTTCACTACTATCCATTTTCACTATTTATATAAAATCGCCAAATATTAGGTGCAAAGTAGTCATATAGAGGTATATTTCTATATGACTTCGTATTTTTTAACAACACCACCTAACCGCACCAGTTAAAATAAAAAAGTTTTGAATATTATCTTTAGATTGTCATATAGAGAATATTATCTATATGACTTCGTATTTTTTTAACAGCACACCTAACAGAACCAGCCAACCGCACCAGTTAGCAGTGTAAAGGATGGGGTCTTAGGGGAAACCTTGGTTTCCCTAAATGTACATAGCTAGCAAACTCTGATTCTGTTTCTCCTCATTTTTAATAAATACATCTACATGTTTCTTTGTGACAGTAATCGGGAATTCAATATGTTGTCCTATCTCATCTGCGAAAATATTATCGTCCGTCTTAATCAGTCGGAATAAATTCAATTTGGTATGGATAATTTCCAAACACCGCTTCAAATTACGGACACCATCCTCCTTCTTTGTAAATGCCTCATTAGATACCAAATATTGAATGATCTCATCTGTAATAATAACCTCGCCCTCCTTGAAATTAACTTGTTCTCGGATTTTGGGCAACAAATACTTCTGGGCAATAATCGTCTTCTCTTTCATCTCATACCCCTTCGTCTGAATCCTATACATACGGTCTTTCAAAATAGGATTGACCTTGGATTCGTCATTATAACTGAATATAAACAGGCATTTACTAATATCGAAATCGATATCGGAGAAATATTTATCATGGAATTGCGAGTTCTGTGTCGTATCTGTCAAATGTGTAAGGATACCCACGATTTCTTCGCCCTTCGGTGTATCACTTATCTTATCCAATTCATCGAAATAGATCACCGGATTCATACACTTACTATCAATCAAAATCTGCACGATTTTACCCCACGAAGAACCCTCATATGTATAGGAATGCCCGTCCAAGAAACTGCTATCCCCCGCACCCCCAAGGGCAATAAAGGCAAATTCGCGACCCAATATCTTACTAATACCCTCTTTGACAAGACTCGTCTTACCCGTGCCAGGGGGTCCCTTAATCGCAATCGCCGTACCAAGCGCATCCGGGTTCGATATCCACTGCCCCACCATCTGTAAAATCTGCAACTTGGCATCATTCAAGCCATATACGCAATTATCGAGATCGGTCTTCGCCTTCTGCATAAATCCATGGCATACATCGATACCATCCGACATAGAAACCGATAAATTCTTATAGACATTGAATGGAATACGCATGAAAGTATCGATCCAATTCTTTATCTTATAGTACTCGGGATCACCGGGTTCCATCGATTTCAAAACATTGAGTTTCTGTAGGACAGTGGCTTTATATTTCGGCGGAATATTAGATTGCAAGAGAGAAAGCCGGTAGGGTTTATCAATATTAATACACTCGTTGATCGCCTTTAGTTCTTTCATAATAGACAATTGTTCTTTATTGGACAGCCTTGTCTTGAAATAATCGATTTCACTCATATAGTTCGTACCGCCGTGGATAAGTTTACGATAGAGTCGCACATTTTTCTTACGCGCGGTCTTGATCATGGTTTGGATCGCCTCATTACAGTCCTTAATCGCATTTTTTAGGATATCACTCTTCGGGTTCTCTTTCAATTTCTCTATAAGATCCCTTTTCAAACGGAGTGTTTCCTTATATTCAGGTTCGACATCGGGTATTTTTTCCTCCTCCTGTTTTTGTTCCTTCTCCTTTTTCCTATCTTCCTTCCTCTTTTCTCTACGTTCTTTACGTTTGAGTTCCTCTTTCTCCTTCTTGGTAAGTCTCTTCTTTGAATTCTTATTTGACTTGGTACCGCCGTTTTGTCCTATAGGATTATTCTCTTCGGCCGGGTCAACGGGTACATCAATACGTTCGAATGCTTCTTTCATGAATGCCTCTTCGTCTTCTGTATCGCATTCTTCGTCGTCGTCTTCGTCTTCATCTCCGGTATCTTCGAATGCCTCGTATGCATCGCGTTCTTCCTCTCCTATAGTGAATATGATATTGATTTTATCGTCTTTAGCAGAAGAGGATTCCTCGGATTCATCGGATTCTTCTGCCTTCTTCTTTTCTACTTTTTTCTTCGGTTTCTTGGTAGATTTCTTTTTCTGTTTCTTTTCGGTTGGTTCTTCTTCTTCTTCTGATTCATCATTTTCATTATCGTCGTTATCTTCTTGTACCTCTTCTTGAGCTTTATGTGGCAATTTCTTTTCTTTTTTGACGAGTTTTTTGGAGGGTTTTTCTTTTTCCTTCTCTTTTTCCTTCTCCTTTTCCTTTTCTACTTTTTTATTCATATACTTGGATGGGAATAATTCAGCCAAGAATTTTTTATATTCTAATCCCGATAATTCTTCTTCTTCCTCGCCATCATCTTCATAATCATCATCGTCTGAGTCTTCTTCATCAGATGACGAAGAATCCTCAGATTCCCATTCTTCCTCTTCGTCACTGCTACTACTGGACTCATCGTCTTTTAATTTCTTCTGTTGAGTACGAGTGTTATAAAACTTCTTAAACATGTTATATACGTTAGCATATAAGGTTTAAGTCATTTTATAGAATCAATTTTACAACGTGTCATATATAATATTTTACTATTATATAAATGAAAGGTGGAGAAATAATCGGAATTGGCGCAACACTTGTATTAATAGAATTACTTTCTTCGCATATTTCGGCACGAATAATAGGTGATGTTACCGATAGGGATCTACCTAAAAATATTAAACTCGTATTTGAACTATTAATAACCGAATTAGGAATTCAATCAGATATAAATAGACTGAGAACCATTGTAAATATGACAGATCGACAACGAGATCCTCTATTCTACGATTTTATTTATTATGATATAGACGAAAGCGGTAACTACGAGTATCGAGACGACGATCCAAGATTAGCTTTACCAATCATTTATAATAATTTTCATATAATTAAAGAAACAATACCATTGGTTCTATATGACATTATACATGATTATCGTGGTACGAATATACAAGAGACTTCGATTTTATTTACAAAATTATTTGACGAATTTATTGATTATATGTATTTAGATAAACATAAAACTCCAGGAGAAGCATTTAAATATAATGATGAAGGTGAACGCATATATTTTATAGAAGGTAAATATAATGATGAAGGGGAACGCGTATATTCTATAAAAGGTCAAATACAAAATCAGAGAACAAGTTTCAGGTCATCCAGATCATCCAGATCATCCAGATCATCCAGGTCATCTAGAAGAATAAATGAAGCAGCAAAGAAAATAACAAAAGCTATTCGTAGACATACAAGACGGAATAAAAAAAACTCAAAAACGTAAAGCGAAATCGATATAAAGAGGAAGAATGTATAAAATTGATTGTAGAGTCAAACAAATATAAATATATAATATCTTACTATATAGTTATGAATTCGAACAAGAACGTACAGCAACAACCATCCAGAATCATCGGTATTCAATTCGGACTCCTATCTCCAGAATCCATTAAACGGAATTCTGTCGTCCAAATTGAATCCCGTGATACCTATATCAATAATAAACCTGTCACTGGTGGTCTATTTGACCCCCGTATGGGCGTTTTAGAGCCCGGACTCATCTGTCCAACAGACGGTTTAACATATATTGATACTCCTGGATATTTTGGTCATATAGAATTGGCTCGCCCAGTCTTCTTCATCCAACATTTAAAAGAAATACTAAAAATCATCAAATGTATCTGTTTCAAATGTAGCAAACTCAAAATAAATAAATCTCAGCACCTACATGCACTCAAAATGCAATCCAGCCAGCGTTGGGACTACGTTTATGGCCTCGCATCCGGCGTCAAACGCTGCGGCGATGCGACGGAAGATGGATGTGGATGTAAGCAGCCCGACCGTATCAAACAGGAAGGTATCGGATCTATTTATGCCATATGGGACAATATCAGCACGGAGGATACCAATGGCATTAAAGATACGACCAAAATCACGATGAAGTTGACCCCGGAGAACATCATCAAAATCTTCCGTCGTATTTCCGACGACGATATCAATTTCATGGGATTTAGCCCTATTTGGTCGCGCCCCGAATGGATGGTTTGTTCCGTACTCCCTGTCCCACCCCCGGCGGTTAGACCCTCGGTCAAACACGATGCCCAGCAGAGGAGCGAGGACGATTTGACACATATCTATAGCAATATCATCAAAACGAATAAAGATCTATTGGACAAAATCCAGAACAATGCTTCGCCGAATGTCATCGAGGGGCTAACTGCTGTCCTACAGTATTTAGTAGCGATGATCGTGAATAATAAGGTGAAGGGCGCCATCCCGATGTCCCAAAGGTCTGGCCGCCCCCTCCAGTGTATTTCCGGCCGTCTCAATAGTAAGAATGGGCGTATCCGCGGGAACCTCATGGGTAAACGCGTAGATTTCTCGGCCAGATCCGTTATTACGGGTGACCCAAATCTTTCTATAAGACAACTCGGCGTGCCCTTGAAAGTAGCCAAGAACATAACGAAACCTGTCGTCGTCAATGAACGCAATCGCGACTTCCTCATGAAACTCATACAGAATGGTCCCGACGTACACCCCGGTGCCAAGATCCTAGAAAAGAAGAATGGGGATTCTATTTCCCTACGATATGTGGACCGCGATTCCATCCGTTTAGAAGACGGCGATATTGTTCATCGTCATATGATGGACGGCGATGCCGTGCTTTTCAACCGTCAGCCCAGTTTACACCGTGTTTCCATGATGTGTCATATAGTAAAAGTTATGAAAGTGGGTGATACATTCAGAATAAACGTCGGTGTAACAAAGCCATACAATGCGGATTTTGATGGAGATGAGATGAATATGCATATGCCGCAGAACGTATTAGCAGAGACGGAATTGAGACATCTAGCGGCCATCCCCTACCAGATGATCAGTCCTTCTGGAAATGCGCCCATCATCGGTATATACCAAGACTCGCAACTAGGGTCATATAGATTTACTCGTGAAAAAATGCGTCTGACTCCCCGTAAAGCCATGAATTTACTCATGGCATATTCCAGAGTGAACGCAGATATTCTATATGACAAACGCGCAGCCCTGACGAACTTCGATGTTCTCTCGCAAATCATTCCGCCTCTCACACTACGATATAGCAAGGGGTCAAATAAAATCGCTATTCAGGATGGGGAATACATAAGCGGTCAGATGGAGAAATCGGTATTGGCCTCTACGTCGAAGGGTATTATTCACCGTGTTTATAACGATTATGGCTATATGCCTGCTGCCAATTTTGTGGATGACTTACAGGGTATTATTACTGAATATATGAAGACGAGTTCATTCTCGGTGGGGATTAGTGATCTAATAGCGAATAAAAAGACACAGGAATCTATCGTACAGGTAGTGAATGCGCAGAAATTGGAAGTACAATCTATAATACAAAAAGTACATTTGGGAATTTTCAAGAACGAAACGGCCAATTCGAATTCGGTGGAATTTGAGAAATCGATAAATAATATTCTGAATAAGGCGACGGAACAATCGGGGAAAATCGGTCGCGAAAGTCTGAGTAGGGATAATCGCTTTTTAATCATTGTGGAATCTGGATCGAAAGGGTCTCTCGTAAATATTTCGCAGATGATTGCTTGTGTGGGTCAGCAGAACGTGGATGGTAAACGTGTACCGTATGGTTTCGATAGCCGTACATTACCACATTTTACGAAATTCGATGACTCGGAGAAAGCGCGTGGGTTTGTCGAAAACTCATATATTTCGGGATTGACTGCGCCGGAATTATTCTTCCATGCTATGGGTGGTCGTATTGGTCTCATAGATACCGCTGTTAAATCTGTTACATGGGAAACGCCGATTGTTCTCATAGAGAAAGGTAAACCAATTTACACAGAAATTGGTAGATGGATTGATGCGCAACTCGCGGGTTCTCCAGATAAGGTCCAACATTTCGCAGAAAGAAATATGGAATTACTCAACGTAGATGGTCTTATAGAAGATGATATTATATATATCCCGACAACAGATGAAGACGGTAAAGTGACATGGGGTGAGATTACTGCGGTAACTCGTCATGATCCTGGTACAGAACTCTATGAGATAAAAACAGCAGGAGGTAGGTCAGTAACAGTAACAGAGAGTAAATCACTATTGATATGGAATCCAGAGACGAAGAAATTGAAAGAAATGGCAACACCGGATATTAAAGTAGGAGATTGTGTTCCAGTAACAGGGGAATTATGCGAACCGCCAGTTGTATTAGACGAACTTTTACCAGGCGCGACATATCCGATTGTATCGCCACCTTTGAAACTCACGAAAGATAATGGCGTATTATTTGGTCAAGATCTAGCAAAAGGTCATATAGAAAAATATTGGAACTATTTTGAAGATGATATATCCACGATTTGCTATGTGCCATCGGAAATATTTATTGCAAATAAGGAGTTTATCCGTGGTTTAATGAATGGATTCTATATGACATCAAGTGAAATAGTGAATAACGAAGTGCATCTCATTACGAATTTTCCGCGTTTATCAGAGGGACTTTCTATGTTGCTATCCAGATTAAATATTTATTCGACAATGAAAAAAACCGAAGCGAATGGTCATATAGTAATTATTCCGTCTATGTTTGTAAGTCGATTTTTCGAATCGATTGATCGTCCAGTTGAGAATTGGATGACAGATTTAAATAGTGTCGAAACATACAATGACGTAGTATTAGACCCCATTGTAGAAATCAATATTATTGGAGTAGAGAAACACCCCAAAGTATATGACTTGACTATTCCATCTACACTCAATTTCGGATTAGCAAATGGTCTCCAAGTTCGTGATACGAGTCAGACAGGGTATATACAGCGCCGTTTAATAAAAAGTTTGGAAGATAAGAAAGTAGAGAATGATATGACTGTCAGAAATAATATGGGTAAAATCATCCAATTTGCCTACGGGGATGATGGGTTCGATTCTACAAAAGTGGAGAATCAAACCATTCCACTCGTAGGTATGTCTATTGAAGATATTTATATGCACTACGACCTAGCCCTTGGGCGTGGTGAAGTTCTCAATGTCTATACCAAGGGTGCGGCATCGAGAATATCGAGACAGGCCGAGGAACTCAAAGTCTTGAATCAGTCCTATATAGAAAATATGATATATAACCGCGATCTATTGGTCGAAAATATATTCAAATTCCGCGATGAGAATTCGGTAAGCGTACCAGTCGCGTTCCATTTTATCATTGCAAATATTGGGGGGCAACTCAAATTAGGCGCGAATTCGACGGTAGATATCACACCCCTGGAAGCATATCAACTCATCGAATCCTATATGACAAAGTTGGAGAAGTTATATTATTCGCCGCCGACGCCTCTTTTTAAGATCCTATACAATTACTATTTATCTCCTCGGGAGTTGCTAATCAATAAGCGGTTTCACCGTAAAGCATTAGAGATGTTATTGGAGACCATCGTTTTGAAATATAAACAGGCCCTAGTACATCCCGGAGAAATGGTTGGCGTGATTGCCGGGCAGTCCATTGGTGAGCCGACAACGCAGCTTACATTAAATTCAGTGACATATGAGACAGAAATCCTAGTTCGTAATTCGAAGAAGGAGGTCAAGTGTGTTCAAATAGGAGAATTTACACAGGAGCATATTTACAAATCACAGAAAATCGATTATAACCAGGCGAAGGATATGACATATGCCGAATTATCCGAAGTGGACGAGTACTATGAAGTACCGTGTGCGACAGAAAACGGCGAGACAGTATGGCGCCGTATAGAGGCTGTCACCAAACATCCAGTGATCAACGAAGACGGTACGAATACTATGTTGAAAGTGACGACCCAGGGATGTCACGAAGTCATTGCAACAAAAGCCAAGTCGTTCTTACAGTTGGTTGATGGGAAAATAATCGGCGTGAATGGTAAGGATCTCAAAGTAGGCCAATATCTACCTGTATCAAAAAAGCCGTTGGATTATACAGAGTCTTTCGAACTAAGTATCAAAGAAATTCTACCACCAAAAGAGTATTTATATGGATCCGAATATAAGAAGGCGGAAAAATTAATAAACGAACATCACTGGTGGCATAAACATAGCGGTAAAGATTTCGTTTTACCGCATTCAAGAAGCGATTCATTTATCTCTCTCGTAAAGTCAAATAAGAATATTCATGAGAACTGTGTCTATATGAAACTCGTGAATATGTGCGATTATAGGATACCGGAAAAAATCGAATTAGATTATGATTTCGGTTATTTCTTAGGCGCATATTGCGCAGAGGGCTGTATGACAAAACATCAAATGTCGATTTCGAATAACGACCTCGAATATTTGAAACCAATCCAGAGGCTATGTGAGAAATTCAACGTGAGAACAAAAGTATATCGCGTAGAAGATAAAAATGAGAAGGGTTGGGTAAGCCAGGATGTCCGTATATACAATACGGTATTATGTAGAATTGTAGATAAATTATGCGGTAAGTTGAGTCATAATAAATTTGTATCGTCGAAAATCGTATATTCAAATAGAGAATGTATCAAGGGATTCTTGGATGCCTATATCGGGGGTGATGGGTATGTGTCATTAGATACAAATGATAAAATGCCTAGGTATATTGAGGTCTCATCTGTATCTATGAAAATGTTATTAGATGTTTCACTTATGTTGAGAAATTTGGGTATTGTATCAAAAATTAGTAAACCGAAGAAGCAAGAGAAAAATAATAGAGGATCGTTGAATATAAGACAAAATTATATTTTAAATATAAGAAATAAACAAGCGCAAAAACTTGCACCTCTATTAAATCTACCAATAAAAGCAAAACAAGAGCGTTTACAAGGTCTTATAGAAAGAAAATTCAACTATGAATATTCCAAGGACTATTTGACAGTTCCAAATATGGTCGATGGAGAAATCGTATTCGAACCGCGTGATAATACGATGCCAGACTTAATTTTTGAGAAAATTATTTCAATCGAAGAAGTGCCAAATACGACGGATTATGCCTATGATCTAACTGTTTTTGAAACAAGAACATTTGACACCTATTATGGTCTCACTGAATTCGATACATTCCATCTGGCCGGTGTGGCATCTAAATCCAATGTCACGCGTGGTGTGCCGCGCATTGAAGAGATACTCAGGTTGACGAAGAATCCGAAGAATCCCTCCCTCACAATTCATATAAAAGACGAAGAAAACCAAGAGCGTGCAACGTCATATGCCACTATGTTAGAGCATACGAAATTAGTCGATGTAGTAAAGTCGGTGAAAATCTGTTTCGACCCCAATGATAACGCGAGTTTTATTGAGGAGGATAGAGGTCTTATAGAACAATATTACGAATTCGAAAAAATCGTCAATGAATGCAATCAGGGTGAAAATAGCGATTTGATAGAAGGATTCGGCGCAATGTCAATATCAGGAGGTGGTGGCCAAGCACCAGCGCTTTATAGTCAAAAAGAAAATATACAGAAGTCGAAATGGATTATTCGTATGGAATTCAATGCCGAGACGATGTTGGATAAAAATATCACGATGGACGATATTCATTTTGCCATTCAGGCGGCATATGGCCAAGATATTTCCTGTATCTATTCCGATTTCAATATGGAGAATCTAGTATTCCGAATCCGACTCAATAGCGATGTCTTAAAGAAGAAAAAGGCAACAGGGACAGTACAATCCCTCGATCAGAGTGACGATATCTATCTCTTGAAGAATTTCCAGGATACTCTTCTCAATCATATTGTCCTCCGCGGTATTTCCGGAATACAGAATGTCATCCCTAGAAAATTACAGAATATGGTGACGAAACAGGACGGAAAATATGTCAAAAAGGATATGTGGATTCTAGATACCACGGGTACGAATTTACTGGAGGCATTAGCCGTCGATTTCATTGATTATAAGAGGACATATAGCAATGATATTCGCGAGGTATTCAATGTATTGGGTATCGAAGCCGCCAGACAGGTCATATATAATGAATTTGTAGAAGTCATGGAATTCAGTGGTGTCTATATCAACTATCACCATCTGAGTCTTCTATGTGACCGTATGACGCTGACTACGGACATGGTCCCCATTTTCCGGTCGGGTATCTTGAATGACGATATAGGACCCTTGGCCAAGGCCACATTCGAGGTGCATACCGAAGTCTTCTTGGATGCGGCGAGACATGGCGAGTTTGATGATATGCGAGGTGTATCTGCGAATGTGATGTGCGGACAGTATGGTAAGTATGGAACGAATATGTTTAATGTCATATTAGATATGGCGGAGATGGTGAAGTTGAAAGAGGCGAATGTGACAATGAAGACAGAAGCGGACGAAATAGAAGAATTATTTGGATACCAGAAGGCGACTACGACGGACGCATGTACAAATATAGAAATACATAGTAATATATCGACGATCGCAGCAACTGGCGAAAAAATATGCGACGACGGATATGATATGGGGTTCTAAGCAGGGAACCTACGGTTCCCCGCACCCCTCCCTTGTTTATTACTGCTAATATCTTTTATCATATAAAAAAATTTTTTATATGACATTCTTTAATTGGGATTATATGGGTCATATAGAATGTGGTTGGTTAAGGTAATATAGAAATATTGGTGGTTTTAACAAGTCAAGTTTTTGAGACATTTCATATAATTTATATAATCGATATAATCGATATAAAAATTATTCTATATGTCATATAGAAATATGTTCTATCGTTCTCTACATCACTCAAAAGCGACCCCCTTTATTCAGAAATACGATAATAGAATGATAAATAGGACTATATGTAATTTTGGATCACCTACACCGCCACCAAATATGGGTCTCATTTTTCTCGGTGGTGTATTATGCTGGTACGTTTTTATCCGCCGGTTATAATCGCATCCTATCTGTAATATGGATCTCTGGATTAAAACAGTATGAAAAAAGTCTCTCTAAACACCAGCCGTCGATAGAATCCTCATAAAATGGATCTGTACCATTGACCGCCTGTTCAATAGTTAAAATAGGATTCTTCAATATCATGGAATGTATCTTCATATAGAATTCTATAGGACGACATAAAATACACTCTTTCGGTATAATATATTGGCATCCTGCCGCGAATACTATCTCTATAGGTGGTACATCGCCTTCGAAAAAGAAGGCATAATATTCCTTCGTTTTTATAGAAGGACAAGTATAATGGTTCTCATGATACCATCCTTTAAATAATGGTTCGCATCTGGCGGGGCGCTGTCCTATAAGAGAATCTATTTCTATTTGAAAATTATCAGGACCTATATTATTCATATGGTCAAACGGATGGCCTTGTAAGAGGATCAAATAATCGGGTAATTCGTGATAATGTCCTATAATATAATGGAAAAACGTATCGGCCTCTCTACCTACGTTTTCCCTCGAGATTGCACCGTCGATAATATTAGCGCCCTTATTATAAATTACGAGGTTCTCGCGATTCATTTTTTGGGTCCATTCAATCGACTCATTATACCTAGAAATAATAATCTTATAGGACATATTTAATATATATGAAATATATATTTTTTGATTTACAATTACGATTAAAAAACCACAATTGTATTCTATGTCACTATTTATCGGTTGCGTTTAGTCATATAGAAAAATCTGTAAATATAATTCTCCCCTTTTAAATATATAATGTATCGCGGTAGATATCGTTGTTGCGAACGTGGATTCTATCCACCTTATGGAGGTGGGTATCCTTATTATCCGAGTGCATATTTATATCAGGCGTATTTAAATTCCAATCTATATGACTATTATTATCCGGGTCTTGTATCCCCATATTATTCGAATCCGTATTTTTATTAAATCGTTTAAATATGTCATATAGAAATGATTCTATATGACCCTTAAAAAATTTGTATCAAATGTTTTATTGCCGTATTCATTAATATAATAATATTCATCTTTTGATTATTGTCCAATAGACGTATTTCGTTTATTTCTTTTTCTGTGAGAATCACATAATTCCGTATATTGAACATGATTTTTTTATAGATACGTTCATTCCGTTTTTCTGTGAATTCTTGAAATCTTTGTATACATGCAGAATTGTCGATCTCGGCATCTATGCGTTGTGTAAGCGTAAGCGACTTATTAAGCGTAAGCGACTTATTAAGCGTAAGCGACGGATTAAGCGTTAGCGACGGTACTTTTGCGAGGGACGACACGCTTGTAATATTTTGTGATTGGATAAGCGGTATAGTTTCTTCGGCTTGTGTTTCTAATTTACTAGTAAATTTTATAGGGAAACAGTTTCTCATATAGAAATGTGGCATAAGATAGAATAAAAAAATCTATATCTAAAAGAATTACATATTTTTACAAATAATAGAAAACCTATGTTCTAATATAGAAATCTGAATTAAAACTATAGGGTTTTGAAGAAAATGTATGCGCGATTTTCTGGAGACATTCGTTTGCATAATTTCTTATACCCGTCATTTGCACAGTTGTTTGTGTTTCCCATTCTCTTACCAGTCCATCGAGATCTGTTACATAAACATTTGTCGAAGGTACTCTCTCTATATGACGATTGCGAACTTCAGTGCATTTTTGTATATAGGCGATAATAGTATCCGTCATCGTATTCGATACCATCTCGTATATTTGATATAACGCGCGTTTTTTCTCACACCGTTTCTCGCTCCGCTGTAACTGTATTTTGAAATCTTTTTCTATAATTTCGCGGTTCAAGTATTTGACCCGGAGTTCTAAGTTACGATTCGCGTAATCCACCCGCATTGCCGGAATTTCATATTGCGTCAAATGTATGATACTACGAGTTACCACACTTAGTCTCATATATATGGGTTTATACGCTTCATTATTCATCAAAACCTGTACAGGTCCAAGCATACGCGCATTCAATGCTACGGGACCTCCACAGGGATTATCCAAAGGATTCCTAGGGACGACGCCGTTATTGGTCTCGCGCATATATTCGAAATAGTGGGGATTATGCACAATACCGCGGGTGATACGCAGCGTAGTCCAATCAAACGCAGTATGACACTTGACGCACCACATTTGGTTACACCCATCTATCTTATAGATATCTATATGACAGTTGGGACAGGCTTTCGTATCTTGGGCTAAGAGTCGCGCGGTAGCCAGGGTATCGGGATCGCATGTATGTTCTGCGTCGCGTTCTTCCCCCTTAGAAACATGGCAATCGGGGCAAGCCCAGATATTACATGTCCCGCATTTCCACTGGGTACTGAGATATCCTGGACAATCTTCTATAGGACACTTTTTCACGAATGCACGGCGTTCTTCTTGGGGCGTGGCTTCCATATTTCGAGAACGATTATATACGACGCGCATATCGCGGGATAATTTATCTCGGCGTGCTTTCATGCTACGTATAGCTTCGTCCATTTGGGTCAATCTATGTTGCATTTCTACGAATTGTTTACGTGCATTGGCGACTTCTTGAGTAGCGGGAAGAAGGGCGCGTTCTTGGTCATATAGAATATTTTCCCTATGTTCTTTATATTCTTTGGAAACCCATGTACGTTTGAGGGCTTTTATCATATATTCGCGTGTCCATTCGCGACCGCAGCCTTCGCCCATACATTTTGGGGTAGTCTCTGCGAGAATCCAGTGGCGACAACAGGCGCGACAGGCGACGAACTCGCAATATTCGCATTTGATAGTAGCAGAGGCGGTGAGTTTATTATCACAGACGATACAGTTGGTCATTATTGATGGATTTATATTTATTATATTTATATGATTTATTTTGAATCAATTCAGGGAACCTACGGTTCCCCGAACCCCTCCCTTTTTAATACCGAACCCCTCCCTTTTAGTTTTAAAGGTCATATAAATAATATATTTGAGAACAAACAATCAAACATTACTTTATTATTGAGTCATATAGAATATTTATTTTATATGACCCTACAGCGCCCCCGAAGGGGGCGCGAAAAAAATTTTTTGGGATGTTTTTCAGAAAAGTTCTCGAATTTCCTTTTTTGAAAGGGTCTAATATAATAATTTCGAGAACTTTTAAATAATATAATAATATAATAATATAAATGGAAACAATTGGTATTAATAATTTATTAAATGTTATTTTAGTAAAAGAAGATGTAAGACCAGCTATGTTGCTTCAACCAGCAGATTATAAAGAATCAACTGGTAATGATCCAAAAACAAAAAGAGTGTTAGATGCAATTAAATCTGAATTTCCTGAATTAAAACAAAGTGAAAATTATCAAATATATCAAGGTATTATTATTTCCAAAAATGATTATGATGATCAAAAAATTTCATTAGAAAGGATGGGTGAAATATTAGGTTATGAATGTTTTAGAGATTTTGCAGATATTAAAAAATCCGATGAAACTTACAGAATAACTATTTTGGCTCATCTAAATAATGGTTCAGAAGAAGAGTTATTTACAAATGTTTGTAAAAATAAATCAAAAGAGAATATGTTTCAAGATTTTGCAGTAAAAGCAAAAAAAGCATTTGATAAAAATCATTCTTTACTACAAGGTATAATAATTGAAAACGTGGACGTTAATATTGAAAAAAATATACCTACTCAATTTATTATTAATAAACTAATAAAAAATCAAAAATTAGTAAAAGATGAAAAAGATACAATTTTGAATATACTTTATAATCTAAATTTTTCATTAGATTTTAAAATATATTTTCAGGATCATTTTCAATATGATAATTCAATTCATATAGGAATATTATTAAGTTTATTAGTTTACTCTGAAAATGATACATTAAATTTATTTGCGCCACTTCAATTTAGACCTGAAAATAATGCAATTAATGAAACAATAATTAACTGGGAAAGAGACTTATTAGAGGTTTTAATGCAAACAAAAACTTCAACCAAATCATTATCAAAAAAAATAAAACTGAGAACTTTTTTTAGATATTCGAAAAGAAAAGAAAGAAGTGGAACAAAAAGTAAAAAAAGTAAATAAAATCAAAATATTTACACCATTAAAGATGTAAAACTATATATTTACATTTTTATATGAATATAGAGAATAATATTCTTAATAAATGAAATTTTTGAAAGAGTCTAATAAAATAAATTCGAGAACATAATGATATAAAGACATCCTAAGTTCCTATATAGATTTAATATGGATATTTTACAAAAATACGCCCTCCTACTAAATAGTCAAATAAAAATAAATCCAGACGATGCTATTCGTGGACAACAATATATATGCCCCGAATGTAAAGAACTCGTTGATTTCAGAAAAGGGACTATTATACGCCCCTATTTTGCACATAAAGCCAATACTCGATGTGCCAATTATACGAAAGAATCCCATGAACACTTAGTCGGGAAAGAAGTTCTCAAACAACTATTAGAAAACCAAATTCCCATCCTCATTTCGAGAACCTGTGACGATTGTAAGATCGATTATAGATGCGATATTGGTCAAATAGAATCCACTGATAAAATCGCAGATGAACATCATTTCAAGCACGAAGGCCAAGATAGGTACGCAGATTTGGCATGGGTACAAGCGAATGGTCATATAGATTATATTTTCGAAATATGCAATACGAATCCCACACATTTCGACCATCGTCCAGAACCCTGGTTTGAATTCAAATCAAAACCTCTATATGACATGGCGCCATATTTACCTAGGATTATTGCCGAAAAACCCAATATTGAGATCCGGTGTATTAGAACTACATTCAAAGAGGATTCTAAATCCCATTTTTTATGTGGTATTTGCGAGTTCAATCCGAAGAATATCCGCGGGAAAATCTATTTCAACCAGCGCGGCGCAGGATGTGGGAAAACATTCGAGAGTATTCAATTACTACAGAATACCGATTTTGTAGATAAAGAAATATTCATCTATTTGACAAAAATGAATTCTGCGAAGGATGTAATTATAGGGGAAATAGAAAGTCAAATAAAAAGGGGTTTACTAAACGGTGTCATATTATTACAAAGAAGACGTGAAGGAAATCAAACCGTATTTACATTACGTAGGTCAGTAGATCAAAAAATAATATTCGTCGTAGTAGGAACAATCGATTCGTTCACCTATGCAGTAGCAAATAGGACCAAAATCGGCGGAGGTGGATCCATCTATTTCAAAAAAATCGTTGAAGCAATCGCCGATGATGATATGTCTATAAAAAAGGATGGGAATATAAAATACGCGGGTAGTTATTACCAGTTAAGTACGAAAAGTCTGGTCATTATAGACGAGGGGCAAGATTTGGAAAAAGAATATATCGAAGCCTTTGATAGAATCATCGACCGTACTGGTATGGATACATATATTATAGGTGATAAGTTACAAAGTATTATGTCAGAGAAGAATCTATTTACCCACTTAGAGAACGCAAAAGAGTCACATAGAATAATAAAGAATACAGGGAAGAATATAGTGAAACGTTTTCATAATTGTCAATTTATAGGACTAGTAAATAGCATCGTCAAATTTGGCGAATACGGATTACCCGAAATAGAAGGAATATGTGACGGGAAATGCGGGTATACACATGAAGACGATAAAACCCCCTATATAGTAAATAATGAACTCAAAAATATATTTCAAATAGAACCCCATGAAATACATTCCTATATAGAAATGTTGAAAATAGATATGCGCGAAAAAATCCAAAAACATGGATATTTACCGAATAATTTCATGTTTATTTTCCCCATAGTAAACGAGAAGAATAAATTTCTTACATTATTATATCCCGCCCTCCAGCAGTTCTGGGTGAATTTTTTCGCCGATCCAAAGTCATATACAGATTTGGTCGTAGAGAACATGCGTAAATCCGACTATTGGACAAATAAACTAGTAGAACGCGAGAACGACGGCCAATATTATCAATATGCATATTGGCATCGGTCGGAAAATAACCAACCAATTAATTTGAACGAATCGACGGATTCTACGAGAATTCTATCTATCCACGCATCCAAAGGAAATGGATGTGAATGTGTATATTTCTTGGGTCTAAGCGAATTCAACCTCACTTGTCATACAGATGGTATTAAGAATACTCTTGTATATGAATCACTATTACATGTCGGTTTAACTAGACAGAAGAAATATTTATTTATAGGATATGATGGGAAAACGAACGACGATATATGTAAACGCCTCGGGTCATATAGTATAAATCAGTCGAATAGGCCATATATAAAGGATATTACATCGAAAATAAGTATGAGTAAAATCATATCTGGGTTCTCGATAGACCCGGCATTTACCCAAATAATGGATAACGTTTTAGATATGAATCTATATTCAGAAGATATCCTACCGGATGAAAAGTCATATAAAAAACAAATCGATTGGGGGAATCACGTAATCCGATATTGTGTTTTGAAAACGAATGTTGATAAGTATTTATGTAACTTAAAAAAAACAGAAAAAGGTTCTCATCAGAGGGCCAAAATGTATCAATTACAAAACGAAAATCAAACAGAAATTATCTATGTGACATATTCGGAATATAAAGAAAATATAAAAGAATTACAACGCGATATTAAACATAATATAAATAATGAAGACGAAAATAAAAAACTCACTGTACCTATATTGATTTTTACAAATAAAAATTCGAAAACCGATTATTATAAATATCAAAATATAATAAAAATATTTTGTGATCGTATTCGCGAAAAGATCAGAGAAAGGAATTATAATTTTTGTCCTATAGAATGTTTATTATATTGCCATTTGATAGAAATGATACAACATCCATTGACACTGAATCTATCGATTATTGATATTTATCGCATTATATCGAACTACGATGAATGTTTTTTAATGGAAGAAAATGATACTATAGGACATAACCGACAATTCGGATGTAAATGTACAGAGTGTTTTACTAGAAAACCACATGGATTCATAAAACCACATGATGATATACGAAATAGTATTATCAACCATTTTAATGCGACGAGACATATAGATATGATAATGTCGAAATATCATGCATGGATTGCGTCCTATACAAATAACGAAGATTTAGATTATAAAATAGATAGAGGGATTCGAATAGAAGGTAATTTTATTATGAGTAATCGAGTTCCCTTCTATGCATTATCAGATAATTATATTGTATTTATGGTATTAGTCCCACAGTTAAATAGTATGAATTATTACGATGTAATGATGAAAATAATGGTTGATTATTATATATTATTGAAAGAGGCGGATGGGAGAAAGATATATTGTGCGATTATCACATTAGATAAGAATGAACCTATTATTTTAGAATTAGATGATATAATAGGTAATTCAATATATAATATAAAGCCATTATTGAAAAATATTATCTATATGACATATAAGAATTATCATTCGCGTATATTCGAATTCTTCGATTATCATCGCCGAGATAATGATAACTCGAAATCCGATTTATTATATGTTCATGAATTATTAGTATCGGGATTGAAAGTAGAGAAAAATAAGTTGATAGAGAAAGTGACATTTGTTACTCCACTATTTCCAAAATATATTATTGATTGGTTTCAAGAGACAGATAAACGAATCACAATGGAAAGGGATAAAGAAAAGAGGAATTTGTTGAAAGAGAATGTTTTAAATGAAGAATGGTTCCAAAGTGAATTAGATATGACATTAGATTATTATGTGAATTCATTTTTGAATATAAGGGAGAACCAGGACTAACCTCGTCGAGTCATATAGAATATTTATTTTATATGACTCTAGAGCGCCCCCGAAGGGGGCGCGAAAAAAATTTTTGGGATGTTTTTTCAGAAAAAGTATTTTCAAATCTCTTATAAAATCTATTTTTATTGTTCTCAAATATTCGATTTATAAATATATTTATAATGGAAATCAAAATATTTTTGATTATTTGTATTATAATCAATAATTTGTGAATTATTATAAATTAAATCATAATTATTTATAAATGTTGAAACTTGTAAAACACCATTATAAACAGATAAAAATCCATTATCATATAAAGTATGACAATATCTACACATAAACTCTACAATATTTTTATCATTTATTTCGTATTTATTTAATATACATCTTGGTTTTAAATGCGCCGTTTCTAATAAACATAAAGGTAATTTTTTATTGCAAATTATACACGTATGTTTTTTATTATGAATTAAATAATTTCTTAGTTTTTGTTGTTCTTGTCTAATTTCTTTTGTTTCAAATTTTTTATAATTATTATTATATTTTTTATAAAATCTAATAATAATCTTAGAGTAATAGTATTTATGATCATTTAATATTACATTTCCTTCTTTTGTTAATTCATATATTTTGTTATTCAAAAAAAGAATATTATTTTTAATTAAATTTGCCATTTCTATTTTAATATCATTATTTTGTATTGAATTTATATATCTATATTTTATATAATTATAAATATCATCAATTGAATTTTTATCATTTATAATAAAAGAATTAATAATATAATCTTTCATATTATAAAAATATATAATTATATTTTTATACTTTTTTATAAAAATTATATTGAAACCATAATATTATAACCTCTTTTACCGTGCTTTTTATTTATATCGACTCCTTTGCTCAATTCTTCTTTAAAATTAAATTTTTCAAACTCTTCTTTAAAACTTTTTTGTGTTTTTAACCATTTTTTTCCATTTATTTTACACCATGTTTCATATTTTTGAAATATATCTTTCATACAGAATCTTAATTGTTTATTATCTGTTTCTTTACAACAAGATTGAACAAATAATGATACATTATTATCAATTAATTGTTCATTTGTAATAATTGGTTGTATAACATTAGATTGTATAACATTTGTAATAGATAAAGGTTTTAAAATATCTAATGAAATTATTTCTTTTTTTTCTTTATTATACAAATATAACCAACCATCGGGAGTTTTCCAATAATATTCATTAGGTAAGTCATTTGTGTCTTCTATAAAATTATCATCGTCTTCATTTCTATATCCATGTATATTTTTTGTTTTCCATTCTTTTTTAAGAACCGAATATTTTACTTTATCACCATCAATAAAATATGGAGTTTTTCTTATATAATCATTTGTTTGTTTGGGTAATATTTTTTCTACTTTATTTCTAAATGAAACACATATTTTAGGTTTATCATCTTGATCGTATGCAATACAAACACGTCGATTGCCATCACGAATTATATCATTTGCATTTATATTATTTTCAATTCTAAATCTAATAATATTATCATATTGTTCATCTAACTTTACTTTAATATTTTTCCCTTTAAATTTTTCACAATAATAACCATCAATCTTTTCTTTTCTTTCGTTATACCATTCATTCGTTACTGGATTTATTTTAACATTAAATTCTGTTTCTGTATTTTTTATGCATTTATTTACAAATTCTATTGTTAACTCACCTTCAATAAAAAATTCGCGTCTTTTAAATTGTGATACACCATACTTCTCTTCAAATATTTTAATATTTGTTTCTTCTATATCATTAATACAAATATAATCTGGTAAATTAGTTTCTTTACACCAATTTGTTATTTCTTCTTCTGTTATATCATCAATAAGAAATAATCTATATCCATTATTTTTTTTATCAAAATGTTTATGAAGTTTTAAACTTTTCATTTTTTTTCGAACATCTAATTTACTTATATAATTACGAAATTTAAATTCGCCATTATCTATTATACTTTCTAACAAATCTTTAATATCTTCCCAATTATCACAGCTCATTATAAATTTTTCAATTTCTTTTATAAATTTAACATAAAAATTTTGTATTATATCTTGTAATGCCGGGGTAGTCCATAAAGTAAGTCGCATTTCTCCATTTTTTAATTCTAAGTCGTTATATTTTCCTTGTAATCTTAAACGTTGTGAAATATCAGTACAATTTAATGATGCATGTGATACAAAATATTGGTCTGTTAAATGCAAAGAATATTCATCAAAATTATCACTTGTAAATGAATATCCTCTAGCCCCATATTTTCCTGTTATTGTTATAATTGTTTTATATTTGATATTTATATCACTCTTGTCAAATAGAATTCTTAATAATTTATATATAAATTTAATATTTAATATTTTTGTATCTATATCAAAATAACAATAATTATTAGGTAATTTCTCAGATTTTTCAGTATCTATAGATGAGCCATATATACCTCCGTATTGATATAATCTTTGACTTGATGATGATTTATCAGAATACCATTTTGAGAATCGTTTAATTTCTTTTTCATATTTTTTTGATAAATATAATCTTAAACAATTGCCGTGATATATAATAATAAATAAATCACTAAAATCTTTTATTATTTTATCGATTAGATAAAATTGTTTTTCTCTTGTTTGTTCTTCACTTATTAATAATGAATTATATTTGATATTTGATCTTTCTAGTATTTTACTTATAATTTTTTTGATATTAATATTATAATCTTGCACAATATTATAACGGGTATTTTTTTTATTATTTTCAACATCTTGATAGTCCCACCAAGATTCAACAAGTGTTGTATTGAAATATATAGAATTATTAAATAGCCCATAATAATTATCAGACCTTTTCATTTTATGCACTTTTGAAATTTTAATTTGTATATCTGTTTGGTCACTTAATCTTGTCGTTATATTATATAATAAAGAATGTGCTGTACCTGTAATATGTAACGCATATTTTACTTTTTTATATATTTTAGCAAGTAATATTTCACATGCAGTAGAATCTTTTTTATCATTATCATTCGTTCTATCATTAGATGACGTAGGAGACATTAAATCACTTTCATCTACTAATGTAGTTATATTAACAAGTTCTTTATTATAATAAATATATTCACTAAATTTTGTATTTATTTTTGCTAATTGTGTATGATTCATTAAACAACAAAATATATCTTTTGATCCATTTAATGCTTCTTTATTGCTTAATTTATTAATAATATCATTGTTATTAATATCTTTCAATTCAGGAAGTCTATAATCTTGATGATATTCTACATTTGATTCTTTAAAATATTCTTGTAGTTCAGTATTAAATTCTTCAAATAAATTTTTAATAAATTGAACATTAAAATTATAATTTTCAGTTCCTGCTATATCATCTTGTAATTGTTTCTGGTCAATAGATAAATTTCTAAAAATATATAAAACTGGTCTATTTAAAATATAAACTGATATCCACATTATTATACAAGATTGAACTCTTTTACCGAGTTGAATATCACCCCATAATAATTCTACTATCGATTTTTCATTTTCATCCAAATTAAGTGAATTTAATAAATCTTCTTCAAATGAAGGTAAATTAATATTTTGTGGTATATTTTTTAATTTTATTGGTATATCCCGTCCCCAATTATGTCTTTCTAGACTTTCACCATTAATATATGTACATGTAGTTAACATTTTATTTATAATATTTTCTAGTGGTTTTTTGAAAATTTCATTTCTTTTTTTATAAAAAGTATTTATTTTATTTTGTAAATATGACATTATTATACTTAATATTATAAGCATTTCTTTATATTAAATATTTATATAGATTTATAAATGCCTCAGAATAAAATGCTTTATAAACTTGGTCATATAAAGTAAATATTCTATATGTTTAACAAAGTAGATAACTAACGAAGGTAGCACATGGACACTACATGTGGTAGGCAAATATTATCTATTTGACAATAATGAATATAAAGAAAATATCTATATTAGAGTGAGGGTATAGTCCGGTCTTAGCTCAGTTGGTAGAGCATTTGACTGTAGTTGTCTTATAGGTATCTAACCGATATCAAATGGTCGCTGGTTCGATTCCGGCAGACCGGAATATTAGTAATTCACCCTCAATGTAATAATGATAGTTTTATAGCTATCATTATTTTCTTGGAATAAAGAGTCATATAGAATATTTATTTTATATGAATCTAAGGTTCCCTCCTGAAGCACGAAAAATAAAAGGGAGGGGTTCGGGGAACCGTAGGTTCCCTGATGTGATAAAGAGTCATATAGAATATTTATTTTATATGAATCTAAGGTTCCCTCCTGAAGCACGAAAAATAAAAGGGAGGGGTTCCCTGATGTGATAAAGAGTCATATAGAATATTTATTTTATATGACTATAGTTCAAGAGAATCCCAATTCTCTATAATATATTCTAGATCTTGTTCTATGTTTTCAGTCAAATAGCTCGGATGATATTTCTTAATTATTTTGGGTTCTCGTATTTTTTCCCATAACCATTTTTTGAATTGCTTTTTGAATTTTATACTATAGAACATCCTTCGAAACCGGTTAATCGTTTTTATTTTTTCGTTTATATCCAATAGATCATATTGGACTTCATCTTGGTATTCTATCAAATCATATATAGGATTATTTTTATATGAGATTCTTACCAGGTTCTCATTCAATTCCGGTAGAAAGGATAACTGATTATTATTACAAAATAGAAATTCTAATTTACGATTCAATCGTGGTAAAGACGTCAATTTATTATTGGAACATAAAATATTCTTTATGTTTTTATTCAAGGGTGGTAAAGACGTCAAGTTATTATGGATACATGATAAGTCTTTTAGTTTCATATTGAATTTGGGTAAAGAAGTCAATCCGTTAAAACAACAACTTAAACTTTCCATATTTTCATTTAATTCTGGGATTACAAACAATGGATTACGAGAACAGTCTATTATCTTTAGGTTCTCGTTAAATGCGGGTAAAGATTCAATGCGGTTACAAGAACAATTCAATACCTTTAAATTCTTATTAAACGCGGGTAAAAAAGAAATTTGATTACAAGAACAATTCAGAACCTTTAAGTTCTCGTTAAATGCAGGTAAAGAAGACAGACGATTCTCCGAACAATCCAATTCTTCTAGATTTTTGAACCTCGATAGGTCGGGGAGATATGTAATACGCATAGATGATACATTGATTCTTTTTATATCTTCAGGTAATGAATTCAGATACTCTTCGATATTAACCATTTTCATTTTTTTCATTCTTTCTAATAAAACTATAAATTAAAATTTAATTCGATTATGTCATATAGAATATTTATTTTATATGACTCTAGAGCGCCCCCGAAGGGGGCGCGAAAAAAATTTTTTGGGGTTTTTTACTTATTATTACGAATTACGAATTTCTTATAAATAACATATTTCTATATGACTATTTCAAAAGATTGTAGAAATGAATTTTCTCGTAAAAACTTTGCATGGTTCTCTCATTAAATTACTCAAAATGGGCGTTGAGTATATAGTATCGGTTTCTTTCTCCCATTCGATCGCATCAATTATATATTGATCGAGATTCCGGCTGTGTCCACATACAAAATTAATCCTATTCAAGTAACTATTGTTATTAAAGCAATCATTGTCATGTAAAAATCTTTCAATACTATCTTTTGTATATCGGTAGGTGAAAACGTTTTTATTGTCATATAGAGATTTTATGTATTTGATGAAATCGTAATTATCAGATTCTACGAGTTGTCTTATAAAATAAGATTTAAGGGCCCTCATCGTATTGTTATATGTATCATGATGTCCGAGTTTCAGAAGTGATAAGTCGTTATGGTTCTCGATAGTTCCTGTGAATTCCAAGATAGTTTGTACGATATCATCCGGTAAAGAATGGAGTCGATCATCTTGATTCATTTTCTTCAACCACTGGTTTTTCTTGAATCGTTCGAGTCCTTCGGCGGTACGGCGGACTCCATCGACGATGATGGTTTTCGGGTTTTGGGGTTTAATGGGTTCGGGCTTTTTCGGTGGATGGTATATATTAAGATATTTCGCATGTGTGTTGAAGATACGTAGTTGCATGATATTTTCTATAGCGTGCATTAAATCAGCGTGCATTAAATCTAGATGGTTATTAACAATTATATTACCAGACGAACTTATCTGAATTGTATTACCCGTCCCACGATTTATTACTTTGTTAATCCGCACTTTGGTAATCCGGGGTTTTTCTTTCCCTTCTTCTTCTTCTTCGGAGGGGGCGGGTTTATCGCGCGGATTGAGTCGGGACTTGATAATTTTCTCATATTTGGAATCCTTTCGGAAAGTCGCTTGTGGTGGTTTACGCTGTTGTGCTCTGAACATTTTGCTTGATTTTATGCTATAGGAATAGTAATAAAAAAGTTGATCAATTCAGGGAACCTACGGTTCCCCGAACCCCTCCCTTTATTATTTATTAGATTCTTTGAATCATCATTTTGTCATTGTCATATAGAAATAATTATATATGACATTTATAAGGGTTCTCAAAAATGAATACATTTTTCTTCTATCTATATCTATTGACTGATTATATAAATTCGTTCAAACCCTTCATTTTGTTCAAACCCTTCATTATCAATATATCCTATAAGACAAATGGGCTAATAAAATCACTATCAGGTCTTCTGGAAAAAATACCCTATATAAAAGTACAGGATACAAATCCAGTTTCTATTATAGAAAGTCAGTGCGATTTAGAAAAATGTGAATATATTATACCTGGTTATATGGAACACGATCCAAAGGGAGGGGGGCTCGGGGGGAACCGTAGGTTCCCCTGAACAAATGGGCTAATAAAATCACTATCAGGTCTTCTGGAAAAAATACCCTATATAAAAGTACAGGATACAAATCCAGTTTCTATTATAGAAACAAAATGTGATATGGAAGATTGTCATATAATAATTCCGGGATATATGGAACACGATCCAAAAGAAGAGTCATATAAGAAATCTATGAAAGATTAAAGGAGGGGTGAAAGATTAAGGGAGGGGGGCTCGGGGGGAACCGTAGGTTCCCCTGAACTTTATTCGGTTTCTCCTCTGGCACTCTCGGAATCGGCTGTGTCCAATAGAATCTACATTTCGCAGATTTCTTTTCACAGAACCAATTCAATGTATTAATACGATCATGTTTTAATCGGAAAAGGATATCATCGATTTTCGTATTATTTGGCTGACGCTGTTTCATACGTAGTATTTTACGTAGGGCATATTGTTCGTCCAATAGGTCCATATCCAGAGGAGTACGACATAGGGGACAATCATTCTCATCTTGTACATATGTCCATTTATGAAGGCATCCTAGATGAAATACGTGTCTGCAGTTGGTGATACAACCGTATTTTGTATTATCGACGGCGGTATTATCAATACACGTATAGCAAATAGGGCATTCTGTTGGTTCTTTCGTTTTCGACGTTCTCGACATTTTTATTTATATGACATTTATCATATAAATAAAAAAATGAATCAATTCAGGGAACCTCCCGGTGGTAGTGTCCGTGTGCCCCCTTCGGGGGCACATTGACATAGGTTCCCCTATCGTACCTTATCCCCTCCCTTCGTATTTTTAATTTATCTTATATTAGATTAATGCGGTTTGTTAATGCGGTTGGCTCGCTCGGTTGGCTCGCGCGGTCTGCGAGTGCTATCGCGTCATATAGAAAATAGTTATTTTATATGGATTTAGAATTTTACCCCCATTTATCATAGTGAAAGGGATGGACGTAACAGAAGGGCTCAATGCATTCTTATCACTATCAGATTCATATACTATAGGACCAAAGAATTTCGATATAGGCGGCGACCCCTTCTCAACTCCTCTAATAAACTTTCTATTAGATATTTCCAATACGGTATATAACCCCTATATTCCCCTATATAATATTTTATCAGATAGAAAATATGATACGGTTACTTCGTTTTCGGTTCTCAACGTTTTAGTGAAAAAAGCCCCGAATGGCCAATATCTATTTGATAAAGAAGCTGCAAGGTGTCATATAGAATTATGTATATGGTCATTAATCCCCTATGAAGGGAGAGTTTATATAAAGGTCTATGAGGGGGACAGAAGAGGGATACCAGGGAAAAAGCCCCATGAAAAGTACATACAGACGAATATGCATTGGTTGAAATATCATTCATTAATTTTCGACATATGTGATGAGAATTGGTGTGAACTATATGTGGACTATGTTAAACAGACGTATATAATTGCGCAATATTAATCGGATTATTTATTTCTTCATTAATTCTTTTTCTTTATTTATTTCCTCCATAAAGAGAGGATCTTTCGTGGAATATAAATATATGAAAAGAAAAGCCATCAAGAAAAAGAGAATAAATATTATCCATGCAACGGCCATCCAATTTTTCTTACAGAAATAATCTATTACAACCATTATTATAATTGCAAAAATAAAATCAAATAGCATATTTATTTCATCAAATCCAAATACAAAAACATCTATTATCATTAAAATAATACCGATTAAACCACCGTATAATGCAGGAAAACAAACGTCAAACATATAATATTATATTATATATTTATTCACATTAGTCTAATATTACCATATCATACAGTAATATGAAACTAGTCAATTGTAAACAAAGTCATATAGAAATATTTCTATATGACATAACATGCGATCCTATATGATTACTACTTTTATTTGGGCCATATGGTCTTTTTCAGGAATTTTTATTCTAGGATATTCGGTTTATATAAAAGACGATCTACTCATAGTTACGAGTGGCGTAAATGTCGGTCTCACTATTACAATTATCGCATTGAAATCGTGGCAAGCCACTTTCGAGAACTGTTTGTTACGTCAAATAGAAGAATATGATACAGAATTTGATTATGAACCCGGCTATGACTATACGTCGAACATTGACCTCTTATATCATAATCCATTTTCATGTAGGATTCGAGATCGATCTATAGGACAATTATAATTCCGGTATCTTCGGTAAAGGGGCAACCACCACAGTGGAATATTTGGTCATATAGTCATCAAATGTCGTCAAATTATTCGCATACTCCGTCATTTTATCTGTCTGGCCCGCTTTAAACATATTTTCTAAACCCTTCACTTGTGATAATGTAAGGGGTGTAGTTATAACCCCATATTCTGGAATAGTATCCGGAATGAATCTTATAGGACTCCTTATAAAGAAATATTTCGCACGAATATCGCGGGTTTTATTGAGAACCAACCAATTGACCGCCCAGTTCTCGAAATTCAAATCCGCCAGTCTTATATTAAATAGTATGATCGGTAAGTCGAGATGGCTAGCAATGATCCATATATCCAGGTTTGTCAAATAGTATTCTTCATTTAAAATGGCCTCATCTATAGTAATCGCCTTCTTTCTTAACTGTGTGACAATGGCCTTCTTCCCCTCTTTCCCCCATATGGCGAGAACCTTCTGAAAATTCGCCTCGTTCTCAAATAATCCGCGGTATTTATCCAATAGAATCTGTTTGAGAGATGTCTGTGTTTCCCTTTTCTCTATTTTATCTATTTTATCTATAATATCGAGAACCACGGCGAATGTACATGCGGCACTAGTATGATATACATTCTCCTGTGTATTCGGCGGTAGTCGTTGAATCCATATATTATTCGTATTTCCAGGTACGAAAGCCGTCTTCTTAATACATTCCGGTTGGTCACTTTGTAGAGGTATGACGGCTTCTTTAATGGCCGCTAATTTCATCTGTTCTTTATGTGGAATACGGTCGGCGTATTTCTGTGTAATATAAGGATTCCCCATATCATGAGTTATATTCATCTGCCGTTTATGTGGCACTAACTGGGTGAAATATTCGCTAGATAACTGCGAATTCAAAATCAGCATTTCCGAAAAATCGATATTATAATTCGTATTCGGAATATTTATATTGGACTCTAGAACGAAGAATTGGATACGTTTATATCGCAAGAGTTCGTCCGCCATCCGGCGATAATATAGCCGTTCATTATCGACGAATTCCCCCTCCGGATTCGCATATAAATGCCGTTTAGGTATTAATATCCGCTGCTTCCCATTCTTCGCAATACAATAGCGTTTGGTAGTATCACCAGGCCGGCATATCATGACGTTCTCGAATGCCAGGAAATCCATATCTTTATTCGCCAATACAAATTCGACGTGATTTTTCGCCAAACCACGTAGAATCTTTTCTATATGACCCAACCTTGTCCTATACATCCATTGTTTTATGGGTTTCGATAATCCACTCTCGAAATCCTCGGGATATATGATCTCCATTATGTCTTTCAACGTACCCCGGTTCTCGTAGTCTTTCAATAAAATCTGGATAGTCGTCCGGAATGCCACATAGAATTGTTCTTCTAACTGTATTCGCCGAACGACGAGTTCCCTTTCTTGATCGCCCTTCTTAGTAGTAGTGAGAACCTTATCCGCCACTATATAATTATGCCCTCTTAAAACGGGAATACCGTCTTCTGTGGCGGCCTCGGGTGGATTCACTTGGATGAATTGGTTGGTCTCCGTTAAAATTCCTACTATAAGACCGTCTTCGTCCACCTTCACCATAGGTCGACATAATATCTCCCCCTTGGTTCTCTGATTTATCTCCGTCAAACTATCGCGCGTTATCATATAGGATTTCCATATTTGGATATCATCCATGAAAACGGTGGGTTGATCGGGGGATACGCCACTAGGATTCGTAGGAATGAAAATGGCCTGCGGTCCTGTCAAATAGAATCCAATCACTTTACCTTGATAGTTGAGAACCTGTTTTTCTATTTGATAGTTATATTTTGTCAAGATAGCGGCGATTTGGTGGGCCGGATAATTCTTTTTAAATTCGTAGGTTCTCGGAGGAATACTTTGTAGGGGAGAACAATATTTCGTCGTGGATGTCCGTATAATACGGAACGTCTCTTTAAGGGTAAGGGGTGCAGTATCCTCCGAGAAGAGTTCTCTCAAAACGGGATTATCCTGGTATTCATATATGGATTCGTAGAATGGGCCGCGTTTCAGAATAATGGCGGTGGGTTTCTTCGGATCATAGAAAATCGTCGAATATGCATTTATAGGACATAACAGATGGATATTATCCGTGATATCTGCGTCTTCGATTTCCAATATTGCGAGATTGAGTCCTATAGGAAATAATGCGCGATTCGGTGTGGATACGATGTCCCATAGAAAAGTATGATCTATCAACGACTCCGAATTACGTAGATATGCGACGAAGTTCTCGAATGCGGCCACAGTATATATCAAAAAATCGACCTGGGCCTCTTCGCTCATATCGATAGATGCCCGGAATTTGGAGGATTCGTATTTGGCCTTCTTATAATTATCTTCGTCGGATTCTTCTAACCGGGATTTCTTGAATGCGCCTACGAGAGAACCGTTATGGTATTGGATGAAAGAATCTAAGGTGATCGCGTCTGGTATAATACGCGTAGTCATTTCCCTGATACTGGGCACTTTCTCCAATTTCTTTTCTATTTTATATAAATCGGCGAGAACCCCGACAAAGGATTGTAATTCATTCTGTTCTGTTCCGAATCGTAGGAGGGGTGCGATTGCATCCTCTCGTATGAAAGAGGGATTAAGTGGGTCGATCACGTTCGAATAGTCCGTCTGTAGGAATCCCTGTGCCGAAATGGGGAGGAATCCCCAGCGGTTTTCAGGTAGAATGGCTTTTTCGATACCGAGAACATATTTCTCGCGGCGGACGGGGACCACGGCACCTTGAGAACCTAGACGCCCAGGGGGAATTACTGGGTTCTCCTGGCTACATTGATCTCTACGCTCTTTCTGACCTTTCGAATCCCATAGTTTTTTGAAACAACAGGGGACGCAGTGGCCATCGGGATGGACATCCTTTTCCAAGAAATTCGGTACATTTTCCATATAATTCCCATCGCCATCCCGGTGTTGTTTACCCCCATCTTCGTCGAATTGATAGATATAATGCCCCTTCCTCACCTTTTTCTCCCCGCGTGGTAGAACGAGACCGCATGCACTGGACCCCGGTTTCTCGCGCTCCATACGGATACTTTCTTCGACTTCTTCCTCGGTCATAGGGCGCTGTGTCAATAGACACCAATATCTGGGGCATATATAATGGAATTTATTCGCCGGATTTGTCCCATAGGAGATAGAATGTTTATATGACCCTGGGAACTCACGATCGATCCGGTCTTTTTCCGCCTGTGTTAAAATGACGGGCTGGCGGTGTATATTGGACGGACACATACGTGAATATGTTTTGAATTTACCTTTGGGGGTAGAGAGGAAGAGAGTAGGTTCTCGTTTCACGAGGCGGTTCAAGAAGTAATTCGAATTTTTCGTTTTCAGAGGCATACCGTCAATCTTGGCTTTATATTGGTCTAATAGATAGGGTTCGATACCATCTTCAGATTCGGGAGATACGCCACCCTTCGTAGAAGATCTACTACTAGTATCTCGAGAACTTGTATCGCTATCTTCTTGAATCGCATTTTGTAGGAAAATATCGTCTTCTACATCTAACTCCGCCTCTAACTCCTCTTCTCGATAGACCCTCGCGTTTTGTCCTATAGAATCATTCTCTATCCCGCCTTCGGCGGGTATTTCCAAATCTTCTATTTGACCATCTTCCACTTGTTCCTCTTCCTCCTCTTCGATGGCATTTTGGAAAAAGATATCATAATCCTCTTCTTCTGTCTTCTTCATATTCTTAAAAGTGAGAGGTTGGCTCATTTTCTTCGTAGTAATCACGTTCTCGAATACCTCTTTTTTTGTATCTTTTTCGGCGGCTACCGCCGCCGCCTTGGGAGACTTTTTCTTTTCCAGCAATTTCCGAATACGGGCAGGCTTGACCTTCGTCGTATCCGGCGCCTGTGTCAATCGTAGAATACTATCTATATGACGGAAAATACAGTCGATATATTGCGTATCAACGATATTTTGAATCTGGATCTCCAGCCGATTATCCAATAGTTCTACGATACGGAATACGACGGGGAACCCGGGGTTATCTACGATCTCTATATTTTTATTCACATAATGTCCCTCGATTTTCGAGAACTCGTCGAAGAACTGGGCGATTCTCAATATGGCCTGTTCCTCCGTCATCCCGAATTTATCCATGAGAGAACCCACTATTTCCCGTTCGTTCTCCGTCTGTTTAAATAATTCTGCTATATGACTAGATTCGTCGTTCATCTTCACGTAGTTTTCTACGCGAGTATATCGCATATGGATCCCTTCTTCCAAACTTCCTTTTGGCGGATTATCAAATAGAAATTGTAATAGATTCCATTGATCTTGGAATCTGATATTTTTCGTAATCATCAAAGACATTTTATATTTGATATCGACGACTTCAATCGTATCGGCCGAGAAGTTCTCGAATGTTCGTAATTGGAAACTACTACGGAAAAGGAAATCGTTGACTTGTCCTATAAGATAATTCACATTTACTTTGATAAGGGTTTCTAATTCTTTTATTTGAAGGGGAGTGGCTAATTTGCATTTAATACGTATATCGCCATTTGCGAATAATCCGATTTCTATTTGACTTTGCTCTGGTGCTGTGTCTTGCACTGCTGCTTGCACTGCTGCTTGCAGTGCCGCTTTCGCTTGCGCTTGCATAGGCATATAAAATGCAATTTGATGCGATTTCGCCATGGTTTTCGAGAGAACCATAATGATATTTTTATCCAAGAAGGGTATTTTAGAACCCATATTAGTAATAGCCTCCGAATAGAACCGATATATTTTCTCCCGTCTAATACCCGGATTATATTTGATAAACGGGATACGCATAGTGGCGTGAATATTCTTGAAAATGACTTCCAATGGTAGCGCGATTTCCTTTTCCGGATGCATAATAAATGTGAAATCGGTGATACCGTTCTCGATATAAGGCATTTCTTCCGTCCTCTCTTCGAATATGTCATATAGAAGATCTATGGATTCGCATTCTAAGATAGACCGTTTACTATTTATAACCGCAGTATCCTTTATAAGACCCTTTTTCTTAGCGAATAGATCATCGCCGCCAAATATATTTTTCTTAAAAAGCATAGGGAAATAAAATTCGGAAAATACCTCTTCTTTGAGACCATTCGCACGGGCATATTCGAATACGGAATCCGCTAAACACACATATATAGTGGCATCGCGTATAGTCCCATAGTTGAGTAGAATATGGTTCTCGAATGAGATTAAGGGATTATTCTCTATATGACGGTACTGTTGTTGGGTTTCATCCAATATATGATAGGGGTTCGCATGGAATAGGTAGTCCGGTTTTGCGAATTTCTTTCCTATAGGAATCGCCATATTAGTCTCTTTCATATGGACTTCGGTAAATAGGAGGTCTTCATAAGAATAATCCCGTTTTTGAGGGATATCATTGATGCGTTCTTTATCGACTCCTAGATTAATAAGTAATTGGCCGAATACGGCGGCCGGAATTGTAGCATCCGTGGGCCGTTCTAAAACGGAATCGAAGACGGCCTTGAGGTCGACACGTTTTTGCACAATAACAAATAGGTAAATTTCACTATAGGACAATTCGCGGATACCGAGTTCTCGTAGAATCTTCAACTTTATAGTATGTATCGGGTCATCCGGATAGATCATGAAATCCACATATTGCGTATTATTACTAAATTCCACGGGTTTCTTATATTTATCACATACGAGTGTTCGTTCGACTTCGCCCCGTGCATTTAAGACCGCTATTTTAGGGATTTGATTAAATGCGTTTATTTTCGATTCTTCTATTTGTCCTATAGGTGTATCCATAATATATAGATTATAAGAGTATTATAATATATATATGTCCGCGGAATACTATGCATTACTAATAGGTTCGAATTATACGGCTACACCGAGTTCTCAATTAAAAGGGTGTATAAACGATATAGTACATATGCGTAATATGTTAATCGACGCCTATGATTATCCTATGGGAAATATTATTATGCTACGCGATGATATTGCGGATCCCAATTTTTTACCCACCTATGTCAATATATTGGCCGCATTAAAACAGATTGTGATAAAGAGTGCATCGTGTTCTCAAATATGGATTCATTATAGCGGTCACGGGACGCAAATCTTTGATTCGAGTGCCTATGCGTTAGGAGAAGAGGACAGTCTAGTAGAGTGTATTGTACCCTGTGATTATACAACGGAGGGATTTATCACACAGGAACAAATTTTCGAATTAGTAAGTGGTATAAAATGCCCGGCATATATAACGATCGACGCGTGTCATTCGGCCAGTCTATGTGAATTGGAATGGTCATATACATTTATTAATTCGGCGTCATATTCGAGAAAACATACGGCGGGTCAGAAATTATCAAATAGCCAAATCTATATAATGACTGGGTGCCGGGATGCAGAGACCAGTGCGGATGCATTCGACGTGATTGAACAGATACCGATGGGTGCATTTACGGACGCATTTATTACGTGTCTTCGTAAATTGGAGCATAATACGCCGTTTCTAATGTTATATAAAGAAATATGTTTATATTTAAAAAACGCCGGATATACGCAAGTACCTACTATATCCGCATCTACGAAGGATTTAATCGCGTATTTCAAACGTGTCATATAGGTGATATTTACGCATCATAATACGGATTATCTTTCACTTTCATCCCGCAATATTCTTGCGGTGACTTCTTATAATCCACGGGTTGATAGAGACCTGCCTCTTTGGCATTCTCGAGTAAAAATTTGAAATTATCCCAGAACTCGGTTTTATGTCCTATAGATTTGGTTGCTATATGACTCAACTCGTGTAGGGCGACGAAGGTAAGTGTACTTTCGTCTATGAGGTTATTATTATCTTCCTTTTTGACATTGAGACAGAATGCGAGTTTCTCCCCCTTATTTTCAGAATAGGCGGTATATGAACTCGTAGGCAGGGTTTCGCTAATCGAGGAAGGATTGAAGCCTTTTACAAGGCGACTCACATTTTCTTGTTGGGGGTATTTTTCCCCCATATATTTCACGAGTGTCTTGCATTTTTCGGTGACGCGGGCCAATAGATCCGCGGCTTTCTGGACTTCTTTTCTATCACGAACGCAGTATTTTTCGCCGTCGACGGTAGATACTACACATTTGAGATCGAAAGAGTCGATATTATCTAAATAAGTATAGGCACATACGAATAAAAGTCCTGTGATAATAACATATCCTATAATATCTAATTTATTCATATATTATAGACGAGTATTTTATAAAATAGGAAATATTTTGTTTTCTTTTTTCCCTTTTCTTTTTTCCTTCCTTTTTTCCTTCCTTTTTTCCTTTATTTATAACCTGCAGGTAGAATAATAGGGGGTCTCGAAGCGGTGGGTTCTAATGTGGCTATACCCTTATTTAATATAGCAACACTATTCCTATATATATCATTATCAGTTGGGTTTAATTGTTGGATATCTTTATCGATGGCGATTAAAACGGGTTCTGGACTAGGATTTTTCTGGATATCTGAGTCGATCTTTTTTAGTGTATTATATGCGAGGGTTGGATCACTAGTATTTATTTGACGGTTTGTTTTGTCATATAGAGGATCAATATCATTCTTTGAAATATATGCTATATTATAAGAAGTAGGTGAAATAGTTGTATTACTATTAAGTGGTGAAGGGCCAGAACCAGAAGGAGCACTAGAAGGAGCACCAGAAACAGAAGGAATAATAGGAGCAGAAAGAACACCTGAAGAAGCAGTAATAATAGGTGCAGAAGGAGCAGAAAGAACACCTGAAGAAGCAGTAATAATAGGTACAGAAGGAGCAGAAAGAACACCTGAAGGTGCAGTAATAATAGGAGCAGAAAGAGAAGAAATAGATGGTGGCGGTGCATCAGATACAGGTTTTACAGTTGCAGAAGACATAATTGATAAAGTAGATAAGTTTTTCAATTGTTTCGAATAATCTGAATCTGTTTTATAGTTATTCACACTCTTATTTAATAATGAATAAACATTACTATATGACTTATCATTCGTATAACTATTTACTATATCCTGAATAAAAGGATGATTCGCTTTATCTGCCTTTGATAAATCCTTAAAATCACTTGATAAATTCTCTAATACATTCTTCGCTTGATCATTCGTACATTTTTGCGTACCATTCGTATCATATAGTCTTGTAATATCATTTATAAAATTCGTTTTTATATTACTAGTTGCACCTTCGCGATAACCCATCATACTAAATCCAATAACAATGAGTAATATTACTATAAGACCTATATTCGGTATTTTCATTGAATACACTATATAATTGTCATATAAAAGATTTATTTATAGCCGATCATAGCCAAAATATTCGAAATCCATAAAATATACGTCGTTTATAAGACGGATAGAATCCTGGTTCAAGAAATCGCGATAGGCCTTATGATGAAATGTCGTACAAACTCGGACATCAAAATCGGTATATCCCAGTTCTCGCATACCTTCATTCAATTTCTCCGTTTTCAGAATCTTGATTCCGGGTTCGTCTAAAGCGCCAAATAGAAAAGTACATTGAGGTAAAGGGTGGTTATCTAAATTACGGTTCTCGCTATTCCCCAAATACCGATCGCGTAATATCTCGAAGAAATGTTCTGGGCTGGTCTGACTACTAATCATACGGAAGAAGAACATATCACTGACGACGCGATCGTATGGGTTTCGCACGGCTGTCAGAATCTGGAGGCCAGATAGGTCGATAGAGGCAAATGGTAGTACCCCATTACCCATTTCGTCCATAATCCGGCTGTATGAATAGTGCTGAAGGGTCTTACACCCCGGATCTTCGTCGTGTTTTACGGGGGTATAGATCGCCGCGTTATCTAACGCTATGCCGTATTTTTGAGAGAAATAATGGCATATACTAGTCCCGCCTGTTTTGGGAATATGTATTAATAAAGTATTGACACCGAGGTCCTTATTATAAAAGTAGGGCATCCTCTTTTTATATTATGTCATATAGAGAATATTCTTTATATGACCTTACGCAAGATAGGGGGAACCCTACTTTGAATGAGGGTAGTATCATTATAATAAAATTTCGGTTTCTTTATGAACAATATCCAAACTAGGTACATGTTTTCCAATAAGAACAACTCCCATTCTCTCTGGAACAAAATAGGTTTTAATCACCCGCATGATATCCGAACATTTCAATGGTTCTACGTACTTGTCATATACATCACTATATTTGACAAAGGGAAGATCTCTACGTTCATCGTATGCTTCCATAATTGCATATTCGCCATTATGCATTGCTTGGTTCTCGCATTTTTCTAAATTCATCACCGATTTACCTTTCATATAGCCTTTTGCTATGTGCAATTCTTTCTCTGTGATTCCATTTTTAATGAGATTCTTAAGTTCTCCAATAATGAGTGGGAGGACGCCTCCATTTTTACGCCCTCTTTTCCTAGTTTGTCCCATAGAATTATTATGAATGATTTTTTTATAGTCCGCACTGGTATGGATGATGAAATCGCCAGTATAAGAATAGTAATTGGTATCCACTTTCGAACTATATGTCACTGCGTTTTTCTCGCGAAGCAAGATGAAAAGACGGCCGCTCATAGTCCCCGCTAAAACCACCGATAATAATTCCAAAGGATAAATATCAGGATGGAACATATCGCATGTGCGAAATCCGACGGCTAAATAGACGGATTTCTCTACATCCGATTTTCTTATATCATATTTGATACCGGTTTGGGGGGTAATGGTGGTCGAGAACGGCGCCTTCGGCGCCGAAGGGTCACATAGAGAATTTATTCTATTTGACCTCGAATGGAAGAATGTATGTTTCAACATATTTTTAATCGAACTAAATGGGATATGTGTAACTACGCTGAGAACCATATTATCCGGGCGATATGTATCGTGATATAGATCGGCGATGGTCTTATAGTCGAATTTATCAGAATGGTATGAAATATCATCTATAGGATAGGCTAAAGCGGAACCGTCATATAGAAGTTGATCCATGGTTTTGAATACACGAATACTATCTGATGTCTCGTTTTTAATCGTTTCTTCTTTGACAATATTTTGCTCTTTATCGAAATCCTTTTTCGAGAACCTAGAGTTCATCACCATATCGGATAGGATTTTCATGCAGTTTTGCACGAAGAATTCGGCGCATTTGACGGTATAACAGGTCACATGTTTGGATGTGAATGCATTGAAATATGCGCCGATTTCGTCGAATTTGATAGAAATATTTTTTTGGTCGGGAATCTTCTTGGTACCTTTGAAACACATATGTTCTATAAGATGACTACCACCGTGTTCGCTTTCGCCTTCATTGACGGACCCTTGTCTTATAAAAAGATATATGGCTGCGATTGGAATAACATTCTTTGGTTTTTCGTATACTACTTTGAATCCGTTTTTCAGAGTGACGGATTCCATATTTGGCACTTATATTAAGGTGGTATATTATGGTCATATAAAAATAATATTTATATATGACATAATGAATGGGTTCTGATGGGTTTACTTAGAATAAGCACCGACTTCCAAAGGAACGCGGCCCAAGTCTGGTTCAATGGTACTCTGGTTCCATGGTCCAATATCCTGCTTAGGGATAATAGGATCCGAACGTAATTGGTAGTTAGGGTTACGTAGGGTCTGTCCAATAGTATCTAATCCTATGTGATAACCGGCCTGGAGGAGATCAGGCATAGCAGCGCCACCATTAGTAACCATACCAGGGTTAAGGCTGGCCCACTGGCTATTTTGGTCAACGGGTAATAAATCGCTAGGGGCAGTAACGCTACTCTGGCTATATCCCCCAGAAGGTCCACTAGATGCAGCAGAAGGTGCAATAGGTGCAATAGGAGATGGTGGAACCTGCGATTGAGATAATAGAACAGGTGGTGGCATAGATGAGACAGAAGGAGAAGGAACGGCGCCAACAGGTACTCCGTTATCGAATCGATCGATCACACCGGTCTTTTGTCCCGAATAATAGAGGAGTCCCCACGCTAAAATAATAAAAATGACCAAAATAGTTATTTTCTGTTTAGTAAAAAACCTTGAAAATCCATTCGTGATGCTCTTAAACATTTGTTTTATATAAACGGCGGATAAAATTATTTTTATAAAACTCTATGCTATTCGTCTTCTACCTCTTCTTCGTCGATATCGGGTTCATCGTCATCGTCGAATTCGTCATCTAAATCATTATCACTTTCATCACTATCCTTCAAATTATCCAACATATAGGTATTTTTTATACGTTTTGCTTCTAAATATGCCGATAACGCTAAATCCCTCGCGACTTTTGCCTTACGCCTGGCTTCGCGATATAATTCGTAATATACTTCATTTCTCTTTTTCAATTGTACGGATTCTACTTCCGGCATTTCTTCTAAATTAAACTCGACCTCACATAATTCGGATTCCTTGTTCTCTACATTCGCATTTTGTCCTATAGGATCATTTACGGTTTTGCCTAAAGATTCCGGGGTATTTTCAATTTTTTCTTCTCGTGTTTTTTCTTCTCGTATTTCTTCTACCACCGGCGTTTCATTTTTGACAGGTTCGACCGTTTTTACTTTGAGTTCTTTTATAGGTGCGGTGGGTATAAAAGAGGTCAAAATACATTTTTCGAAAGGGTTTTTAGATTCTTGTACCATCATTTGTTTTAATTCGACCTCTATTTGAAAACTACGACTAGAACAACGTACGCCTTTACATTCCATGATAGTGAGAACCTCGGTATTCTCTTTCAAGTTCTCGATATTGACTATATTTTCTTCTTCGTCGTATATTTTAATAGCGACTTCTTCGTCTTTTATAGGTATACCAGTACGCATAATATAGAATTTAGCCGATTTATAGGGTTTCAAAGAAGATACGAAGGAGTTCTCGATATCGTTCTTTTCTAAATCCGAATCAAACCATTTTGCGCGATTGTCATATAGAATATTACGTGTATGGGTTTCCAAGTTCTCGATCCATCGAATAAAATCGTCGTTTTCTCTAGTGAATTGTAAATCACAATTCATACGTTTTTTATTAGACGATTTAGAGATTAGTCTTATATGACATTTAGGTGGTCTAATATAAAGTGGTGCATCATTTATTGTATATTTGATGAAATGACCCCCTGAACCGCTATATGGGATAGGGGTTTTGAGAACCAATTTTCCAAATTCGAATTCGGGGTCTGTATTATAGATCATATAGAGGAATATGCTAAAATAACGATGAAAAGAAAACGCGTTCCCATATCTAGGCGGAATTCTATGATGATAGTAGAGGTTCTCAAATAAATGAAAAAATGGAAGGATATATGTATCGATTTCTTCAAGAATGAAGATACGAAGAAGGATGTGAGGGAAATAATACACCCTATATTTGAAATGGTTTATAATGAAATATACGTTTATCTATGGATAATTGCGATTTATAATATTTTCTTCGTTTTCGTTATTTTAGCTATTTTATTCATTATCTTAAATATGAATAGGTATATAAAATCTAATATAAATATATAATGGATTCTTCAATAAATACAAGTAGTGATACTATTGGATCAATGTCAGTAGCAGTCCCATCAAAGACCCCTATGGTAGTATCTGGTGGATCGGCGATGGCAGTAGCAGTCCCATCAGATATGGCAGTAGCAGTCCCATCAAAGACCCCTGGGGTACATGGTGGTAGAAAGAATAGAAGATCTAAAAAAGGGAAAAAACATGGCGGTAGCGGCGCTTCTGACTATGCCCTCCAGGTCTATGGCCAGGGTGAGAACCAAACCGCAGCACAAGGTCAAGGAAATGTTATCCAGATGCAACAGGTGCGAACAGGGGGACAGGCCAAAGGAGGAAATGTTCTCAATGATATTGCCGTACCAGCAGTTCTCCTATATGCAAATCATGCATACGGTAAAAAAATAAGAGGTCCATTCCCTGGTAAGAAAACATTTAGACGTAAGGGACGTAAAAGTAGCAGAAGAAGATCATTTAGACGCAGACGGTAATTGGTCATATAGTATTATATAGTAGTTATTACTATATAATAGATAGACCCTATCTCCCCCTAATATATAATCCCCTATATGACAGAAAAGTCGTCAAAAATAGACGACGAGAAGACCAAATTCGTCGAGAACATAAAGAAGTGGGTTGCGATAGATACGCAAATGAAAAAAATCAACGAAAAGACGGCGCATATTCGTAAACTCCGGGGTGACCTAGTCCAAGAGATAGAATCCTATGTGACAAAACACGAGGCGACGAATACGAAGATAGAAATCACGGATGGCGAATTATCATTCTATGAGAAGAAAGAGTACCAGACATTGTCATATAAATATTTGGAAGAATGCCTGGCGCATTTTATCAAGGACCCTTGTCATATAGAGATAATTATGGAGTATGTGAAAAATAATAGGAAGGTGAAGAGTTCGATCGATATCCGCCGTTATTATCATACATAATTCTATATGACACCTTCAAATAGTCTTAAAGAAATAGGTTCTCGGAAGTCGCAGTCGCAATCGCAATCGCAATCGCAAATAGAAACGAAAAAGGGGGGAGGACGATTCGAGAACTTGGCCGTGCCGTTTGGATATATGCTTTTATCAAATAACCACTCCCCGATGCAGAAATATGCGATCGATATGAATTCATCTAGGACGATGAAAATAGATGATCCTTTATATGATAGTCTGTTGGAAAAAGTCAGCAAATGAGGAGGGGAACCTACGGTTCCCCCTCCGACCCCCTCCCTTATTGTGGTTAGTTATTGTGGTTAGTTATTGCGGTTGGGTATTGCGGTTGGGTATTGCGGTTGGGTATTGCGGTTAGTCATATAGAGAATATTTCTATATGACAATTAAGAAAAAGGGAGGGGTGCGGGGAACCGTAGGTTCCCTGCGAGGATGGGGTTCTAGGGGAAACCTTAGGTTTCCCTAGTATTCAGACCACTTATTATGATTGAAAGAGTTGAGAACCAAGAGTTTATCCCGATTATCTTTCCAAAATTTCACCTTATCATCTAGTACCGAATCAACTAAATTTGTGGGTACATTCGCCTTCATCAAATCCAATTCATATTTTGTAGGATCGGGTTTCTGGCCATAACAATTCACACCAAATTTTATATTAGGATTCGCCATATAGCCACCATTCACTCCAGGACGCCCGCACGAATTTTTCATTTTATTATTCTTCTGTAGCTTATCCCACGTCGATTTTTGGGTAGGGAAAAACGCCATTTGTTTATCACTCCATCCGTATGCACACCATTCGGCACCATCATTATATGCGGATTCTACCTGTTCATATGTGGCCAAAGTAGAATCGAATGCCGCGCAAATATCCTGGGCTTCGTCATATGTATATAAATTATTCGATATATTGAAAACCTGGTTGGGTTTCTTTATTTTATTCCCAGAACTATCTTGTTTATTCCCCGAACTATCTTGTTTATTACCAGAACTGTCTTTTGTATTATAATAATTATAAATATTTGTAATATTACTTAATTTATTACCAGAACTATCTCTCGTCTTAGTCGAAGGCGCCAATGTTGGTAATGAATCGGGTAATAGATCAGTCAAATCTACATTCAAAATAATTCGGAAAAAGTCACATATAAGTAATAATAAAAATATTAACCAAGCAATGTTCTCAATAAACGAGATCGATACCGGTTTAATATCCGGTGTCATCGGTATACCCACAATATATATGACCAAATAGAGTGCCAAAATAAAGAAAATAACACCGAAGATAGAATATGGGTCATGTAAAAACGTCACGAAATTCTTATATTGCGTATTAGCACTATGTGAATTATCGGCAGGTGGATTGAAAGAGAGAACTAAAATATAAATGAAAATAATCCCGAAAATCATAATATCCAATAATCGACTAACCCGGAGGGGTTTCAATTCATTATTAGACGAAAAAAGTGCGATGCAAAAATAAACGACAAGGAATATTGCTAAAAGCCATAATAACCACGTAATACTTGACCGATTAAATATGCCTTTGAATATATCCCATGAATCTGGAGATTCCTTTTTACTATATTTTATATCATCATCATGCCCCATTTATAAAGTATATTATACCGATTTATTTTTTTTACGATAGAATAAACAATACGCAGATGGACTCACTATCTGCGACGGGTTTTCTATCGGTTCTACGCTACTATCATTATAATGCATCCATATATTCGCATCGTTTTTCACATAGGCAGTATAATGTCCACCCATTGTACCCCCCATATGGTTACATACTCCGTATAGGTCATATAGATAAGAATTCGGGTTATAACCCACAATATATCGGGATAGGTCTAGGTTATCCAGGGGGAAATCTACCAGGTTCTCGATTTTCCGAATACCATCCGGTAAAAAACGCTTCAGCGTAATAACTAAAATATCCGGCATATTCCAGAAGGAAATCGTCTTTGTGACATCCTCTTTTGTCCTAGTCTTATCATTCATCCATGCGTTCTCGCCTTGCATGGCCTCGGGTAATATAAAATGATCGAAACATTGGTAGATATTAGTGAAAACCCCTTTCTCCGAGAAGAGTTGGAGATCCAATATGAAGAAATGTTCGGGGTGGATAGAATGGAGAACCCCCGGATCCGCCATCGACCGAATAGTTGTCACATAGACACCATACATGAGACCCATGATCTCGGAATATTCTTTCTGATATACGGTCTTCAACATTTCATAGGATTTGATGGCGATTTGGTCGACCATGTTCTCGGGTTTTCCGCTAATACGCATTTGTATGGGTCGCGAAATACTATTATGAATACAATCGACGAAAAAGAGGAGGAATTCGCTCATATCATTCTGGGCATATCCGGTGAAAATATCGCGATCTTTGGTTCTCGCGACTTGGTGGATGGTATGAACGAATTTATTGGGGGATACTACCCCATTATTGGAGAACATGAGTTTTCGTAACTCGTTCCATTCGTCTAATACGAGGGTATCGTCGATATCCTTCTTCGCCTTTTTCGACGTAGTCTTTCCTAATAGGTCGTTTAGTTCATATGTATGGCGGATGATTTGGATACAGGAATTAAGGAAACAAGTATTACCCAGATTCGCTAGTCCGGTATATCCCTGATTTTGCGCTTTTTTCCGCATTTGCGACGTTATATAGTCATATAGAATAGGATTTATATTGTTTATATATTATATAAGAATGTCAGAATTAATAGATACAGGATTAGTAGTAGGTGTAACTGGGTCAACAGAAAAAGGAATGAATACTATTAGCTCAGTAGATTTCTATTTCCAAATAAAAGATAAAAATATATTAACTCATACAAATAAATGTGATAAAAAGGGATTATTTTATCGTACAATAAAACCGGATATTAATGCAAATTATAAAAAGTTATATGACTATTTATGTAAAAAAGAAAATAATTTCTTTTTGCCACCTGGTATTGCCGCTACTGCATTATCTGGCGGTACAGATTATATAATAAATAAGAATTATTTTGATAACCTTTCTAATAAAGAAGATTTTAAAGAAAAATTAACTAATTCACCAGAACTAAAAGATGTTCGAGAATGTTTTAATATAAATGGGGATGCTCTATTCGAATTTCTAAAAACATATAAAAAAGACCTCAAAAAGACTTGGTTTTTAGGTGGTAAAAAAACAAAAAAGAACGAAAGAAATAAGAGGAATAAAAAGAAATTGAGAAAGTCTATTAAAAAAAAACATAGATTTAATAAATAATATAGAATAACAAATCTTGATATTCTATATGACACCCGAAGAATATACGACTACGATTCGCGATACGATAAATACAAATAATCGTATTATAAGCGATAACCAAATCCTACAGAATAGATTAATTACTATGTTAGAGAACGCATATTTAGCGAACAACCCTTATACACCGGCATATAATATAAATAATACGAATACTGTACCAAATCGTCCTACAAGACAGAGACAAAGGAATACAAACCGTCTTATACAAGATTATGTGTTCTCCTATATTTTCGAACCATATACAACGACTACGACTACAACATCCGCTATCAACGAAGTACCTACGAATGAACAAATCACGAATTCTACGAATTCGATTGTATATGACCCGTCAAATACCGAATTCACTACTCATGTTTGTCCTATAACACTAACGGATTTTATAAATGGCGAGAACCTATTATGTATAAGACATTGCCAGCATATATTCAAAGAGACGTCTCTCATGAATTGGTTCTCGCGTAATGCTAGATGCCCCCTTTGTAGATATGATATACGGGAATATATCGCCGAAGGCGACGAACAAGAAAGAGGAGAAGAAGATGACGATGAAACCCCACCCACATTAGATCCAATAGATGATATTAATAATAATATCTATAGGACACCGAATACGACTACGAGAACCAGGAATTTCACCCCACTCATACGGAATTTTACTTCGAATATTCCCGATACACTTACGAATGAAATAGCCGATATTTTTACTAATTTTTTACAAAACCCGGGAATGAATAGTTATAATAATAGATAGAATTAAATAGGTCATATAAAAAATGTTTTATATGACATTATACTAGTGAAGATTTGAATTATTCAAGTGTGTAAATAATTATAAATAAAATAAGGGAGGGGTTCGGGGAACCGTAGGTTCCCTGATCATATAGAAATTCTTCTATATGACATTTTTTATTTTATTACCTCTACTTATCTCTACTTATCTCTACTTATCTTTACCTATCTCTTAATTTTGTACATATCTTCGACTGTACGTACACGATTCGTTTTATTATTTATACTCTGTAAGAATTCTTCGAATAAGAGGGTTTTGATTTTCGCCGAACAATACTTCTCCTTCTTTTTCATATAGGATTCTATATCCCACTCGCCCTCCGGGCTCGTTGTCTCCACCTTCATAGCATCTATATCTTTTATATATTGTGATAAGGTACCCTTATGTTTCTTAGGGTCTTGTTCCAATATCTGATCCACAGCTAGTCCAAAGAGTTGCTGCAAGGGTTTCATCAACTGATTCGTAATATAATACATATAATCGATTTTTATTTTATTGCCCAGTATGAACTCCGGTGTCTCTACGCGTTCACCCAAAAGTGCCTTCTTATCCGGATTCGTGACAAATAGGTATTTGATACGGTCGCCGGGTTTGGGTTTATTTCCCGGGTCTCTCTGTCCGATCCTATCTGCCAGGACGCGATGGGCGATGGATTGTGGATTCTTATAATCACTCCTAAGTGCTTTCGTGATGGCGAGTTTATCCATAGGTACTTTACCATCAATGAGATTTCTCAAAGAGGCCTTCAAGAAATCGGTGGCCGACTGAATCGTATTTGAAGAAGGGGCCATCAATATATTGAGAATACCCCCATACGTATCTTTCAAATAGTCGCACGCATCGCGGCGTTTGAGTGAGAGTCCCATAAACTTGAGTTTACCTTTATTGGGGTCTTCTTCATACAACATACCGACATAGCGCTTTTTCGAGAGGAGGATGAAGGGCATCAATGTTTTCTCATAGGCCAGTGCCATAGGGGGTTTCAAGAAACTCGTACATAGGTTAGCAACATCTTGTGCGATTTCTATCGTCGCCTCTAGTGCTGGTTTACCGCGGATTTTTTCTTTTGTTTTTGGATCCTCTAGGTTGAATGTGAAGAATACTGAGTCAGTGTCACCATATACGTACTCAGCACTACATTTTACTTGTCCATTTTTTGTCTCATAGAGTCGATCGCCATAAACTTCCTCTACTATACGCCGTGCATATGTTATCATCATACGCCCCGTCGCAGTAGTACATGCTGCAACGTCTTTCTCATAAAACGTGGATGTTTTGGAACCACATTGGCCATATAGAGAATTCGCCGTTACTTTATAACCCAACTGGCGTTTATCCAAGATATTCTCCATGAATGGGTCCGTTACCGTTTTCGCCAATTTCCTAGTATCAGACCGGGCTTTCAATAATTCTTCCAAAATACTGGGCATGATGGATTTCTGGCCACCGGGTAATTGCGCCCATCGTACAATCATTTTACCCACTTTCGTTTTCACGGCGGCACTCGTCGCCGATTTTCGCCGATATTCAAACGTATCGAATTCTACGTCGATATATTCGTATCCCGGTAAATTGTCATATAGAAATTTTCCATCGGATCCTCTCTCACCCGTCTCTCTTATCATTTCACCCGCTAAATTATATTCGCGGGCCCAGACCTTGCTATCGTGCGAATAATTCTGGCTGATCATGGACGAGGGATATAGGGACGAATAATCCACGCAGGCAACGGGTTCGTCGATATACATCTTACATTTGGGCGGTAATACAATGGCACCTTCATATCCCTCATTCCCCCGGGATTTCTCCAAATCGGGCATGAGAGTATCTTTATCCCGGCATTTCTTGGCCACATAACTCGTGAGTTTGATACCCTGGCCTCTGAAAACCAAGAAACTAATGGGGACGCTACAAATACGCGACATCTCGACATATCCAGTCATGACATCGATCTTATTCATCAAGTGATGAACTAAGTTGCAATCCTGAATACAGTATTTAGCGACTCTGGCGCGGCCCTCTGGGCCGCCGTCTTTCGTCAGCCGGAAAATATCTTGGGGTGTGACATCGTCTTTTGCCATGGTCCATTTTATAGAGTTTTCGTCGATTTCATGTCGACCTTCGATGACAATGACATTATATGACACGAGTTTACCCTTTTTATCTGGGCGTTCGACGCCGCGTATGATGTCCAATACTACGAATTTCTTACCGTCTTGATAATAATCCGATGTGAATTTTGTAATTTCTATATGAATATAGTCGCCGACATGGAGTCCCATAAGATTCTTACTAAATAAGTAAGTCCTCTCATCTGAAGCCGAAGCCGAAGCCGAAGCCGACCCAGAACCCGACCCCAAAATGTCGGTCGTAGACCTTTCGCCTTCGGCCAATAGGGAATATTCTATATGACTAATATCATCACTAATGAACATACCTGCGACATCGTCTAATTTATAGGACGATAAATTGAAATCCCGGCGGAAATAAGAATACATATCTATTTGAAGCCGCCCCGACATTTTGAAATAGCGTAAATCGAATTCACCACTCGCAAAGACAGCCTTGGTATGTTCTATCTCGATTTTCGTACCATCCCTCGTAACAGTTTCATTCGCACATAATTCGCCCTGACGGCGCGAAAGCATCAAGAAATCCATGGTACACCCATTTTCCTCCGCACGGCGGAACATGAACTCATAATCAAAACCGAAAATATTATATCCTATAATAATATCCGGATTTTCTTTCTGTATGACCTGTGTCCAACGCATAAGTAAATCGACCTCTTCGTCCACCGTTTCAATAACGGCGCCTTCGACTGGATCGCATGACCCCAGAACGACGCAGTGATTCAAATAGGGTTCAACATCGCCATAACGCATGAAAGTCGACCCGATGAATGTCACTTTATCGCCCTCCAATTTGGGGAATCCGGATTCGCGGAATGCATTGGTAATAAATACCACTTTCTCGTCGCGAGATAAATCGCCTAATAATAACTGTAGGACACTGATTTTACCTTTCTCCGCTACTTTTTTCGCGAATTTCCCCTTCGATTGTCCTATAGGTTCATCTCTTTCGCCGCCTACGGCGGCGTCTTCGCTAATATCTTCGTCGCCATCTTCGCCGCCTCTCGATTCCTCTTGCTCTCTTATCTTCTGTTCAAACATACTCTCGATTGTCATTTCTCCTTTCACCTCGGTATTGGACGCATCGAATTCTTTTGCGCCGAATTCTTTTATCTGTTTTTTAAATTTATCGCCAGGCGGTACTCCTCCAATAGGATATACTAAATCAATATCAGAAGAGAAGGTCTTTCCTATACCAAACGCATTCGAAATACAAGTAGCCAACATTTTCGCATATTGGGCCTCGGACTGTACCAAAACTTTCTGTTTAATGAAGAAATCGACCAAGTTTGACGCCAATCTTTTATATGACTTGACGGGGACGGGGAAATCGCCGTGGCTACTACTGGCCTCAATATCAAAACTACAGATCTTATATGGCACTAGGGTCTCTTTTTCGGGGAGGGACCGAACGGAATCGCAACTACAAATATACTCGTAAGTACACGTAGTCGTCTTCTGTGGCGGTTCCATGACCGACTTTTTATCCAAAGAGACCCAACCAGAAGGGCTGATATTCTGTATATGAAAATAACGAAGAAGGGGCGGGATATTACTTTCATATAGGGTTAGAATCGCGGTTTTATAACGGAAGGGGACGGATCTACGATCGCCGTCTTCGTATTTGAACCACAAGTTTTTCATTTTACGCATAGCGACGGTATTTTTGAAAACGAATTTGGCGAATTTACTCTTTTTCCCACCGGTAAATCCGTATAATTTATTATGTTGAACAAGTTTAGCAGAAACGATATCGTCTTTATAATACGACATCTCTTTATTCTCCTTGACGTATTTTAAGAGACCGGTCACATAGGTTTGGTCAGCAGAGTCCGGTAATTTACAATAGAAGAATGGCTGGTAGTCATCTACGAAGATGGATACCGTCTCGCCTGCTTCATTGATACCGAACATCTGAATCACGAAATGGAGGTCTTTTTTTATAGGTCTAGAAGCATTTTCGCTATCACTTCCGCTTCCGGAAGCACTACCGCTATCCGCAGTATTCTCGTCATATATGTGGAAATCGATAAGTCTAAAGTCCATGTTTTGAATAAGATTTTATCTTTATCTGACTTCTATTTTATTGTATCAATTTTATGAACCCCCATTCCTCCTACGATTCGACCTCGTGCGATTATTTCTACGACCACCCATATACCGCCGCCTCGTGCGATTATTCCCTTGTATCGCCCATTTTATCAAATCATTGGTATAACGGGGACCATCATAATATTCTATTTGACCATTCTCTCTTATTTTAAAAATGGTAGGATAGCCCTGTGCTACGATATTATACCGCCGTTTTAGGTTATTGATTCTGTTTATTTGAGAACTCTCGGCTTCTATAAATTGGATATGTCGGAAATATTTCTTTATATGACTCTTCATTCTCTTCCATTCGGGTTTTAACGAAATACAGTGTCCACACCAATTGGCATAAACTTTTCCGATAAGTATCTTTGTCATATATATATGAATGGGAAAAAATATATGGTTAATAGGTATTTTAGTATTAGTCCTTATAATACAAGCCGTGCCGCTTAGTCAAATAGAAGGTATTCAATTCGATTTTGACCAACGTCAACAAGACCGGGGTCAAATGGCGGACCAATTATATTTGACAATATTTATAATAGTTGGAATTATAGCATTTATTATTGGATATATTGCACTATATATAGGGGGTGCTACGAATTTCGAAGATATTAAAGAAAATGCGAGTAATAATTTTATAATGAATTTGATTTTGAAAATATTTTTAGGTGCATATAAAGAAACAAGTGCATTTATCTTTACAATAGGTTTAGTTCTATTTTTTTTATTGCTAACTATAATTATTTTTTATATAACAAATGACCCTCTAATAAAAGAAAATGCATCATCGTTTGGGAATATTTTAAATATAATTTTATTTATGATAGTATTAGCCCTATTTTTTGTAACATATAAGTATTTTGAATTATTAAAAGATTATTTAAAAATTGGAGAAAATTCTTATCAATCGCAATATTTTCACGGGTTCTTATTGGTATTAGCATTAGGATTTATAGTTATAGGAACAATTCCCCAAATGCGTGATATGGGTCTCGGTATTTTATTACTAGTCGGTTTATTATTATTTGTTTTTTTATTTTTACTTTTCAGTGAAGATTATAAATATCTATTAAAAATATTACATTCTATTTCGAGAATAATATTTGGTATAACTTTTATTATAGTTAGTATACTAGTAATCATTTTTATAACTGAAGGACCATTTTTATGGGGTATTATATTAGGATCTGTATTATTATTATATATTCTATTACTTGTAGCACATTTGATTTATTTCCATGGGTTCTCGGCATCAGGATGGTTATCTTTTATTAAATATATGAATCCACCTATAATGGATACGATTAAGTTGAAAAAAAGTCCATTATATGTTTTATGTGAGGGTATCCTATTCGAACCTTTTTATAAATTTGGGTTTCTAAAAAACAGGTCGATCATAAATAACTGGCATATGAATTATAGTTTATCGAAGGGACCTGTAACAATATAATTTCTTCATTTAATATAAATAAATATGAAAAAGGTATTGATTGTATTCTTATTATTTGTTTTTATAACCTTCATATCTGGGGCCTTTTTCTGTATGTCATATAGAAATGATAATACAGCGGAATCGATTCTGGCACGTATTGAGGGTATGGATAATATGGCTTCTGTAAGTCCTTCGCCTTCGGCTTCGCAGTCGCCTTCGGCTTCGCCTTCGCCTTCGGCTTCGCCTTCGCCTAATCCCGAATGTCCAAATATGTTGATTCGTTCCGGTGATGCTCTTCTTTTATATAATTCGAATAAACCAGAGGAACCCGGTAAGAACCCGCGACCTTTTTATAGTGTAGACGAATACGTAAAATATTTAGAAGAACAGAAGAAGGAAAATAACGGAAAACCGAAGTGTCCTCTAATATATTTACAGGAAGAGGTGAATACACAGGGGGAGAATGTTTTCCGTGTACGCCCTGGACCATTTTATAACGGAGGTGGCCTACCACAAACGAGTATTTTATATCAACCACCCGCCAATGTCGTACCTGTTTTAGATGCAAGCCGCGATAGTAAGAAATATAATGTGGACACATATCCCGGATTTGACCCATATGGCCAACAAATAGGACAATATTCGGAATTAGATAAGATACATGATTCGACCATGTTGGGGAATAAAATTAGCGATAATCCAATGGATGTGAACTGGGGTGGTGTCATGTATACGCATGATGCAGTAGCCTCGGGAAAATATAAGGATAACGAGATATTGCCAAATAGCGATTCTGCTAGATTCTTGTTACCGAATGATTCGATTAAGGGACAATCATCCAAATCAAAGGGTGTTTATTCGTAGGGCAGGGGAACCTGCCCGTGGGTAGTGTCAGTGTGCCCCATTCCGCCGGTAGTGTATCCCCCGTAAGGGGGATACACCAAGGGGCACAACGACATAGGTTCCCCCCGCACCCCCCTCCTTTAAATAAAACTAGTACGGTTTGGTATTACGAAGTCATATAGAAATATTCTCTATATGACTCTACCCTCCCCCTCCTTTAAATAAAACTAGTGCGGTTTGCTGTTACGAAGTCATATAGAAATATTATCTATATGACTCTACCCTCCCCCTCCTTTAAATAAAACTAGTACGGTTTGGTATTACGAAGTCATATAGAAATATTCTCTATATGACACTAAAAATTCCTTTATTCAAGGGTTTATTCAATGGTTTATTCAATGGTTTATTCAATGGTTTATATCACTAGTGGGTTCTCCCCCCTTTTGTCCAGGGCTCAAATACATAATAATACTCTCATACGCCGTTTTACCAATACGCCTCGTCTTTCCATTTGTCACATAGGTTATGTTCTCGAATTCCTTCTTCAAATCGGGATTCTTCATTCTTTCTATAAGACCAACGAGAGAACCAAAATGCCGGATAATCGCCGTCGCTGTAACCGAACTAATTCCCGGGATCTGGGAAAGGATTATTTCCCCTATATTCTCCGATGTAATATTTTCCTTTTTGACTTTTTTCACAACATTCGAATATCCCGAAGGGGGAGGAGGAGGGGGTTGGGAAGGGGGGTCTTGTTCTAAAACGGGGGGCTGAGAACCTAGGTTATCGGTATCTGCCGTCGATTCGGCGATATTCGTAACACGAGATGTCATATAGAATCCATTCTTCCCCTTCTCGTATTCCCGCCTTAGTTTATCGCAGAATGCGAGAACCATTTCCGCCGTCTCCTGCATATTCGTCGTTCGAAATACACTGAATCCCTTGAAATGGTTCAGCGAAATAATGGCGGAAAGGCACATTTTCTTCTCTTGTTGACTCCTCAAAATCGAGAACATACCCTCTATCAAATAGAGAATATTATGAGGACAGCATTCATTGGAATGCGATAGTCTATATGACTGTTCATCGTATCGCCCGTCTTTAATACTGGAGAGGAGGTCATGTATCGATTTCCTCTCGATAATGAGGACGATTTTATCATCCGGCGTTTTTATAATGATATCCCCTAAAGGAATGGGTTCGAAAGTTAATTGTATGTTAGAATTGGGGGTTGTAAAAAGAATCGCCTGGATTTTATCATATAGAAGATGTTCTCGATTATCTAAAACGAGTTTCATTCTTTTTATAATAGACTAATATCTATATGATTTATTTGAAAACATATAGATCCAAATTACAGTGCAGGGGTTATAGAGTGTCAAATTAACGTATGGGATTATTAACACCATTTCTATATGGCATAACGGCGGATCCGACTGGGCGACTAGGACGGGCATAACTAGTGAAAGTCATGGTCTGGTAGGATTTAAGACTACAGCATTTATTATTTACAACAGCATTTGTAGCACCAAATGCGATACTGGTTCTGTAATCACGACCAATTTGGTAAGGGAATCCGGCTTTTTTCTCTCCACCTCCCTGATTACGGTTTGTTCTGAAATTGCTCTGCGGCAAGCCTCTCATTGCTTTACGTGAAAACATATTTGTTCCTCTTGGCATTTCGTATATATTTAGTCGGTAGATTTTATTTTATTCCAGTGAAAACAATATAAACAATAGGTCTTATAATAAAGTAACAGATTCATTTTATTAACTCGATAAAATGAATACAAACGAAGATATAAGAATCGAAAAATCGCAAGATGGAACTGAACGCTATATTTTCGACCCATATAATCCCCTAAATAGAGAAATAACGAAAGACGAAGTCCAGCGTATTTTACGGATATATGGCATAGATCTTCCCATTAATAATTTCGAATTATATCGCAGGGCTTTCATCCATCGGTCATATATAAAATATCCCATGGCAGAGAACCAACGTAATAATATTGTTATTATGCCTAAACCCGATGACTGTCTCCCCCTATATTCCAAATCAAATGAACGCCTCGAATTTGTAGGCGACGGTGTTCTCGAATGCATCGCCAAATTCGAACTCTATCGCCGTTTTCCTAAAGAGAATGAAGGATTCATGACGGAGAAGAAAATCGCCCTAGTGAAGAATGAATCTATAGGACGCCTCGCCCTAGAAATGGGGCTGAATAAATGGTTTATTCTTTCGAAACACGCCGAGACCAAACAGACCCGATCAAATTTGAAGAAGTTGGGCTGTCTATTCGAGTCGTTCTTAGGCGCCATTTTCCTCGATTTCGGCCGCCTAGAAATCCAGGATGATATTTTCAAGGGTCTTATGGGACCCGGATTCCAATTGTCACATAGATTCATTTCTGCAGTATTCGAACGCCATGTGGATTGGATGTCCCTCATCCAGAATGACGATAACTATAAGAATATTTTACAAGTCCGGATTCAAAAAGAATTCAAGGTTACGCCGTATTATATGGAAATCGAAGAACATAATACGGATACGGGGTATTATATGGGTGTCTATTTATGTTTAGGGCAGTTACCCGTGGGTCTCCGGCATCACGAAGCATTGTCCTATAGGAAATTTACCAAATTCATCGAAATACACGACTATATGTCGAAGAATGGGCGGATTTTCCTCTTTTTAGGGGAGGGGCGTCATAATATCAAGAAGAAGGCGGAACAAATCGCATGCGATGCGGCCATCCGTAATCTAAATACGTTTTCATAGACCGTGCCTATTTGTTACGTAATGTGTCATATAAGAATAATTCTATATATAGTTATATTATATATGGAGTATTTAGCTATAAAGGAAAAGAAAATAGCAAAACCAAAAAAACCCGTAAACATTCTTTTCGATAAAATTACGGAAGGTTCTCGAGAAACCGAATCTATAGGACAAATAGGAATTATAGATAAAACGAGAACATCCGGACTAAATCGCGAAGAGATCATGAAACGACTACATCTATTGAATCCGGCTGTCAAATCCACTATTTTAACGAAATCTGTCGTCACTGTACCTACTATTATAAGTAAAAAAACGGGAGAGAGAGATCCCGAAGCCGTCGGGATGATATCATATGAAGAAGAGTCCGATAGAGAAAAAAGGAAAAGGGAGAAGGAAGAACGAGAACATGAGATCGAATCTGAAATACGCCTATTTGACAATACATCAGATGATAAATCACTAGGGGATGAGATTTCTCTACCGGATGATGAGATTTCTCTACCGGATGAGAAATCACTAGGGGATGAGAAATCACTAGGGGATGAGATTTCTATAGGGGAAATAGAAGAAAAAAGAGAACGAGAACAAAAGGTCAAAAAGGAGAAAGAGAGAATAGAAGATATCCTATATAAGAATATCGACCCCACATACAAAATAGGAGATAAATTAGTCGTGGACCGTATTCCAAAACAGAAGCCCATAAAAATCCGTATTTCACCACACTATATGACCAATCGCGCGAAATATATCCAGAAGATATCGAAAATGCTAGGGCCATACGAGGAACGCGTAAGGAATGCAGATGCCAATGTATCCTGTGAATCGAGAGAGGAATCCGGTGCAGACGAACTCTTTACCCATCAGCAGGTAGTCCGGGATTACTTGAATCTTTATACGCCATATAGAGGATTATTATTATTCCATGGTTTAGGTTCTGGTAAAACTTGTTCCTCTATTGCCATTGCCGAGGGGATGAAATCGGCGAAACAGGTGGTTCTCATGACTCCGGCCTCCTTGAAAATGAATTTCTTCAGTGAATTGAAGAAATGCGGGGATAATATATATAAGAAAAACCAATATTGGGAATTCGTCAGTATCGTAGGTCAACCGAAGAATGTGGGTATCCTATCCAATGTTCTCAACTTACCCATCGCATTTATTAAAAAGAAGAGGGGTGCATGGCTTGTCGACATATCGAAAGAGCCCAATTTCTCCCAGTTATCCCCCGATGACCAGAAAAACGTGGACGAACAACTCAATATGATGATACGTGCCAAATATATCGATATTAACTATAATGGTCTCAATAAGAAGAAGATGAATGAATTGACCCGGGATAAATCGATCAACCCTTTTGATCACCGTGTGGTAATTATTGACGAGGCCCATAATTTCGTGAGTCGTATAGTAAATAAACTCAGCAAGGCCGACGCATTATCAAATATATTATATCAATATTTGATGGATGCCACTGATGTTCGTATTGTTCTCTTAACCGGTACGCCGATTATTAATTACCCCCATGAAATTGCTGTCCTATATAATATTTTGAGAGGAAACGTAAAAACTTGGTCCATACAGATCCGAACCACCACATCAGATAAAGTAAATAGGGATACCATAATGGATCTATTTGACAGGAAGGGTCTGAATACCTATGACTATTTGGAATATAGTGGTAATACTCTCACAGTAACCAGGAATCCTTTTGGATTTATCAATGACCTCAAAAAAATAGTTCGAGAACCTAGGAAGGCAGCAATTACAGAAGAGAAGCCTTCGAAGTCAAATAAAGTAAAAGATACGAAAAGAAAGGGAGGTAAAGATCGAAAGATAAATCGAACGACGAAACGGGCGAAAAAAGTGGAGAACATAAGTCAAATAGAATATAATGTTGGGAAGGAAGAACAGGACGAATGGCAGAAATATTATGAGGGTACTGTGAATATTTATGACGGTGGTTCTCAGATTAGGAGTGGGGAAGAGGAAGGCGATCCAGAAATCGAGAACTTTGTCAGATATCAGAGTCTAAATGGCGGTCAAGGTAACGAGAAAGCCACATTCGGTGGCGCTATGACGAATTATAATGGTGTCCTATATGACGAAACAGGGAATATTAGCGACGCTGATTTTGAACGTATGCTTCTCGCCATTCTCAATAATAACGATAAAGGGATCAAAGTCGCAGGTTCTCCAAATGTGGTCAAATATAAATGTCTACCAGATAATTCCGACGAATTCTTCGATACTTTTATTAACGGCGATGGAGAACTTAAAAACTCGGACGTTTTCCAGCGCCGTATTCTAGGTCTCACATCATATTTCCGTAGCGCGCAAGAGAAACTCCTACCTAGTTTCGTAAAAACGGAGCAAGGTGGTAATTACCATTTAGTTCCTATAGAGATGAGTGATTACCAGTTCTCGATATATGAAAAAATCCGTAAAGAAGAACGCGATAGCGAGAAAAAGAGGAAGAAAGCGGCCAAGCGCGCCAGAATCGCAGCAGTAATCGCAGATGACGAAGTATCATCAACCTATAGGATATTTTCAAGGGCATGTTGTAATTTCGCCTTCCCCCCCTCTATTAAACGCCCCCTTCCCGAAAAGAGGGGCGATATCGACGAGACCGCTTTCAATGGTATCACCCGAGATATGCGGAAAAATGCGGATGATTACGACGAGGACGACGAGGATGAAGAGGAGAACCAGAAACAGACGGAAAATGTGGCTACCTACCAGAAACGCATCGAAGATGCGATGGACCTCCTATCATTCGATCCTATGAGACAACGTAGCGAAGAATATTTGTTAAAAGATACACTACCTTTATATAGCCCCAAATTTTCGGCGGTTCTCGAGAACTTGGTAGATCCTACAAACGAGGGACTCCATCTCCTATATAGTCAATTCCGTACAATCGAAGGTATAGGACTCATGCGACTCATTCTCATGGCCAACGGATTCGCAGAATTCAAATTAGAAAAAGTCCAGAAAATGGTGGATGGGAAAGAATATAACGAATGGGAAATCGTCAAAGGGAAAAGCGAGGCCGACGAAGCAAGTGATAAAGGGAAACCCAAATTTGTCCTATACACGGGTACTGAAACAGCCGAAGAAAAGGAAATCATACGTAATATTTATAACTCGGCATGGGAATTCGTACCCCCCAATTTAGTCGCAGAATTGAGAACCATAGCCCCCAATAATTTTATGGGAGAAATCATCAAAATCTTTATGATCACGTCGTCCGGTGCCGAGGGTATCAATCTCCGTAATACCCGATTTGTTCATATAGTAGAACCATATTGGAATATGGTAAGGATGGAACAAGTCATCGGCCGTGCCCGCCGTATATGTTCTCATAAAGACTTACCAGAGGTTCTCAGAACCGTCAAAGTATTCATCTATTTGACCACTTTATCCGAGAAACAAAAGACGGATGATCAGAATATCGAACTCCGGATTAATGATGTGAGTAAACTAGATGCAAAACGGGTCATTACTACGGATGAATCCCTATTTGAAATCTCGCAAATCAAAGACCGAACCAATCAGCAGATTTTGACGGCGATTAAAGAGACCGCAGTGGATTGTAGTCTTTTTAATACGAATCCGGATGAACCGCTTATATGCTATGGATTTGGTCAAATAGAATCCAATGAATATTCGACACAACCGGATATTACGAAGGATAAGACGAGACCGGTAGCGAGAGAGACAAATAAAAAGGTGAAATGGGTACCGAGGGAAATAATGAAAGACGGGAAACAGTATGCAATGAATGAGAGGACGAAAGAAATTTATACTATGGAGTCATATAGAAATAATGTGAATAAGGGGACGGATTTGGTTCTCGTCGGTCATTTAGAGAAAAAAGAGAGAATGGTCAATGGTAGGCGAATTGTGGAGGAGGATATTGTCATGGATACGTAGGATTTTTATATGCGTTTATTTTATAGATGCCTATATCTTATAAGAGTAGATTAGAAGAAAAGAAAAATAGTGAAGCAAAACGAAAAGAAAGTACTCAGAGAATATTAAAAGTTAAAGAAAATACTAAACATTTTCAAGGTATGAATCCTTATCGAACAAATAAATCAGTATCAAAAAAATCTAAAGTAAATGAATTATGTAAAGATTCAATGTGTACTATTTCTGGTGGTAAAAGAAAATCAAATAAAAAAAGGAAAACAAATAAGAAGAAATGAATATAAAGAAGATATACTATATGATAGTATGAAGACAGGTAATAGCACTTTTAGCTCAGTTGGTTAGAGCATTGGTCTTATGTCCTATTATAGGTCAAGTTAGCCAAAGGTCATGAGTTCGAGCCTCATATAGTGCATAGTCTTCATCATTTGCTTCATTAGCATAGTCGGTAGTGCGTCAGGCTGTTATGTTTGCAAAAGCAAAAGACTGTTAAGTTTGCAAAAGCAAAAGACTGTTAAGTTTGCTTTTACAAACACCGTTACCTGAAGGTCGATGGTTCGAGTCCATCATGAAGCGATTCTATATTTATTTATCAAATAAATATAGATATTAATCTAAATAAAAAAAAGGTCATATAGAATCTATGTCATCATTAGAACCAAGAGACTTAGCAGATGTATTACTTGAAATCATAGATATAATACCTTCTGAAGAAGTCGAACTGTTGGATGTGTTAAATAAACTATTTGATAACTTGGCATATAAAGCGCCGGAATTGAGAACTTCCCCCGAATGTTGGAGTAAACTCATACAAATTTTATTGGTCCATGTTCCAAAGTTGGAAAAGGATTGGCATATAAAAATAAATAATCGTGTATGCGGGAACTCATGAATAATCATATAAAAAATCTTCTTATATGATTACCAAAATAACACGCTTATGCACTACTATCTATATGAAAATATCAATAAACTCTATCAAAATATTCATCTGTTCCGTAGATTCGTGCAGATTCATCTTCAGAGTCAGTATCAAACTCGGTATCAAATGGAATGAGGTCAGGCATGGAACTATGTGTAGAATTTGTATCTTCATCTATTGTTGAATCTAAATTCCGTAGCAATTCGGATGGCGAAATATCGTGGTCTACCGCATTCGACCCGCGTGTCAGGGTTACTTTCGAAAGGTCTACCGGTGAAATCGCGAATTCGTGCCAATGTTCCAAAATATTCCGGATAGGGACATCTGCGGCAGGTAATAGCCCTTTCCTATGGCGTAGATAATCGTCCAATATGTTTGAAATAGAATCGTACATATATTTTTTATATTCTAGCGAACCAACTGGTGGTATCTCATTATCAAGGACAGGTGGAATCCATTGTGCGTCAGTATAATCAGGTAAATAGTCTTCTGGCCTTTCCCTTTTGATTCTAGTATCATTGATATCGTTCAAATAACTAGATTGGAACTCTTTTATGAAAGGCTTAATATATTCTTTGTCATTACCGTATAATTCAATATCGGTAATGTTCTGGCAACGTGTAGCGGTAGTTGGAATATCGGTATTCATCTTATAATGGTAGATGTGGTTTAGTTTTAAAATTATAAAAGTGAATCAATTTTATTGTCATATAGATTTTATAACAAGGTTATCCAAAAACATATTTAAATCCATATCTTCTTGTAATTTTTCAAATAAATAACTGGGATGATATTGTCTCACAATTTTAGGTTCTCTTATTTTCTCCCATAACCATTTTTTAAATTGTCGTTTGAATTTCAAAGACCAATATAAATGACGGAAGTTATTTAATGTTTGTATTTGTTTTTTACATACATCTATTTCCATTATATCCCTTTCAATATCAATATTAGTATCTATTATTTCACCAATTGGATTATCATAATAACAGAATGATTGTAAATTTTCATTCAAATATGGTAAAGAAGTCAATTCATTAAACATACAATATAAATATTTTAAATTTTCATTCAAATATGGTAAAGAAGTCAAATTATTATAATAACAATGTAATAATTGTAAATTTTTATTCAAAGATGGTAAAGAAGTTAAATGATTATTACAACAATATAAATCTATTAAATTTTCATTCAACGATGGTAAAGAAGTCAAATGATTAGACGCACAATATAATATTTTTAAATTTTCATTCAACGATGGCAAGGAAGTCAATTGATTATACGAACAATTAAATCTTTTTAATTTTTCATTTAAAGATGGTAAAGAAGTCAATTGATTATACGAACAATATAATTCTATTAAATTTTCATTTAAAGATGGTAAAGAAGTTAAATGATTATACGAACAATTTAATATTTCTAAATTTTTATTCAAAGATGGTAAAGAAGTCAATTTATTATCCATACAATATAATCTTTGTAAATTTTTATTCAACGATGGTAAAGAAGTCAATAGATTATTACTACAATTTAATTCTTTTAATTTTTTAAACCGTTCTAAAGAAGGAATATATGTTAAATTACGTTTTTGTAAATCTATACGTCCGATATCTTCAGGTAAAGAATTCAAGAATTTAACTATATCAAAATAATTCTCTTTTACAAATTCCACCATATGTGTAAATTATTTCATATTAAATTTTTAATTGATTAATAAATCAATTTTGTTATATATATTATGATAAATAATATATATAAAATTTATTTTCATTTCTATGAGATTAATTCGTACGATAGTCAAATAAATTCGATGGTAATATACCGTCAGAAGTTTTAGAATAATTCGTACGATAGTCAAATAAATTCGCCGGCACTATAGTTTCACAAGAATAATTCGTAAGTTTTAGTCTCGCCGGCAGTATATTTTCAGGCAGTATATTTTCAATAGTTTGTTCTGAATTATTAGGATTATAATCAACATAAGGGTTTGCAGAATCAACATAAGGTTTTGCATAAGGAATAGGCGTATCAATACCAATAGGCGTATGAAAAGGTGGAAGATTTTTAATAGGTTTAACACATTCATGAAAAAGTGGAGGATTTGAAGGATTTTTAATAGGTTTAACAGTTTCATCTATCGGACAATCATTTTCAGAGGTCTTTTCCTCTTTTTCTATTTCAGAAACAGACTTCTTTTCCTCTTTTTCTATTTCAGAAACAGAGGTCTTTTCCTCTTTTTCTATTTTTACAATCTCAAGACGTTCTCGATTTTCCAATGGTAATAACTTATAGGAATAATCTTCTTGTGATTCTGATTCGGTGAATCCAACATTAGAATGAGAATTTGTCCTATAAATATCATCTATATGACTCTTCTCTTGGACGAATTGCATTAGTTTTATAATTGCCTCTTTATGGCTATCAAAGTTCTCGAACATTATCTTTCCCATCTCTGCCGGAGAAATCATAAATTCTGTCAAATAGAAGATTTGTTCTTTCTCCTCTTCTTCGAGAACGATATCATAGAAGAATTCCATCATTTGTACGAGGGTTTCATTCCTACATTTTTTGAAATCGGCGATAATATCAATACGTCCTGGTCTGATTAGTGCGTGGTCTAATTGGTCAATATAATTACTCGTCATAATGACGATTCGCCCTGGGTTCTCGAGAACCCCGTCCAAAATATTGAGGAGGAAGGAAAGGTCCAACTTTTCCGCGCCTGCAAATAGGGGTTGATTCTGGTATGTATCGGGTTTCGACGGGTTCGTTTTTATACTCTCTGGTAGTATATTCTCTGGATCTTTTTTTACAGAAGGTCGGGTCGTTCTTAAAGCGCGTTCAATGACCAGATCGCCCTGACAATCGATATCTTCCAATACATAGATTCGCTGTTCTAATGGAATACTATATTTTTCGTTTTGTCCTGTAGAAATATTGATTACATTAATCACCTCGTTGAAGAACAAGTTCTCGAATTGGGATTTAGAAATATCATTATTCAAATTAATATTGATTATATGACGTCTCGTTTCGTTCGCCAGACATTTCACTGTGCTCGTTTTACCCGCCCCAGCTTGCCCCGATAGAAGTAGACCCAAAGTATACGGAATACCCTTGGCATCATACCACTTTTTATTCTTGATGAAGAATTCCACGCGTTTTTTGACAACGTCAATCTCTGGACCGAATAAGTTCGAGAACTTACGATTCGTCTGGAATTTCTTCATCGTGAATGCACACGTATTCGGTAATTTCGAATAATCTTTTTGACCGTTGGAATCCGCAGGGAGATTAGTGGGGTGCTGATTGAAATAATAAATATTATCCCCCAGTTTATTTTTCATCTTGAGTTCATAGTCATATACAAGTTTATTCAGAAACATACGTAATTCGTGGGTACAAAGGGTATATGAAAAGAGTTCGACGACTTGTTCGATATCGAGGGGGGTCTTATCGTCTGTACCTCCCTCGGTCGTTTTATTATCCTGGAGTTTGATGAAAATATCATCCGCGATTTCGATAATATCGGTCTGGTTGATAATGAAATTCTGTTTTTTATATGACACATGTTTGGTATTTTTATTATTGGTGATAAAGTCCAATAGGGCATGACCGTATAAATTCGTCAAATCCGAAATCCTTATTTGAATCGTAATCGACGATGTTTTTTCTCTGTCTCCTTTTTTTTGAATAGGGCCGATTTCCATCAATTTCTTTTTATTCGCCCGATAATATTCATTGACCCGGTTTAATATTTCCGGTGCGAGGGTCTTACAAAGAAAATCGATGATCGCCGTAGCTAAAAAAATATAGACCATCGAGAACATACCGCCATTACCACTATCTGACGCCCCCTGTCCCGGGGTCATGGTTTTCATCATCATAAAAGTCATAAGTTGGGTTTTCATAAAATCCATAGTATTCCCACTATGGAAATTGGTATTTGCATTATTATTCATATAGAGTTATCTATAGGACAGTATTTAAATTATTTTATACATTTATATAGACTAATAAAAAAGGGTTTTACCCCCTTTTTATAAATTTTTATTTATTTTTTATATTTTTATTTTTATTTTTATTTTTATCCATACAAACAACGTTCAAAATATTCAGCACCTGTCATATAGTCTTCTGGATAATATGGATAGTCGTCATCATGATCGTCATCTTCATCATCCTCTTCTTCTGCATCTGAAGAAGACCCATGAGTGAATGATACACCAGAAATATCACAATTGATAATGTCATTCCATCCATCATCTATAAATGTTACGCACTCGGCAGTTGGACGACTTTCGTTAAATGTGTCATATAGATGTTGTTCATCAATATCTACTGAAAGGTTTACTAGAGAAGGATCAAAAACAATGTCTGTGGTATTGTTAAAATCGTAATTTTCGATTCTTTCGCGTTGGATCATACTTGGTAAGTGAATATTTTTTGAATACCCAGAGAGTATTTCATTGGTTATCTCACAAAGAGTAAGAGGGCGTTCATTCTCACGAGTAATACGGGCGGTTGTCATATTGTTATACATCGGTTTACACCTTAATTTATCATTATAATAAAATTATAAAAGCAAATCAATTTTATTGGAGAAAATCAAGTAATATATACATAATACATCTTCTATATGACACTTTATGAAAGTCATATAGGAATAATCACGGATAAAAAGGAGAGATGATATGCCATTTTTTTATAGTTTAATATAAATATAAATGATTTAAATAATCCGCGTTTGTCATATATATCTGGCGATCTAGGAGAATGAACGAAGCAAATAATGTTCTCACTATTAAAACCGTACAAATACAACCTATACGTAATATGATCACTGCCATAAAAGATATATTGACAGATGCGACGATTACTTTCACAAAAACGGGGCTAAAAATTATTAATTTCGATAAGACACATACAATTTTGGTGAATGTGATTTTGAATGCGCAGAGATTCGAACAATATGTATGTAAGCCAGATAAGATTATTATTTGTGCGAATACGCTCCACCTATTCAAGGTGATTTCGACTATGTCGAATGATGATACCTTATCGATGTATATCGAGAACTCGGATTATCACGACGGGATCGTATCCCATTTAGGCCTCCAATATGATAATGGGAATATCAAACAGTGTTATAGCCAGAAATTACGTCTTATAGAACCCGATACGGAGGAACTCATCGTACCTGATGTCGAATATTCGACAGTGATCAATCTACCCAGTTCCGATTTTCAGAAGATCATCCGCGATCTCAATGGGATTTCAGATAGAATAGAAATCAAATCGGTAGGGAATGATTTGATATTTTCTTGCGAGGGTAATTTCGCAAGTTCTCGAATCTTCCGTTCGGAATCCGATGGTAGTATGGAATTTCTACAGAAGCCGAATGCATCTGTTATTATCCAAGGGGAGTTTTCTTTGAAAAGTCTGAGTCATTTTATCAAATGTACACCGCTTTGTAGTGACTTGGAGATGTATTTGGGGAATGATCTACCGCTTATTGTCAAATATAATGTTGCATCTCTAGGGGAGATAAAACTATGCTTGGCGCCATTGCCGCCTAGTTAGGTCCGCACCCTTTTGTCATATAAAATTGATTTACTTTTATATGACATAAACGGATGATATATTAACCAGTTAAAATGAATTTTGTCGAATTTATTGAACGCGTATTCTGTTTTATGGTTCTCGGTTTTACCCTGTATTATACGAGGACTGAATCGAAGAAAGTGAACGAACGGAAAGAGAATGCGCTAATGGCGATAGAAGACTACCGTATTCCCCTTTTCATAGAGGATGATGGGGTTGTCTTGGCACTAAGAGAAAAACCAATTCTCAAAGTAGCGCAAGAATATCAAGATAGATGTCATATAGATGAATTACAAAAAGATGATGATAAAATATCGCAGTGGCTTTGGGCGTGGATTCAATATATTGAATAAAATAAAAGGTATAAAAATAATGTCATATAGAAAATATCATGGATGATTTGACACGATTATTGGACGATCTTTCCCTTAAACCTGCATTGGACGATCTTTCCCTTAAACCGGCATTGGACGATCTTTCTTTATCATCTACGAAAGAAAAAACAGAAACAAAATCAAATAAAATAAATGAAACCGAATTATATCAAAAATATAAAGCGACATATTCCGCGGCATTTGCGGACTTGGGCCAACACGCCCTTTTTTTATGGGGGGCATTCTATGCGTTGTACTTATACAAAGATTCCTATATGACATTATTCACAATTCCATTTGCAAGTCTTATGTTAAACCGTACATTCATAGTTTTCCACGATTGCCAACATGGGTCATATACACCTAGTCCTATAGTAAATTATATCATATCGCATATTACTGGGACATTTGTTCTTACAAGCCCGAATTGGATATTAGACCATCATACCCATCATTTAACAAATGGAAATATAGATAATGAATATAATTATAAATTCAATGAATTAATTGACTATACAAAAAGTGAATATTTATCTTTTACGAGATATGAAAAAGTATGTTTTTATATTTTTTATAACCGTTATACTTATTTTTCAATATTTCCTATCATATATTTTTATATTGCACAACGATTCATTTATATTATCAAAAAAATAAAATACGGGGAAAAAATTAAAAAACAATTATCTTATATTTTATTTGACCATGTATTAAATAATATAAATATTATCGTATTTTTTTATGTTTTATATATAAATAAAATTTGGATACATTATTTAATATCGAGTTATATTAATTTTATATTAGGATTTTTTCTATTTCATAATCAACATACATTCAATCCGCCCTATGTTAAAAAAAATGATGAATGGACGCAGAAAAATAGCGGTATTCATGGGAGCTCATTCATCCAAGTCCCGTTTTGGCTGCGATATTTTTATATGGGAATAGAATACCATCATATACATCATATGAATCCAAAAATCCCAGGATATCATATAAAGCAATACCACGAAGAAGTTATCAAACAAAGTGATCTATTTGACCCAGTTATAAAACTATCTCTATGGGACTGTTATCAAAATTTATGGTTTGTCCTATATGACGAAGATACCAAGAAATATATCCGGTTTGACGAATTGGATTATAATGACCGAGTCACATGGAATGATTTTATCATGAATGATTTATTTTCACTCTCATTTATCATTATCAAATATAGTATAATTCTATATATCTGCTATATGACAAAAACAAAAATATATGAATAATATATGGTAAATAAAAGATGTATTTCTACATGTAAACAATTTCCCAAGGAGGAATGTAATCCCCCTAGATGCGCCTATGTAAACGGTGCTATGCGTAAGTACTGCCGCCTATCTTCGAAATATGTCATGCGGAAACCCTCATGCACGGTTACACGCCGAGTCAAAAAGAAAGAAATAGAGACCCATGCTAGAAAACGCATCACCCATTTTCTCAAACGCACAGGTAAGGTTCTCCAACTCGTCTGTTCGAATACCGGCGAATGTCTCACATTCGGTAAAAACGTAGACGAGATCACAAACCTATTTGCCGGATTTACCGGATTCAATTATGTAAATAGTCCTATAAGACCACTTGGTAAGCCTTCGGCAAACGGTTTTGTAAAAGAAATCGAATATGCAAAGAATGGTTATAAAGCGTATGCTGTGCTAAAATCCTCACAGAATGAGTCCTCCGATAATTTACTATATGAATATTTAGTCGGTGTCAAATACATCAATCGCGTTTTGAAACGCTTCCCCTGTTTCTTACAAACCTATGGATTCTACTTCTATGAGACAGATGCGGATAGGAAAGAAATGATGCGAACCGTCCCGCTTAATAAAAAGGTTTTGGATGGCCTTATCCAACAGAAATCGATCGATTATAGTAAAGCATGCGAGAATTCTATATTGGGTGCGGTCCTAATCCAGCATTTCCATTCTGCGAAATCGATGCGTGATTCTATTGCGTCATATAGCGAATTCTGTAAAATGGATTCGATCTATATGTTATTTATCGTATATCAGGCACTAGCATCATTGAGGAAACAGTTCACCCATTACGATTTACATGACGAGAATGTTTTGATAGTAGAACCCGATCCGTCGCAGTATTACATTTATAAATATCATCTATTGGACGGTACAACGATAGAGTTCAAAACGACATATATACCCAAAATCATCGATTATGGTCGATGTTTCTTTGATAATGGGAATACGAATTCCAAGAAAATATATGATAAAATATGCGATACACCCGAATGCGCTGATTGTGGTCTAGAAGTTGGGTTTGAATGGTTTGAATCGCCACCAACATATGGAATAAGTTCTCAAAAGAAGAACGAAAGCCACGACTTGCGATTGCTACATATGTTGAAATTACAATTAGATCGTGATGCATTAACTGGTAAAAAGAAACCGAATACGCGTATTTTCGTGGAATTAGAAGCCATGTTGAAAAAAGTAGTATATGGTAGAGGTATTATAAATCCCAATGAAAAATTATTCGGGACGAATGAGAATCTGACTTTACACCCAGATATGTCAAAAATAGCCAATGTCAAAGATGCATATGAGTATTTGAAATATGTCATACAAAAACCGGAAATAGTCAAATATAATAATAATCTATTTGGCGTTACAGAGAAAATGGCCGGTACATTTCATATATATGAAGACGGTCGAAATATGGTTTTCGAATAGTCATATAAAAAATGATTTTTATATGATTTATACTTAGTGAAGAGTTGAGTAATGTTTATATCTATATTTCTATCTAACGCTGGGACCAAACTACGCAACTAATATCGTCCAATAGAGGAAATCCGGTTTCTTCGTATTCATAATATGAATAACCATCGGGCATATCTACTAACTTGAGACCAGACATTTCTTCTCTATATGACTTATATTTCATATATGAATCTCTCGATACAGGAGTAATACATAATATCCATTTCTGTAACCAGCGTTTTTCTGCGAATTCGATGAGCGTATCGGCGGTTTCTACGTCTGCTAAAAAGGGTCCGTCGATTTTATCACATACAATGTCAAATAGACCATCTGACCCAATGATGATTTGTACTTCATCTTCATCACCGAATTCAATGGTCTTACGTTCGGGTTCGAACCCGGTCATACCGTGGTGTCCTATAGATTGTGTGAGTGATAAACTATATTCGGTATCTCCGTTATAAAACGTCACTGTATCAGAGGATTCCATAATGAGATGATTTCCGTCTAGGATTCTAGGTGCATCCCCTTTATTTATCTCATAGGAAATATTCTGTTTGGCTAATCGGACGATTTCTTTATCGGAGGTGATTTTATGGAGTTCGTTTTTATATACGAGGGTTTTATTGATATAGACTCGGGCACTAGAGTCGCCTATACTGAATATTTCCGCGCGATTTTGGAAGACTTTGAACATAAGGAATGTAGCACCGATATTGGGCGGGTAGAGAGTAGGCGGTATCATTTTCTGGATATATGCGACGGGGTCGTCAGATAGGGCGATTTCCAAATGATCGAGAGCTTCAAATGCTTGATTGAATATCATATAGGGTACACGTTTCCCATCTTTATATGAAAATGTTTTACCGTGCCCGTCTGAGATAATGGCCCAGTCGAATGAGTCTTTTGGATCTGGGGCGCTATATGACCCGGTAAATACGGAATCCTGTCCCGAATCGAGTTGTTTAATTGCGTTAGACATATTACGCATGCGTGGTTTTACATCGATAATTACGGGGGTTTCGTATTTAGATAAGGCCTTTGCCTCGAAGTCAAATAGATTAAGTTGTTCGATTGTAGTCATTGTTCTCGATTATTTGATATTGAATTAATTTTATAAAATAAAATAAAATAAAATCAATTTTAGTTAGGATTAATTTATTTATATGAAAAGGGAGAACTTAATTTAACTAAAATCCTTATTCACATGGTCTTCTAATTCACATACATGACCCCACATGATTTTCAAATCTTCTTTACGGTCATGGTCTTGTGTATGATGTTTCAATTTATGTTCGATGGCTTCTTTCAAACGTCTTATAGAATTACGATATGTCTGGATCTTATCGTGATAGCCCATTTTTTTCGCCAAAATCATCCAGCCAAGTTTTTCGAACATGGCCTTATGCCAGTGGCCTAGACCACAGAAGGTATGTTCACAGCAACAACCTTCTTTTCTGTTTTTCATATGCATCGTTTTATTATGCTTCTTACGCATACTGCCACGTTTACGCATTGATTTTGTCATATATACTATGCGACGAAAATTTTAGTATAATAGGCCCATAACCCGAGTCCTATAAAACATTTGGCGATAAAATCCAGAATATTCATCGCAATATTTTTCCATTCTTCGCTGAATAAATAAACGATTCCATAGATCGACCAAATCGCGAAATACATGAAATAGAGGACATAATTCGAATAGACGTATTTGGGTTTTACAAAGACGTGGAAAATGATTGCGAACATAACGAAAAAGGCGACGAATCCTGCGAAACATGAGGTCAAACGGTCAATCCATCCGATCTCGCCCAAATAACCCAAATAGAGCATAGAATAATTGAAAAAGACGATGAGTAGGAAAATACCGATATGTACGGGTACGCGGGTATTCATTCCTAAAACGAGACATAATGTGAGTAACATCAACGGAGTTGTAATAGTCCAGTCAACATATCGGGTTTTTGTAATGTCTTTCCATATACCGTCATTGTCATTGTCATTCTCATTCTTATCATTAAGATTTTCGATTTGTCCTATAAAAATAGAATAGAAATAGCCAGCAACAATAGAAATACAGGTTTCTAAATTGAGTATATGACGTACGGCCGGGATATTTGTACGCATAGCTTCAATAAATGTAATAGTCGCAGTTGTGAGTAGCAATATGTATGTGATCATAAAAGATGATTTTGTCACATAGGAAATTTTACTTTTACTTTTATCTTCACTTTGATATCCTACACTTTGATATCCTATACTTTGATATCCTAGACTATTCATTATAATATATATATTATAATGGAAGTAAAAATTGAATTAGAATAATAAATAATTCATTCACAATTGTATTTGACAGATAATCCGCGATTGTATTTTACAGATAATCCGTGAATGTATTTTACAGATAATCCGTGAATGTATTTTACAGATAATCCGTGAATGTATTTTACAGATAATCCGTGAATGTATTTTACAGATAATCCGTGATTGTATTTGAGAGATAATCCGCGATACTATTCAAAATAAAAGGGATGGGGTCGAAGGGGAAACCGTAGGTTTCCCTTCAAAACTCGGGTTCATGTTTTTTGAATAAACACCCCTGTTTTTCCAAATTAGGGATATGTGAAATCATCGCAGGGTCTTTCAACTCCGTCGTATCCAGCCATATTTTAATAATACAAAAATTCTTCTTCGGCGAAATAGTAATACCATTTATATGACTACTATCCGCCACTTTTTGCGCCAACGTCTCACCACATAGCCGATAAAAAAGTTGTTTCCATACTTCACCCACTTGTTTATTCGATACTTTATATGAAAAACATCCCCCACTCCTATTTTTGGGGTCTTCCCACATAGGCGTAATACCCTTACGCATTATGAATAGCATACAGTTTTTCACTATATTCTCGTTTACCACCTCACTAATAGAGACGACTTTTTCGGCGCAATCAATATCTCCCAAAATAAGGGTATAACTAGATAAGTCCCAATTTTTATTCTGTGGTAAATGGTAATATAGATTCCATTTATCAAGCAATGGATATTTTGGGAGAAAAATACTCATCGTATTTTATCGGCCTATACGTGTCATATAGAATAATCTTTATATTATTTCCATACCAATATCTTCGGATACTATCGATTCATTATAATCGCTTTCTATATGAAGCACTTTATAATTATCTTTCTCCAATAGAATATATTCATCAGGATGTATCGTAACTATTTCGAGGTTATGGTCCATGATTTCCACCGTATAATCTGCATTAAACTCTTTCGAATTATTCCTATAGGACAGTTCCCTCAGAATAAATGCGGGGGTTAAAATGATATTCATATTCATATAATAGCCGCGGTCCAAATCGATAGGAATACCAGTTTTATTATTTTCCGTCTTATATGTGATTGAAAGGAAGGTATATTTACATTTCATATTTGTTTCTACGGTATTTTCTATACCATTTTCTTGGAATCTTCGATTGAGTCCTATAAAAAAGATTGTATAAAAAGTATTATGAAAATTGATGAAATACTCGCCTTTTATTTTTAAAAGGGAGAACGCGGAATTATTTTTCCTATATATATGCATCAATCTTTGTGCCAAAGAAATAACGTCGAAAGATAATTCGCCGATTTCGGTATATTCTTCTTTCAATTTCCCTTCGGAGTTGATATATACGATGGCTAGCCAGTTCTCGTATTCGGGTTCTATGAAATAACATTGGGATAAAACAGAATATTGGATAGATGCCAGACCATTTACACATTGTCTTATAGGACTATATGAATGATATGTATCAATGCAGCATTCAGTGACTTGTGTTTGACAATAACTATAGTCCATGATGCATTTTACGATATAGGGTTCCCAGCAATTTTCTTCGTCCTCGTCCTCGGTTACGATATAATCGCTTTCTTCTGTCATATAAAAATATTTTATTATGTTTTTATATGACTTAGTATATCTATATTTTAGTTCTACCATAAAACGCGCCTGGCCAAATTATTCGCCGAATACTTGTTTGTTTTCCAATGGCCCTTGATTTTCCCGCTTCTAGTCAAATAGTTCTTGCGTCTCTTTTTATCTTTATGTTTGGTATAATCTTCGTAGCCCATTTGACCGAAATGTACCCAATGGTTATTTATGGGGTCATATATATCATATTTCTTTTGTGGGTTGGACGATGGATATAGTTTGGCCGTTCGACCTAGATAGCGATAGGCCATATGTTGGGCTTGTTTTGGATTGGAATATTTATATATATCTTTTGGCCATTCTTTCGGCCATGACGACTTATGTTGAGGATGTTGACGCCTTATGCGTAGTGTTTTATTCCGCGATGTCATATAGGTTATATGTATATAAAATTGAAACACTTTTCTCGTTATGTCATATAGAAATATCTCTATATGACAATGCCCAAAATCCAAGAATTTTCTCGTTCGGAAGCGATTAATATGAATAGACAAAAGATGGAGAACTCGGTTCTCTTATATGTGAAGGACCAAGATCCTATTTACCACGATGATATTACATTCATGACGCAAGAAACTAAAAAGAGTAATACCGAGACGTTTATGATGTTGAATCGTACGAATATTGCATTTGCAAACGAAGAAATACTTGTGGCGATTCTGCATAAAGAACGCATGCTTCGTTATAAGGAAGAGGCCATAAAGTGGCGTGAAACGATTGAAAAAATAGAAAGGAAAAAAGAGAGAGATAGAGAAAGAGAGAGAAAATCCGAGAAGAATTTTAATAATATGTTATCGAATATATTTAAACTAATATGACTATGTTGGAATAAGTGATTCTATATGACACGTAAATATCCCCTTCGGGGGGTCCGCTTAAATATCCAAAGAAATAGTATTCTTACATTGGGTTGAAACCATTATTAGGTTATTAGAAAACCCCCTTCGGGGGGGTCCGCTTAAATATCCAAAGAAATAGTATTCTTATCACTCCTATTCTTTCTCTTTGACTTCTTCGGCCCCGTGGCATTCTGCATATCTTTCAATGAACTAATAGAAATTGTCGAATCATCTCCCACGCTTGTCATATAGATATTATTCATAGGTTCTTCGACAGGGTCGCTTCTAAATAATTCCGGTGCTCTTTGTTCCGGCGGCGAAAAAGGTACTTCTACAGATTTCGTTTTTAATCCCGCTAATATATTATCTATATCTGTATTTTGAGGTCCGCGCATTTCGGGCCTTTTTTGCGGCGGTGGTGCCATCTGCGGTTGTTGTCCTATAGGACCATATCTAGAACCTATATCCAACCCCCCTTCGTTAAACATCGCACCTCGGGCCATGGAAATATCGGGTCTCGGCATCTGATTTCCCGGGTGTTCGGTAAACTGCATCTGTTGTCCGGGTCTAGGCTGTGTTGGCATAGATTTCGTCTCCACAGGCGCAGGTGGTGGTCCCATATTTGTATTAGGACCCTGTTGCCCCATCTGGTTCATCATATTATTCGCAAAGGCGAATCCAGGACTTTGTTGGGACATACTCGATACAGTCGCATTAGTAAACATCTTCATGAGTTCCGGTGACTGTTTAATAACATCATTGAAACCGGGAGTCGCACTCGAAAGCGCTTTATTTGTAAAATTGACAACGGCGGCACTGAATCCTAGACGTAATAATAAAGAAATCTCGGGGCTCAATTTACCCCCCTTATATTTCTCGTGAAGTTCTCCGAATATTTCCTCATAAGAATCGATATCTTCGTTAATCTGTTCGCCCCATCCGTCCAAATTAATATCGAAAGGATTGAATGCCGCATTCGCATATTCGACTGAATTGACGAAAGTCATAAACCACCATCCCTGTAATTTGATACTATCCTTCTTCCTCTTATCTTCGAGTGCGGTCTCATATTCATCTTCGATTTCTTCGTAGTTCGATTCCATAGTGAAATGCGTATTCGATTTTATAAGACCCTTTTCGTACCATTCCTCTAGTTTTTTAATCATTGCGCGCTTCTTACGCCTTTTTTCGCGGTCGGATAATTTCGTAGGTGCAGAACCGGTAATGGGGACTTCGTTAACTTTCGAGAACCCATCCCATGTTTTCGAATTACCCATACTTTCTACGGTAGCCTGGCCGATATTGGAATCGGTGGTTTGTCCTATAGAAATATTCTTTGTTTCTCCTCCTCCCCCTCCGGAGGAGGAAGATCCACCTAGACCGAAGAAATTACTGAAACCGGAGAACATTTTCGATTCGCTTTTACCGCCGCCGCCACTTTTCGATGCACTACTAGATCCAGATAATTCATTCAACTCGCTTTCCAATTTATCGAGTTCTCCTAAATCGATATTAATAGAATTCGACGATTTCTGTTTATCATTCATCAAGAATTCGAGTCCACCTCCGAAATTAACCGAAGAGGAGGACCCCCTATCATCGTCCCCGTTTAAATTAATACTGATTGGTTCCAAGTCACTGAGTCCTAAATCGATTGCTTCCATATTTATACTCTTATAACACTATTTATTTTTAAGTTCTCCGCGACGCTTATTCTTTTTTTATTTACCAAGTACCAGATCCCTTGTAAAAAACAATCGGCTAAATCGTCTTTTTTCTTCGTATTCAATGATTCTATATGACCCTGTAACCACGTATTCGATTCTAGAATACCTCGGCAATAAAAAATCCCGTCTTTTTTATGTTTTTTATATTCCGGATTTATTTCGGGGGATTTTTGGGATCCTTCGAGAACTGGCGCGGATTGTCCTATAGAATTATTCTGTACGGCGGCTTCGCCGCCTCTCCCCCCTCCCCCACCACCCTCTCCTCCCTCTCCTTGTTTCGTCTCTTGTTCCGAGTTCTCGGTATTTTTCTTCTTAGACCCCGATGGTTCAAATATTTTGAGTTTATTGACAGAAGAAATGAATTCTATATGACATGCCTCGCCGTATTTCATGATGAAGAACTGTGCCAACATACCCTGGACGGTTTTCATTCGATTAGCGATGGGCGATATTTGGTTCTCGATAATTACATGGGTAATTGCCTTTTGATTATCGACTTTATCGAGAACTTCTGTGAGAAGGCGATTTAACGAGTGTCCTATAGAAATAAGATCAATGGTATTTGATGTGGCCGTTTTTTTTTCTTTTATGGGAATGAGGCCGTGGTTCTCGACGTATCTTTGAATATCTTCTATGAGACCTTTTTTAGAGGGCTTAGCCGTAGGCTTGCCAGGACCTTCATTTTTTTGAGAACCAGTTATTTGGTCATATAAAAGTTGTAATTCAGGAATCGTTTTACTCGTTAGTTTAGATGGAACGGTAATTTTTTTATATGACGATGTTTTTGCATGTTTTTCACAAAAGGTTTGTTCTCTATTCTTATATTTGGCCGGTTTTCCACATTTATTTTCGGGGGGTTGAGAACCTATAAAAAAGTTCTCGATTTTCTTTTTCCCTTTCTCTTTATTCTGTATATTTGATTGATTACATAAAATAGCGGATGGCTTTTCGGGGAGGAGGTTCAAAACGCCCCAATCGAGAACTTTGAATGGAATCTCGCACCTATCGAGAACTTTGAATGGAATCTCGCACCTATCGAGAATCTTAAAGGGTTGGTTCTCGCACCTATCGAGAATCTTAAAGGGTTGGTTCTCGCAGTTACCGAGAACCTGGGTATCGAAAATACAATAGGCCATATTTTTTATTCCAATATCAAAACTAATAATTCTTTTCATAGATATGGTCATATAGAAATTATATCTATATGACTTTATTGTATTAACAAAGAAATGCACCTCCTACAAAAAACATCGGCGCTATTATTATGTCCTATCATCGCCCTTTCGAACCAAATTCGAGAACCTAAAAACGAAGTTCTCACACTACTGGTAATAGCAGTCGTAATAACGAGCCAACAATTCTGGTCCAATCCCATAAAGGGTAGTAAGTCACATAGAATAGATTCCTATGTGACAAAAGCGGCCATTCTAATATTCATATTTTATACCTTTTCTCGCGGGTTCTCGACATTCTGGTGGGAATTGTCCTATATGACAGTAATAGGGATGATGGCTATCGCCTTTTGGATATCCAACCGGGAATCCTCTCGTAATTGGAATAGCCGAGAACATATATTAGCACATAGTATGGTACATTATTGGGGTCTTATAGGTTCTCTATATGCCTTTATATAATTTTGTCGGGTCGGGTCATATAGAAGAATATTCTATATGACAAAAAAGGCTATTAAATTAGGTTCTCCGAAATTGTATCCTTAATTAGTTCCAAATGACACCTATTTATTCTATCATTTGAAAATCGAACCTGTAATAACCGCATTGATCCTATATAATTACCATTACAATCTTTACAATAGGGTGGTATATGATCACATATAAGAATTGCCTGACGAATATTATAATCCGTAAATAAATGGTTTAATTCGGGCCATTGCATATTCAATTCTATTTTTATTTTATCAATGGTTGCAACTATTTCACTTGCATAAGAACCATCGAAATCCTGAGACATTATATAGTCATATAAAAAACATTTATATCATTTATTAGACAAACTTCAATGAGTAGAACATATTATTTCCCAGAATATTGCAATAGCGCGCTCTGTGTAATGGAGGGCGCGACCTTACGCGCTTCCAATTGTTCTCTGGTCAAATAGAGTTGTTTCATATCACTATCTTCGTACCCCTTCGGCTTCGTCTGTTCCGTAAAAGACTGGTACATAAAGGGCGTGGAAAAAGGCAACGGCGTATCTGGGTATCTCTTATAATAACCAATATCATTCGCCGCTTCGACATAATCATATCGCATGATATCCGGCGCATTGGCAGTCAAATAACGGCGATATTGCCAATTCGACTGAATCCCCGTTTCTTCAATGATCTTTTTATTGACCAAGGCCTGGGGTTGGTAACTACACGTAATCGTCCGACCATCGGCCATAAGTGGGGGGAAATTGTCATATAGATTATTTGTTTGATAGCCCTTGAATGTGGGGGTCAAGACATTCGTACTATTATTCAACATATCAATATGTTATATTTCGATATTTTTTATTGGACATTATCCAATAGGATTTTGATCAAATCCCCCTTTTTCAATTTTTTTATATTAACATCTTTTGCTAGACCTCTTTCTAAAACCAGAGATTTCAAAGTAGAAATATCTAAATTCTTATATGACTCTGAGGTAGCGACTGGTACTGGTTCGATTGTTTCTAAATTTGGGATCTCGAATGTCATGGGTTCTTCTACGAGTTCCGAATTTTCTTCTATAAGACCGGGTTCTTGCGATTCGATTTTAGGATCGACTTGTTCTTCTGGAACAGAGATATCGCAGATATCGTCGACTTCTACTTCGATATTTTCGTTCGATTGTCCTATAGAAATCTTATTTTCGACGACTTCGTCGTCATCCGAGTCTTCGATCTCGCTATCACTATCGCTATCGCTGTCACTATCGCTATCGCTATCTTCATTATCCGATACCACGATTTTATTCATCATAGGTCCCATCATAGATGCCATCATAGAAGAAAATGGTACAGATGTAAAAGGCATACTTTGAGGTTCGGGGGTTGGTGGCATATAGACCGGGCGACTTTTAATCACCATGAATTCCTTCACCATATTATTCATGATATCCATCAAAGTATTTGTCTTATCCTCTAAAATAGTTAATCTACCTTTGAAATGATAGACTAACATAATAATCAAGATAAAAGTAATGGCTAAACTTATAAAGAAAAATGTCTCGATAAAATTGAAAAACCCCATTTTTACTATAAGAATATAAAAAGAATCGTTTTTAAAAACGCATGGTCAATTAAAGATATATTCTATATAATATCATATAGGAATGGATAATATAGAAACTGCACCGGCACCGGCAACAGCACCGACAACAGCACAGACAACAGCACAGACAACAGGTGATAGTTTCCTTAAAAAAATGGGGGATTCGGCTACAACATCAACCTATCAGACAATCATCATCATAATTCTGACCGTATTCCTTATTCTAGCAGTTTTAGGAATAAATGTTTTCACGGCAATCGGCAGACTTTTCCAATCTGCATTCGATGTAATAAAACCGGTCACATACAATACAATTAGTGATATAGGATATACGACAGGATCTGTCATTCACGATACTTCCAATTTACTAGCCGATGCGGGGAAAAGGGGGATCGATATTGTAAATGGTACTATACAAGATATAGGCGGCCTCCTTATTAAATCGAGTGGTAGAGAAAAGAAAGAAGGATATACCGCGGCATCCCCCCTAGAACCCGACGCATCCAATCAATACTCCTATTCATCCACTTTCACCCAAATCGATGGGGATAAATATAAGACAAATTCCATATATGACCCCACCATGTTCTCATCTTTTAACTAAAAAGCCTTCAACCCCTTTATCGTTCATTTATACCTATAAAAATAAGTATAAATACTAGCATAAATGACACAGCAAACGCTATGGCTATACGTAATCGAACTAGAACAAGATAAATATTTTCTATATGACACCTATTGTACCGATGAGTTCGAGGTTTTAGTTCTCGCACATATGAATCACGACTACCTCAAAAAATATAAACCCATCGATATTAAAGAAATCCTCATATTAGAAGATCATATAGAAATACTCTACTATTTGAAAAGATATATGGCCGCATATGGGATCGATGCCGTTAGAGGTGGGCCCTATACACAAGAATATTTAACCAAAGAAGAGGAAGACTTTTTAGAAAAAGAACTATCAGTCGAGAACCGAGATAAAAAGGAGAGTCATATAAAACAAATCATACAAAAATACGGCACTAAAAGATGGTCACAATTCGAAATAGACGAAGAAGTCCGCCTTCTAGAATCGATAAAAGAGTCATATAGAAAAGATTTGAATAACATTAACCGGCTAGGCTGGATTAAAGATTCTATTCTATTTGACATAGAATGGCTACGTAATATATGTTGTCAATGTTCTAATACCAAACCCCCTTATTTATACATATATAAGGAATTCTTTTATAAGAAATATCATAGAATCATCGAGAACTTGAAACGGATTACGGAATTATATTTCATTTATAACGAAGGTTGTCATATAGAAAATTCCGTGTTTTTAAAATACCCCGAATTCATATTCGACCTGTATGTTTTCATGCCATCATCCGCTGGTTATGTGCCTAGTCAAATAGATGATTTATGTGACCAATTTGAAGTAATGGCGAATACGTTGATTAATAGGCGTATGGAATACCAATTTCATATAGATGGTTATGAAGTGGATATCGAATGGAAAATAGAACGTTCCATATATTTTCTGACGAATTATAGCCGGTATATTATTTAGATTTTTGTTTCCGCGAATGAGAACCCATTTGTTTTACTTTTCCGCAAACGCGAATTTGTTTGTTTTACTTTTCCGCAAACGCGAATCCGTTTGTTGGATTCTGTATGACCTTATACTGCGTACTTGGCGCTATTTTCGGAACAGAAGTCCGTATAGAAGACGTCGTATTCATAGGCGTCAAATTCCCAGTAATATTCGATATAACCCCACATACCGTATTTTGCACTTTTGTCTTATAGGACATATCTATATTCGAAATATCCATCATATAGGATAATTGGAAATCATATATATTACCACTCGACGTAGGTAAAACGATATTAGATATAGTAATATTACCAGCGTATTGTCCTATAGAAAACACAGAAGAATTTTGTATATTCACATCAAAATTAGGTACACGACTAATATCTACCGAATACGGGGCAGTAAGGGGTATAATTGTATTATTTGATAGTACGGTCAAAGCCACTTGCGATATATCCAATATAAGGGGTGTCAAATAGGAAATATTATTAGACCCCGCGAAATAAAACCCCACAGGAATTGTCATACTAAAAGTACTCACTGAATATATCGGCGATACAATATATAAAGATGCCACGATCGACGGATTAGTATATCCAGTAGTATAATAAGATGAAAAAATCGAATCAGAGGGTACTATAGTAGTCGACGTAATATCATTATATGACTCTATATACCAGTTGGGTGAGGTCATCTCATTTTTTATCGCATAGGAACCCGTATTTGATATATAGTTATAAAGGGGTACCGAATCATCCTCATATAAATAAATCGGAGGTCCGGGTACACCACATGCGGTTGTTAAAGTGGGTTTCGAACGATTTATGGCGCATCCTTTTGCTTGGATACTAGGCGCGGCTAGGTTCACCTGTTTCCCATTCAAATATGTTTTCCCTTTTACTGTTATAATGGTATATGACTGTTGTTGGTAGTTACCACTAACGATTTGTCCCCATTTTTGCGATTTTGTCAAGTTATTCGTTTGACTAGATTGTTTATTGGGCGCATATTTGAGAATTTCCGTTTTACGCCGCATATTAAAATCGAAGGCGGTATATGGTTTATTCGTTTTGGGGTTCAATATAGAACCATCATATGGATTTATAGGATTAAATCTAGTGGGCGGATTCTGTATTCGGAATAATCTCTGATTCTGGTTAAGAACATCACATATATTCGGTATTGTCATATATAGTATATAATATATATGACGAAAGGGGTACAAGAGAATTAATATTTATTATACCAACTATTGGCCAAATAGGATGCATTGGAAAATTGGCCGGTTTGATTTGCGCTAGAACTCGCGTAACCTTTATATAATTTGAGATTCGGTCCAGCATTTACAATACCATTAATATCTATGATAGAAAGTGCATAATTGAAATACCGGAGATCCGATATAGCCCCTCCAGGTGGTAAAGAATCTGCGATATGAATACTATCGGAATTCTGTCTAGGAGGTTGGGATAATACGCTTCGTACATAAATCGTTCCGTTAATATAAACATCAATGCTTTTATTCTGGCAACGTATGGCTATATGGAACCATTTATTAATAGGAATATTACTTATATCGATGATTTGTGTATTTGCCGATGCAACATTCGCATTTAAATCTGAAATATTCGATGTAACTGTATCTATCATGATACAAATCGTATTTGTAATAGGTGGAGATGCCGTATTAATACCACCAGGAATAGTATAATAATCATTATAAAGGTATAATCCAGGACAATTTGTAGTAGAAACATTTGCACTACCATCTAATTTACCGTAGACGGTATCTGTAGATGCTCCCGAACCTTTTACGAAAATACATCCGTACTTCTCTGAAGTAGTTGTAGAATCTCTTTTAACGGGTTTCAAATTCAACCAACAACACCAAGTAAATTCAAGACCACTCAATTGATTATTTGACCTCATAATAGGTATATTTGTCAAAGTTTTTGGTTGGGTATAATCGGTTTTAATAACAACACTATATGCCTTCATATCAGGTATTAAACCACTAACAACATATACACTAGTCGCACCACCAACGAAAAATCCGATAATTTGCATTCCTAAATAGAAAAAGAAGATGAATGCACCCAAAACCAATATCAAAAAGAAGAATTTTGCAATCATTCCATTTGAATTCAAGAAACCCGTACTGGCATTAATCACATTTTTCGAAGAAAAATCGTTCAATGTACTTGATACGGATTCTTTTGCACCAGAATATGCATTTGACGCTGTTTCTGCGGCTCCAGATACGGCTTGTCCTATACCACTAACACCTTCAGATGCTTTTTCTAATAAAGTTTTTTCTCCACTACTCATATTATATATATTATATACCTTTTATACTATAAGTTAACCAAAAATATTATTTTTAATACCATTTTCACCTACCTTATTCCATAAATGTATTGAGACACCGCCAGCACCAGGTTGTCCATTACCTTGTGTATATATACTATATGCAGTTGCAGGGTCTATCGGGTAAGGGAATCTCATGAAATTTCCTAAAATAACTTCTTGTTTATGTCCGGTTAAAGAACCGAATTTAATAAAAGAATTCGTATCAGGCATATATATTGGACTAGTTATAGCACTAGATAGCGCTAATTTACCATCTTGGTAAATATCTATAAAGTTAGTATCAATACTTACAATCACATTTGTCCATCGTTGTAAAGGGAAACTAGGATTAATAATAATATATTTTGTATCATATGCACCTTTACTAGGACTAGTACCAATATCGACTTTTAATGTCGCGGTATCCTGATCATCTAAATATAATCTAAAAAATTTCTTATCATTCGCTTCATTACAGAATGTAAATAATGTTTGATCTACACCACTTTTTTGTAAACTATCTACATAAATCCATATAGAATATGTATATGATATATTACGTATATTAGTAGAACCAGAGGTACCATTCGGCATAAAATTCGAATGTGAATATTGTATAGGATCAATCTCACTTTTTGTTAAATCAACTGTTTTTACTAAAACAGGATTTGGTTTCCAATAAACATATACATAATATAAAACTACTACTAATATTATTGCTAAAATAATATATATAATTGGATTCATATATACATAATAACATAATATTATCTATATTTTTATGAAAATATTTACCATATTTGGAATTCATTTGATAACATATTACGTCCACTACCTTTTGTAACAGAAATACCATAATGTATTTTACCATTCACAGCATTATTTTGACTTCCAGAAAAGGATAAATATGCTTTCTGTACAGCATCAGGGCCAAATGGGCTATTAAAAGCAGTTAAATCTGCTATATATACATCCTGTTGGTAACCAAATTGTATAGCACTCGTTGTAGGGGACGGTTTAATCATACCACCTGTTGCAGCAGATGTTACACTGCTACTTTTCATACCCGATGGCGGTTTTGGTGGATTGTATACATTTGTACTATCTAGTACTAAAGAGTTTACTAATTTACCATTCATATAAACATCCATTATAGGTGTTATAATATTCGTATTATCTAATACGACTGTAATAAATGACCATTTTTGTATAGGTATATTAGATAACGCCTTTATTGATTGGTAATTAGCTGCTGAATTAGAAGCAGTGGTAATAGTAGTTGTATTATAAATAACATATAAATTCTGTCCGGTACTATCTAATGCCCATGCGTAAAAAATATTATTCGATGATCTAGGTGTGTCTTTGGATCCCTCGATATTATTCAAATAGAAAAGTGTTTTTCCATGATTACCAGCAATAGTGAAAGAATTAGGAAGGGGGGTGTCTAGATTATTGCTAGGTGGACTATTCACATATACCCATGCATAAAAAGATAAGGTTTGCGATGTATATGTATTTGATCCTAATGTATTAAATGTAATAGGAGTAGGTACTGCATTTGGGGTTACACCCAAATAGAAGGTACTTCCCATTAATGTTATACCGGGTGTACTAAATACATATGAATATATTAAATATGCAATAATAATACCTACGATCGCTAAAATAATAAATTTATAGTCCATGTTATAAAGTAGTCATATAAAAATATTTTTATATGACCGTTTGAAAGGCTAGAATATAGGCATATTCTTCACAACCAAATAGTTATAATTTGTGGCAATTTTACCACGATCCAATGGTGTGGGATAATACATTACGTTACATACCGCGCCATATAGGCCATTTCGACTCGTCGTGTTTAATGCCGATGTATTCGTCGGTGCTTGTGTTGGTCCATATAGATCGGTATCGGTATTCTTATATGTAGTGGCATATAGAGAGGATGAATCTGTACCAATCGCCATAATATCATAATTTGAGAACATGGGGTTTACCGAGAGTTCTTTACTTCTTACTAAAACCCCGTTTATGAAAATATCTACCATATTTTCGTTATATGTAAAAACAATGTTATTCCATTTCTGATACGGCATAATATCAGTATCAATCATAATGGGTTCTGGTATGCCTGATATGGGGTCTACCTGCTTTTGACTATCCACATATATCTTATAGTATCCATTATATGAAGTATCAATCGCATATGTGATCTGCGGATGGAATGATGTACCCGATGCCGTAATATCTAATGATTTTGCAGTTGGTAAATTTTCTGGGTCATTTGGTATACCATCCAAAAGCGTACTCGGTACATAAGTTGACCCATAATAGAATATATTGGACTCGGAACCCACGGGTATACGCGATGTATTCGGCGGATTCAAGAAAACCCACATTGAAATCGAGAAATTCGAACGTACATTTGTCATATTATTATTCCCCCCATCTTTAAATATTTTATTCCCACTAATATCTATATCTACAGTCATAGTATTCGTCGTAATGGTTCGCACTTCACCGGAATCCAATGATGTCAATTGATTGAGGAAAACGGCATCACTCTGTATGATAACACCGTCACCCTTTATATATGACTGTAATAGGGGCATAGCATAGATAAATAATAATATTAGACAAATTTCTATTACGAAAAGTGTAAAGAAAATCTGCGGTGTGGAATAGAAATCCTTCAATACATATCCTATAAAATCATTTACTAAACACGGAATATAAAATATAAGATTCGTAATAAATCCGATCCACCCCTTATTACGTTTTAAATTATTCATGATCAAGTTCGCGCTAAGCATAAGTCCTATAAAAATGATGAAAAACACGCAAATATTGATCAAATAGCCGATAATGACATTCTTCGAAATATCGGTTGAAATATATATGTATATGAGAACGACCAATCCTAATAGTCCAATAATAATATATAAGGTTTGACTCGTCAATTTACCGCCTAATAGAAGGAAAAATGCGAATAGAAGGGGGGCTATAACACCGATGGTATAGAGATATGGTCTTTGTATTAATGTTTTTGGGTCAGTGGATGCTAAATAGAGTATATATATGCTTATACCTAAAAATATAATAATTCCTATTATTTTTAATATTTTTTCACTTACTTTTGATAAAATATCTGTCAACGTAATTTCCATTATATTTACTATACATTTGTCATATAGAAGATTTATTCTATATGACATACATGTTCTAATCACGTTCTACAGATTTTCCATCGTCGTCTTTTCCCCATGGCATTCGCGACATAGTGCGACTAAATTATCTATATGATTACTACCGCCATACTCCAACCGGATTTTATGATCTACTTCGAACCATGCCGTCAATTGTTTCTGGCAATTCCCACAATGCCAGTTTTGCCTCGATGCCACGAACTTCTTCTTCGTCTCACTGACCGATCTCTTGGTCGCTTTCGTCCCCGACTTCAACATCCGCTTTTCATACGGCGAAACAGGCGCACTAAGTGTATTCAATGGCAATATAGGATATTGTGTCCCCTCTGCGCCGAAATTCTGTTTCGATGTAAAGTCCAATATAGGTGATATTATATTGGTCGTACCCTTATCTATCGGTAAATATTTGATATAATCATTCGACGCCATAATCATCTGACTCGCATTAAGTGGATTATGTTTGATCATCCAATAGACGAAAAATGCACCCACTACTACAGCGGCCATCTGGTAATATTTCTTCCATTTAAATAGCATTTTGGTATATTTCCCATCCGTATAAATATGCGCCACTACAAGTACAGTGGCGAGAAAAAGTATTATTTCTATACGCATCCCCCTTTCTATAATAGAGTCATATAATATTTCTATAGGACATTATCTATCTGACCAATACAGAATAAAAAAGAAACATATCATCAAAAACCCCAATAAAATATATTTCTTCTGGATTTTGAATTTATCAGATAGAGAAATCTGTTTGGGTTTATACTCCGCCAAATATTTCTCGATTGCGGCATCATATGATATCTCCTCTTTCCCTGTCATATAGTTGATTCTATTATGTATGAAATAGACCCAGCGGATAAAGGAATCGCGGTTTGTCAAATAGGGTGTTACTGGATATTTATCTAAAATCTCACTAAATTTATTACCAATCTCGGTGGAAGGTATGAAAATGGGGAGGTTTTGTATGAAATCATAGTATTTCCTCTTTATGACATCGTTCGGATACATAGGATAGGTCATCGCAATCGTCATGAGGAAGAACCAATAATGCGGTCCCCACGTATTTGGGTCATAATGCATTATTATATGATAGAAAGGATATAAAATTATTTGTCATATAGACTTAGTTCTATGATAAAAGATTATAAACACGGGTCATGTAATAATTGTGGGAAATACGGGCATATGTTCTATCAATGTAAAATGCCGATTACAAGCATAGGTATCATCGTATTCCGCCGTAAAAGAGATCAAATACAATATTTGATGATAAGACGGAAAGATACTTTAGGATTTATCGAGTTTATTCGGGGTAAATATTCGATTTATAATAAAGAATATATCCTGAATCTGCTAAACGAAATGACGGTAGAAGAAAAGAAATGTTTGAGAACCAAGTCTTTCCACGACTTATGGAATGGCATATGGTCAAATATAGATAATATCCAATATAAGAACGAAGAATCCATTTCTTTCGATAAATATAATGCCCTTAAAAGCGGTATTATACAACAGAATGACCCCACCGAAGTCATATATACTCTAGATTCTCTATTGGACGAATGCGAGAACCGGTGGTCAGAACCCGAATGGGGGTTTCCCAAGGGAAAGCGGAATACGAACGAGAAAGACTACGACTGCGCCCTGCGCGAATTCTGCGAAGAAACGGGTTATAATAAGAAACATTTGAGATTAGTCGAGAACATAGCACCTTTCGAAGAGGTATTCATGGGATCGAATTATAAGTCCTATAAACATAAGTATTATTTGATGTTTATGGAGGAAGAAGTAGATGTAAATCATCTATATGACAATTTCGAAGTGAGTAAAATAGAATGGAAAACATACGAAGAATGTTTGACTTCCATAAGGGATTATAATTTAGAAAAGAAGCGGATTATTGAAAATGTACATCATACGCTTTTAGAGTACAGCATCATATAAAAGATATTATACCATTATATATAGAGTATATAATGGATATAAGTAATAAAAATACTAGGAAGAAAAGATGTAAAAATGGGGAACATAGAGACCCTAAAACGGGGGAATGTATACCCAAGACGGTAAAGGCCGTTCCTATACCTATTGAAGCCATTGAAGATAAAAGACCTATAGGACAAGAGAAAAATAATAAGACGAAATGTAAAAAAGGCCAGCGGTGGGATAATAAAACGAAAAGATGTTTGGAAATGACGAAAGAAATGCGGGAATATAAATTTATATTACGTAAAAATCAGAGATTGAGAAAGAAGGGTTTACCTGAAGAACCTTTACCTGCATATCCTATAAAGGATTATGCCACGCCCGTAGAAGGCGCACCATCCGAAAGTTCGCCGGTAGAGTCAAATAGAAATGATTCTTCTTTACCCGATGAACTATCTCCTATTGTAATACCCGAAACACCTACTCCATCTCCAGAACGGAAAGAGAGGGAGTCCGATGGGGAGTCACCCGAAGGCGAGTCAGAAGGTGAGGTCGAAGGGGAGTCCGAAGGGGAGGCACCCAAAGGCGAGTCCGAAGGGGAGTCCGAGAGTCAAATAGAAAATATTCTATATGACCCTACGGCTACACCATTGGCCAGAGAACTCGCTGAATATGAAGCGTCCAAGATACCCGATCCTTCGGGTCTTGACCTCTATCCCACAATAGACGACGCCGATTTTGCGAATAAAATCGCAGCCAGAAAAGAATTCGCCGAAACTAAATACGAAGGCGAGATACATCCTATAGAGAAATATGCCAACCAACTCTGTTCCGCCAAATTCGAACTCCTACCCCACCAAATGTTCGTCAAGAATTTCATGTCCTATCAGACACCTTATAACGGCCTCTTATTATACCACGGCCTGGGTTCTGGTAAAACTTGTAGTGCGATTGGTATCGCCGAAGAAATGCGGTCATATATGAAACAACTCGGTATTTCCAAGAAAATATTCGTCATCGCATCCCCCAATGTCCAAACCAATTTCCGCGCACAACTATTTGACCCCGATAAGTTAGTCGAGATAAACGGCGAATATCAATTCAATTCCTGTATTGGTAATTCGCTATTACAAGAAATCGATCCCACCCAACTTCGCGGCCTATCCAAAGACGATATTCAGCGTAATGTCTATCATATAATAAAATCGAATTATCAATTTATGGGATACGGCGAATTCGCCAATTTCATCGAGAACCAAATCACCAATACTGGAGAGGGTTTCACAGAAACAGAACAGAAGCAACGGCGTATACAAAATATCCGCGCGCATTTCAATAATCGGCTTATCATCATTGACGAGGTACATAATCTCCGTATAACAGAGGATAATACCGTCATAAATAAACGTATATCGGTTTTGATGAGCGAAATCGCAAAATATAGTAAGAATATGCGATTGCTTCTCCTATCGGCCACACCTATGTATAATAACTATAAGGAAATCATCTGGCTAACGAATCTGCTGAATTTGAACGACGGCCGCGCACCCATCGAAGTGGCCGATGTTTTCGATAAAGACGGTGAATGGGCACCCTCCAATAAAGCAACAGAAGAGGATGGCCGATCACTACTCGCCCGTAAACTCAATGGCTATGTATCCTACGTCCGAGGTGAGAACCCCTACGTATTCCCATATAGGATCTATCCCGCCACTTTCTCACCAGAACGCGTTCTCAATAAATATCCTATAAGACAAATGAATCAGAAGGAGATCGAAGAACCTATGAAGCATATTCCAGTCTATATGACAAATATCGGAGAATATCAGGCCCGGGGTTATAATGCGATCATCCAATATCTAATGAATCGTACATATGGGGATAGACAATTACCGAGTTTCGAGAACATGGAGTCTTTCGGATATTCCTATCTATTTGGTCCTATAGAATCATTGAATATGATATATCCAAACGACGCCATCAATCGAATTACGGAAGGTGGCGCCGAATTGGGGGAAGATGAAAGTTCTCGAATATACGGGAAAAATGGGCTACAAAGTATCATCGAATATAAGACGAATGTGAAACCCTACCCTCTGAAATACGATTTCGAATATCGGTCGAAAGTGGTCGCGAAATATGGGCGTGTATTCAGTCCTAATGAGATTGCGAAATATAGTAATAAAATCGCCCATATATGTGACTGTATTCGTAAAGCGAAGGGGATTGTTCTCATATATTCCCAGTTTATAGAGGGTGGGTGTATTCCAATGGCCCTCGCCTTAGAGGAAATGGGGTTCTCGCGATATGGAACGGCGGGGTATACTCGTAATCTATTCCGAAAGAGTCCTATAGAATCCATTGATTCGAGAACTTTGAAACCTAGGTCGCAAGTCGACCCCGTGGAATTCCGTCCTGCGAAATATGTTCTCATAACGGGGGATCAGAATTATTCCCCTAATAATGCCGCGGATATCAAATACGTCTCCGGCCGAAATAATGCGGACGGTTCCATGGTCAAAGTCATTATTATATCAAAGGCGGCGTCGGAGGGTCTCGATTTCAAATGTATCCGGCAGATCCATATTATGGACCCCTGGTATCATATGAACCGTATCGAACAGATTATAGGACGCGGGGTACGTAATTTGAGCCATTGTGCCCTCCCATTCGCCGAACGCAATGTAGAAATCTATATGCATGCGACCCAACTGGCCGACCCAGATGTCGAGGCCGCCGATCTCTATATGTATCGTATCGCGGAGAAGAAAACGGTTCAAATAGGGAAAGTCACCCGGGTTCTCAAAGAAATCGCAGCAGATTGCCATTTGAATTATTCCCAGACGAATTTCACAGTTGAGAACCTGGCACAACTAGACGAGAACCAGAATATCGAACTATCCCTCGCATCGGGGAAGAAGGTCATATATAAGATTGGTGATAAACCATTTACCGAGATATGCGACTATATGGATAATTGCGCATTTAAATGCGCCGTCCCCCCTACACCGAATCCCAAATTAATCGCCGATACGTATAATACGGGGTTCATGCAGAATAATATACAGAATATCGAACAGAGAATCCGCGAACTATTTCGAGAACAAACGGTCTATAAACGCGACCAATTAATCGCCGCCATCAATATCAGGAAGAAATATCCTATAGAACATATTTACTATGTGATTACGCAGTTGGACGATATCGTCGACCCCTATGGCCGTATGGGCAGTCTTATAAATAAGGGCGAATATTACGCCTTCCAACCGAGTGAAATCGCGGATGAAAATATATCTATATATGACCGTACCGTGCCCCTGGATTATAAACGAGAACATCTAGTCATGGAAATCGGAAAACGGCCGCAAAATAGAAATATCCTATCAATGAATAATAAAAATAGTCAAATAGAAAAGAATTACCAGGATATTATCAAGGATTTGAGAAAGAATATCGAGAACATGTATAGTAAAACCCTCGTTATAAGGGGGGGCGACGATGATTGGTTTAAAAATATCAACTATATGACAGATATATTATACGAAAATCATAATATAGGACCCCTCGATCTGAATAAATACGCCATACAACACTATTTAGATACGATTCCGGTACAAGATAAAATCGTCCTCCTGAAAGAATTATTCGACGGTCGAGAACATGAACTCGCAGAAGACGAGCGTATGATATACCAGTATATGGAGAAATTCATCGTACAATTCGGCGAGAACCGAATGGGTATATTTATGTCGGATGGGCAGAAAAATGCGATTTACGTAGGTCAAATAGAAAATAATGGAATAATCCTATGGGACAATGGTTCCGCCGATGACTATCTACATATACCCGACGATTTACGCGTAAACCCTGCGAATATATCGAATATATTCGGATTCATATCCCCCTATAAGACGGGCGAAATGGTATTTAAAATAAAGCAGAGGAATGCTAAGCGGAATAAAGTGGGTGTTAAATCCATAAACGCGGATTTACTTTTGATTATAAATAAAATAAACGAACTCGCTGGAAAATCCATCTATAATAAAAATCCGTTTAATAAAAAAGTGGGGATATGTATCCTATTAGAAATACTTATGCGAGAACATTTAGAAAAGCATGGGGATACGAAACCCATCGTATTCTTCCCCCCTGAATTAGCCATCATAAATAATATATATGAACTATAACCCCTACCCCTACCCTCTGAATGGTCATATAGAATATTTTCTATAATTATTCTATATCATTCTATATCACAATGCGTAAAAACGTGACGATAAAGAAATTCAAATCCCTCATGACGAAACCCGAACCCGCGAAAAAAGGGATCACTTTTTCCATTGAGAAAATAGATGATTCGAATAACTATATTATAAAGAAATACGTAAATGGTAAATTGAATAAACAAAAGGTTGTTTCCAATAAAAAATTAAAATATTTAGTTCAAAAACAAGTAAAGAAATTGAAGAATAAAACCGCGAAAAAAGGGGGAAAGGGAAAGGGAGATGGATTAAGAGAAGCGGAAAAAGTACAAAAAGTAGAAGTTCATGTTCAAGATAAAACTTTTGTGCAAAATATGAAAGAAGGGGCTGCATTTGGTTTAGGTTGGGAATTAATGGAGACAGCAATTGAGTCAATCTTTAATAGTGATTAGGGTATAAAATTGATGCAAAAAAATCATATAAAAGATAAAATATATCATCATATTAGTAAAGATGGACGTAATGAGAAAGAAACCCCAATTCCGTAATAATATCTATTTGAATTCCGTTCTAACAATAAAGGTCCATATGCCAATCGGTCATATAGGAAGTAATATTGAATCGAATTTGAAACATTTGATCGCGCATAAAATCGAGGGCCGTTGTATCGACGAGGGCTATGTCAAAAAGAATTCTATTCGTATCATGACATATTCTTCGGGGAAAGTAAACGGCGACCTAATCGAATTCCACGTGACATTCGAATGTATGATTTGCCATCCTATAGAAGGTATGATTGTGAATTGCCGGGTCAAAATGATAAGCAAGGCGGGAATACACGCCGAAGTCATTGATGATGAAGATACCGTTCCCGTGGTCATATTCATTGCCCGCGATCATAATATGGTGGATTCGAAATATAAGGAGACGAAAGAGAATTTCGAGAACCTGAAGAAAAACGAGAATCTCAATATTCAAGCGAGAATTATAGGAATCAGATTCGAATTAAACGATCCGAATATATGCGCAATAGGCCATATTATGCAAGATAGAGAAAACTAATACAAAAGAAGTCATATAAAAAAGTATAGTATATTCTTTTATATGACAGAATCTATAATAGATAAAGAAAAGATAAAAAGAGATATCGAGAACATGGATAAAAATCATCATATAGAAATTCTGAAAATCATACATAAAAGTTCGAATACGATTATAAACGAAAATAAAAGTGGGGTTTATATCAATCTCTCTTTTTTATCGGACGAAACTATACGGGAAATTCAGAAATACGTGGATCATGTCAAATACCAAGAAGAATTATTGATACCTATCGAATCCCAGAAAAAGACTCTGAAGAATACGTTTTATTCGAATGAAGAAGAAAACACGCCGTTATTTTCTGCTACCTCTATGGGCGATTCGTCGCACTCTTATAAGGAAGTCCCAATTGAATATATCACAAAACCTAATAAAGATAACAATGTATCTATATTTAGTTACGAATGACCTCAAAATACTTGAACGAATTATTTTATCATGAATCTGATTTTTCATTTGATAAAATAGAACCTTTTTTCTTTACATATCAAATGTGTAATAGTCTATCTGACACTACGGCGCCAGCCCATACCGAAAGTCATATAAAAGAAAATATCAATGACTTCCTACCCAAATGTGGGGACAGGGCGGCGAAGCCGCCCATAGAAAATATTCTATTGGATACTACGGCGCCACTCCATACAGCAAGTCATATAAAAGAAAATATAGAACATAAAAACGACATGTCACAAAAAGGTGGGGACAGGGCGCCCTTTGAGCCCAACCGCCCCGATAAATTATTCTGGGCCATTTTCACCCATGTATACGGCCGCGAAGAATATGATTCTATAGGACATTCCTACGGAAACCGCGCACTAGAAGAAAAGACCAAAATCGGAAGTCATATAAAGAAAAATACAGCAGCATTTAAAACCACAATGAACTATAAAATCACAAATGTGATGATACAAGAAATCCAATCCGAACTTATGACGATGCATTCGAAAACGAGTCATATAGAAATTATTGCTATGGCATTCTATTACGGGATCGATATCGTCCTATGTTTCGAGAATAATACCTATATGACATTCTCGGGATCAAACTCGGGTAATAGAAATGAAGGTGTAGACCCCCTTTGTATTATATATCCACGGGGGAATACATATAGGTTGGAAATGCAGCCAAATAGCCAATTGCTGGATAATATGTTCAAACACCATCATTATTTAAGGCCACTCAATGCAATATCCAACTATAAGACAGAAGAACTCTATGCGATTTGGCATAAATTGGGTATGCCACCTCTTACCGGGAAACCGAAAAAACAGGATATCTACCACGCAATCGTGGAGAATTTATCTAAAGTCTAAACGAATTGTCCCATAAAATTGATTAAATATAATATCACCGTACTATATATAATCACCATGAATACCGAAATGTCTAGACCCGATACGAAAGAAGATAAAAAAAAGGAAATGGCCAAACTACTCGATTTTTATTTAGAAGGTGGTAATCCTATGCTTTATTCTAGAGGGAAAAAAGAATTCGAAATCCGGTTCGGGTCAAATACAAGTGCTAGGTCACCCCTTTCGAAAATAGATTTCGATAATGTGATCAAGCAAATCAAAACCGCCGGATTCCGCACAGATAATGAAAAAGGCGTACATATGTTACGCGTACTTTTACGCCATGTGACGAATGAAGGCGCAATCGTTCAATCCAATGTCCGCGCGGAAATCCACGGTCTTGATCTTATAGAACAATATTGCGCACATAACAGTCTATTAAAACTCGCCGATAGTCCGGCAAATATCATGAAAGATAAAATATTCTTCACACAGAAGATCTCACCGAAAGGGACAGATGGTAAACCTATAAGACCCGTCGATTTCCACGATATGAATTTTCGCGTGGATTATAAGATAGAAAAAACGTTCAATATACGCGAGTCCGAATTCAACGATGAGACGAAATGGCAGAATTCGGAGAAGGCATTCCGTTATATTAAACGCTACCAATTCTACCACCCCGACTACCCCTTCTTCATCGATCTCAGTATAGTAAAATCGTCCAATAGAAAAGAGGGTAATCGTAATGAATACGTCCAGACATATACCATACAAGAATCCGGCGTATTTAATAATGTAGAAAAATACGAGATCGAAATCGAGATTAATAACCGCCGGGTCGGAACGGGAACGCCCTTCAATACCCCGGAATCGATCCTACATGAAATCCGTAAATGTAGCCGAATCATACTCAGCGGTATTCAGGGAACGAGTTATCCGATTTCGTTTACGGAACGCGACGTAGTCCTACAGTCATATATGAGATTATTACACGGGGATAAATATCAACCGAGAAAAGTCAAAGGTACGGATTTTATAGGACCCCAATCCAATACTCTTCAAATAGAGAATATCGCCGAAGTACAAGAAGGGTCAGATATGCCCAATATCCGCCAACATTATTCCGTCACGGAAAAGGCGGATGGAGATAGGCGTATGCTTTTCATCGACCCAGAGGGGAAAATCTATCTATTTGACATGACCATGAATGTCATATTCACCGGTTCCAAAACTAGCGATAAAGTCCTATTTAATAGTCTTATAGATGGAGAACATATCAAATTCGATAAATACGGGAAATCGATCAACTTATTTGCCGCATTCGATATTTACTATGTGAATGGGAAATCCGTGAGAGAAAAGGCCTTTATCCCGGAAAAAGAGGATGATCTATTACAGAATTTCCGCCTCCCCATTTTGAACGAAGTCATAGAGAAACTCAAAGTGAAATCGATCCTACCGGAAAATAATCCGATATGGAGAGAGTCGACGAATAAAAAAGGCGAAACATTTTGGATCGACCAAAGAAATGGCGTCTTATCAAAAACCCGTCCTATAATCAATCCGACCTGTGTACTCCGTGTACAATGTAAAGAGTTTTATGCATCCGCCGATATTTTCCAAGACTGTTCTACTATCCTTTCGAAAATAGACGATAAAGCCTTCGAATATAATACAGATGGTCTCATATTCACACCGACGAATATGGCTGTAGGTGGGTCAACAGTGGGCGTGGCCTCCAAACTATATAAGGCCGTATGGAAATACTCATTCAAATGGAAACCCGTGTCACATAATACGATTGATTTCTTAGTCACAACCGTGAAAGACGATACGGGGAAAGATAAAATCCACCATAGTTTCCAAGAAGGTCTTAATCTCCAAGGTTCTCAAAATATTGTCCAATATAAGACTCTCGTTCTCATGTGCGGATATAATAAGAAAAACGGGCTTATGAATCCATTCCACGATCTGATCCACGGTAAAATTCCGAATGAGGGGGAGTTCGATGGAGAAGAAGATGCATACGAGGCCGTACCATTTATTCCCACAAATCCATATGACGCAGAGGCCTGTCTTTGTAATATCGCATTACACGATAGTGGCAATGGATTCTATATGACAACGGAACCAGAAGAAGCCGATAAGACCAATCTAGACGATACTGGGTCGATAACACGGGATAATGGTCATATAGAAGATTTTGAAAGTGGTATCTCGACCAAGAAACACGGCGATATTTTCGAGGATATGATGATTGTCGAATTCCGATATGATAAGAAAGTGGTCGATCCTAAATGGCGTTGGAAACCGATCCGTGTCAGATATGATAAAACCAGCGAACTTTTACGCGGTATCCCTAATTATGGGAATGCATTCCACGTGGCGGATAATAACTGGCGGTCTATTCACCACGAGATTAGCCCGGAGATGTTGAAAACGGGGGAGAACATACCGGAGATTTCCATCGAATCCGATGCTTATTATAATAGAACATCCGGCGAAAGATTCACCGAGGCCATGCGTAATTTCCATAATCTATTTGTCAAACAGAAACTAATCAAGGGAGTGTCAAATAATAATGGTACGGATATGCTGATTGATTACGCAGTGGGTAAGGCGGGCGATCTATCGAAGTGGATACATTCCCATTTGAAATTCGTATTTGGAATAGACCTATCCCATGATAATATTCATAATACGAAAGACGGTGCATGTGCCCGGTATTTAAAAGCCTGTACGAAATATAAGAAATTACCTGCGGCCCTTTTCATCCAAGGTAATAGCGGATTCAATATCAGAGAAACGGGTGCCGCATTCCCGGGAGATAAAGATAGTAAAGAGAAGAAGATTGCGGAGGCCGTCTTCGGTAAAGGTCCTAAAGATGCCATGGTATTAGGCAAGGCGGTATATGATAGATATGCCGATGCGGAGAATGGGTTCCAAATCAGTTCGTGTCAATTCGCCCTCCATTATTTCTTCGAGAACCCCAAATTGCTACATGGGTTTCTCCGGAATTTGGCAGAATGTACGGCGATGAATGGTTATTTCATTGGTACGTGTTATGACGGCCGTACAGTATTCAATGTTCTCTCAAGGAAGAAGAAGGATGAGAGTTTCATCTTCAAAAAGATGGTCCGAGGTAGAGAACAGAGAATATGCGAAATCAAAAAGATGTATGACGAAACGGGATATCGGGACGACGAGACCTCGATAGGTTATCCTATATCGGTATATCAAGACTCGATCAATAATTATATCGTAGAATACTTGGTTAATTTCAACTATTTGACACAACTCCTGGAGGACTACGGCTTCAGTCTCATAACAAAAGAAGAGGCGAATCATATGAAACCGGATCCTCTTCCAAATGCGACGGGTATGTTCAGTGAACTCTTCGAGATGATGGAACAAGAAATCAAAGAGACGAATGGGAAATCGCGGGCCTATTATGGAAAGGCGGTCAATATGTCAGAGGAGGAGAAAGATATTTCCTTTATGAATCGCTATTTCATTTTTAGAAAAATGCGTACCGTGAATGCGGCTAAATTAGAGAAACACTTTCTAAGAAAACATAATTTCGACGATGAAGACGAAGAAGATAATCGGTATATTAGAGAGATGAAGGGTCAAATAGAAATATTGGAAAAAGAAGAGAAACCGATTAAGAAGCGGATTCGTAAAACGAAGGCGACTATTGCCTTGGAACCCGCCGAAAAACCCGTCGATAATATTGTATTTGAATTGGATATAGAGCCCGAGAGAACCGAGAAAAAGGAAGAAGTGAAAAAAGAAAAGAAACCCAGAAAACCGAGAGAGAAAAAACCATTGGAAGAAGGTCATATAGAAAAAGAAAAAAAGCCTAGGAAACCAAGGGCAAAGGGACGAGAGAAGAAGGAAGAAGAGAAGAAGGAACAAGAGAAGAAGGAACAAGAGAAGAAAGAGGAAAAATAATCATATAAATACAAAATCATATGATTTATATGTCATTCTATTTATTACCAAGATTACATAATAATTTTAAAAAAAACGTATATTTTTTATTGGAAAGTCCTATAGAAAAAATAGAACCAGTTATATCAAATTCCATGGCATCTTATTTATATGGCATAAAAGAGAATATCACATCCCGCGAAAAACAATGGGATACATATAAGAAATATACTAACCCATGTGAATATATCCATTCTATTATCCCCTATAAGAAACGTAGCGTATCGAAATATAAACCCCTCTCTCGTTCGTTCTCGAAAATGATTGAGATTACCAAAATATTCAATATGCTATTGGAAAAGGGTCCTATAAAATCATTCCACTTGGCCGAAGGCCCAGGGGGATTCATCGAAGCCCTCGCATGGCGCCGACAATGTCCGGATGATCAATATATTGGCATGACGCTTTTATATGATAAGAATGATTCGAATATCCCCGGATGGAAGAAGACCCAACAGGTTCTCAAAGAATACCCCAATATCTTTATAGAAAACGGCGCAGATGGGACGGGAAATATACTATCCGTCGAGAACTTGCGCCATTGTATAGATAAATATGGTCATTCGATCGATTATATTACAGGCGATGGCGGGTTTGATTTCTCCGGCGATTTCAATCGTCAAGAAGAATTCATCGCCCGGCTTTTATTCGGCCAAATCGTATATGCCATTCGTATGCAAAAACCGGGGGGTACATTCATCCTCAAGATATTCGATTCATTTATGCAACATACCATAGATGCGATTGCCTTTTTATCCGCGTCATATAAAAATGTTTATTTGACTAAACCGCAGACGAGCAGATATGCCAATTCGGAGAAATATTTGGTATGTATAGATTTCATTGGGAATACGGCGGTAGAGGATTCTATTCTATATGACCAGTTCGCCCGAATGTGCGATAACCCAGATGCGCCTATTTATCGGATGATTTCGAAACCCGTACCATATTATTTCATACAGAAATTAGAGGAATATAATGCGATATATGGCCAAAAACAGATACATAATATTAATTTTACTATTTCGATTATAGAGAATAAATTCAAACAAGATAAAATAGACGAATTGATTAAAACGAATATACAGAAATCGGTGGATTGGTGTATCAAATATGATATTCCTTATTATTCGATGAATAATATGAATATGTTTTTGGTATAAAGTCACGCCTATTTGTATAATAAATATTCCAGCGGGGTTTCGTTTTTGTCCAATAGAATAGATTGTCCTATTTTATTCACATAGATATTATAAACGGATTCGCTAAAAAGTCTCAAATAAACAAAATATATCAAGAATAGCGTAAATGTCACATAGATATCATTCGGTAGATTCATTCTATATGGTTGTAATAAATATAACGGAATGATTTTGAGAACCAGAATACTGATTACATATTTCGCAATAATATACCAGTTCGCATTTTTTACAAATATATAACATAAAACGCATAGGTTCTCAAAAAGGGCACATAGGAGGGCGAATTTGGGATTACCATATTTGATAAAATGTTCTACTGTTTTACTCTTTTTCAGAAAATTTACTCTAATATAATATATTAAAAACCATGCGATTAACCAATAGGAAAAAATGTAATCCGCACGAATCATCATATCATATAGTGATATTTTTATCTATTTTATAGTGTCATATAAAAATTATTCTATATGACATAAGAGAACCTATTTATGACAATTCGATTTATCTGAAATACATACGACTTTCCCATTACTCACGTAAGGATATTTCGTATCTGGATACCCCAATTGTACTTTTACTGTATATGGGTTCTCAGAAACGCCATATGCCATAGCATTCGCCGTCGAAGTTCCTATATATTTTATCATATTATTCGCGGTGGTCGTAAGTGCGTTATATTTTTTACGTAGGATTGCCGCACTCGATGATACTGCGCCTTGTTGGGCGAATTTAGAATTACTTGGCTTATAGTTAACTCTCGCATAATTCGGATTTAATAAATGATTGGTATTTGATGCTGATTGCTTATTCCTTATATTTGTATCGGTTGGTAATTGATTATAATTTCCCGCGGTGAAACCGATTACTTGTTGAATACCCGTTTGTGGAATTATAAAATATGGCATGTTTTGCGAAAAATTATAAGATGATAACGCTGTATTGGTTAATTTATCCGTATAAGCAGAATAGTCACTTACATTCGCATTCGTGGATTGTAGCAAAATCAAATTATTTATATTATCATATGCGATGGTTAATAATTGGGCAATCTGTTTATTCGCGATATTTATCAAATAGGTATTATTTTGATATAGTTGTCCATTGAATGCAGATACGAATGAATTGAAGTTATATGACCCAGGTGGGATAGTGATTGTTTGGGTAGTACCATTGATCCATACATATTTGAAAGAATCATTTATTCCTTTATTAATAATCACACTATCGCAATAACTGATACCTCCCGCCGAATATATATTCGTAGCTGCGGCACCTGGACCCGGTGTAAGCGATGGGTTTCCCTGTCTCAAATAGGCATATTCATTCGTAGAATATGAAAGATTCCGACTAATCAAATATTGGGCCGTATTTGTACAATAAGAGGCATTATTCTTAGTAGGATTATAAACCCGTTTTATCATACCCGCACTCCTTACGCGCTTTCTCGCATTACATGCCTGATCCGTTATACATATTTGATTATTACATACTGTCTTACACATACCCGGTAATTCAGTAGTATTATTCGGGATTTTGAGATCGACCGTATCACATATACCGACGGGGTTGGCGATTTTCGAGGAGACCACTGTCGACCCCGGCATATTCAAATAATCGATTTTATTGGAAATACGCCGATTACTTATGAAAACCGGATTGGTCTTAATACCAGGATTAATTCCGCCGTATATACCAAGTTCTCGACGATAGATTTTCAGAGGCTGTGGCATACGTAATTGACGCGGGGTCAATGTCTTGGCATTATTTTGATTCTGTTGAATAGCGCTAGATATTTGGGTAAAAGTACGGCCCTTCCACGGAAAATACGTATTTGTCATATAGAAAATATTTGCATATGGGTTAAAAGCACGTGACATATATTATCTTGTTATACTAAAATCTTATAATAAAATATGATAAATAACATAAATAGATTTCCTATATTTGAATAGAGTTTATATGAATATTATTATACCTTATACAAAATTCGAAACGGATTATATCTTCTTTATCGAGAAAAAGTCTTTTCGAAAACCCATTAACTCCGATATTATAGAAAATGATAAATGGTATAATACAAATAAAATGACTACTGGGAATTATACTAAAATCATGTATTCTACTAAATATTTTTCTATGAATGGGGTTTATTTATCATTTCCAATAATAATTTCGACCATAAATAAAACCCATATTAATATTTCTCTATCTGACCTATCCGATGATTTTTTATATGCGATGAAGAATATAGAATCAGAATGCCTCGCATTTTATGCGGATTTCTATGAAATAAATAAACGCCCCGTATATCACTTATGGAATCAATTGATGAGTGGTTCTATAAAGTATTATCGCGAGAACCATGGTTCTCAACTCTATCTCAAAATTTCGGGGATATGGGATACCGAAATCGAATACGGAATTACTTATAAAATAATTATGGCATAAAGTCATATAGATCGGATTCTATATAATCCTTCTATATGACCTGTATACCGAAAATATTACATCAGATATGGATCGGTCCATTGGCCGCACCCTCCAATCTCATGGCGACGTGGCGCGAAAAACACCCCGATTTCGAATATATTTTATGGAACGAGGCGGAGATAGAGAAACGGGGGCTCCTACTCGAATGCGAGAAACAAATAGAAATCATGGGGGAAATCAATGGGAAGGCGGATATTATCCGATGGGAGATTCTCTATAAATATGGGGGCTATTTCGTAGATGCGGATTCGATTTGTATAGAACCTTTCGATGCCTTTTTCGAGAACCAGACCGCATTCGCCACTTTCGAGAACGAGACGGTACGTAAGGGGTTAGTCGCCACTGGTACCATGGGTTTCGTACCCGGGCATCCTATATGCAGGGATATTATCGACTGGATAAAGACCCCGGAGGCCGAAGAAACAATCCGTAATTATCGGGCTTGGTATAGCGTGGGTCCTGCGCTTCTCACGAAAATGCTGGAAACGAAGAAATATCGCGATGTGGCGATTTACCCGAGTTATTGCTTCCTACCGAACCATTTCACGGGGCCTAAATACGATGGACATAAGAAAGTCTATGGTTATCAAGAGTGGGGTACTGCCAAACAATCCTATGAGACCATGAACCAAGTCGTCCTTCCGCCCGAATTTCGAGAACCTGAACTATGGATTTCCGTACTGATTACGAGTTATAATACGAATCCCTTTTTCGTAAGGGAATGCTTACAATCTATTCGGAACCAGAAGGGATATTTCGGTATCGAGGTCGTATGGATAAACGATGGGTCAAATAGGGATTGTACTATTGGACTAGAACGCGAATTGGACGATTTCCGGCAGAATACCCGATTTTGTAGGGTCATATATAAACATTTACCAGAGAACCGTAGGACGGCCTATGCATGTAATCGGGGTCTGGAATTATGTACTTGCGAACTGGTTTTCAAGATGGATTCGGATGATATTATGCTTCCGCAAAGAATGCAAAGTCAAATAGACTATATGACAAAGAACCCGGGGGTAGTCTGTTGTGGCGCGAATTTACGTATGTTCTCGAATCCAGATATTGAGAACCTGGCGGTTAAGACATTTGGGAGAACGACCAGTCACCAAGCGAAGATGACATGGGATGAATTATATAGGACAAAGTCGGATTGGTATATCAATCATCCGACTTTATGCTATCGTAAATCGAAAATATTGGAAGTGGGGGGGTATGACGAGACAGATAGGAGATTGGATATTACACACGAGGATTATGAATTGATGGCGAGGTTACTTAGGAAATATGGAGAACTTCATAATATGCCGGATGTTTTATTGTTATATAGAATACACCCGGATCAATTGACGCATGGTTTACAGTCGTTTTCCGAAGAAAACGTTAAACTGAGAGAGGACATAATCTGCAGGGCAGGGGAACCTCCCGGCGGTAGTGTCAGTGTGCCCCATTCGGGGCACATCGACATAGGTTCCCCCCGCGCCCCCCTCCCTTGCAAGGGAACCTACGGTTCCCCCCGCGCCCCCCTCCCTTGCAAGGGAACCTACGGTTCCCCCCGCGCCCCCCTCCCT